CTCCTCGTTCTTCTTCTTCTCGCTCATGAGCTGGTTCAGCGTGTCCTCCATGTACTCCACGCGCCCGGTCTTGTAGGCCTCGGGATGGAACGGCACCCACAGCCCCACCGGGCCCACAAACACGTCGTGGTTCGGGTCCACCTCGCGCAGCATCTTGCAGCGCAGCTCGGCCTCCTTCTGCGAGGGAAACACGCCGCGCACTTTGAGGCCGCGCACCGACGTCTGGAACTCGTGCTTGGCGCCGAACTCCTCGTCCAGCCGCTCCTCGTTCAGGTCCAGGAACGACTTGTAGTCGTCCACAATGTCGGTCTTTGCGATCAGCTCCCGCTCGGACTCCTTGAACTGCTGGAAGTCCTCGGTCAGCTTGTCAAACTTGACGCCGTACTTGTAGGACACGAAATTCAGGAACTGCAGGAACTTGTCGGTGGATTTGTGGATGTCCCAGTGCTGCACGAACGCTTGGAAGAAGAAGTGCTCGCGCTGCTTGATGATGTGCTCCGGGGAAATGAACGACAGGCATGCGAACTTTTGGCCCGCAATGGGCTTGTCCTCGTCCAGCAGGTCCACGTATTTAGGGTTCACGGTGCCGTCGGGCAGCTTCTGCAGCGTCACGCCTCTGATGTTGTCGTCAGTCATTGGTTTGGTTCGTTTATGAATGATGTGTGCAACGTGTTTAATATTTCAGTTTTGATTTTAAGCCATTTTTAAACAAATGTATTAAAATGTGATGCCGATATTCAAAACATAAACGCAATGAAAATTATTTATTTTTTTCTTATTGCATTATATAATCAACAACAATTCACACAATTCAAATGATCGGCGGTGTTCTGGATTTAGGCGAGTTGGTGAAACGCGCCATTAAATACTTGGTGGAAGGTGCGCTGGTCGCCCTTGCCGCTTACGCCATCCCCCAGCGCAAGCTGAACCTGGATGAGATCGGCCTGATTGCCCTGGTTGCTGCGGCCACCTTTAGCATTTTGGACACCTACGTGCCCACCCTGGCCGTGTCTGCCCGCAGCGGCGCTGGCTTCGGTATCGGTGCCAACCTCGTCGGCTTCCCCGGCAACGTGCTCAAGGTTTAAGGTGTTTTAACATGTAGAAGAAGAGAGAAATTCTCTCCAACACAATAAATATAAACTAAAAATATAATGCAATTTCATAGAAGATATAATTTCATTATATAACATGTCAACTGATGACGAGATTCTTGCTTTGACGGGACTGCCCGCGCGAACACGCTCAGAAGAAATTGCCATGGCAATGAACAATTTTTTGAATAACAATTACAACAAGTTTGAAGAATTTGAAGTGAGAGATTCAGAAGCATCGGTGTGGATGTTGATGAATGAACCGTTGGTTGTAAGTGCAAATATGAACCTTAATACACGAGAAACGCTCATTGATATATTGCATCAACAGATCATTTATGGAGAAAAAGAAATTCAAATGGGCGCCACAAAAAGACCCATTCAAGAAATGAAACGATTGAAATCCATTTTAGAAGAACGCATAAATAAAACAAATAAGGCAATCGGTTATTTGCATTCAAATAGCCAAAATGTCAATGAGTTGATTCAGAAATACTCATTATTGCAACTTGTTGAATTGGAGCAAATGTTGCGTCACAATCTTTTACGCAAACGTTATCCACCCGACATGATTCCATTTGTCACTAATTTATTATCACGATTAAAACTGGAGATACAGGCAAAAATAATAGACGTCGCAGTAGAAGGACGAAAAAGTGAAGGTGGTTTTAAGCGAAACGCAAATACATCTAGGAAGTCCCGGAAGTCCCGGAAGACGAAGACTAGGAGACACTAAACTAAAATATGCGCATTACATTATATAATACAATTTATTACACAATGCCACTATACTGGAAAGCTGCAGAACATAATTTGCGACAGCAAACATACATGCAATGCCGGGACACCAAATGCACTCCCAATAAAGTAATGGAAAAGGAACGCGCGGCTTACATGCAAACACTGAAACGCAAGTGTTCGCTGGCAAAGAATCCATCCAATCAAGCCATTCAGGCTCACACTGCATGCGCAACGAAGCATTACAATGGGTCGCGTTTAAAACCGATGGACGCTAAACAGGCCAAGTGCTTGAAAAAGAACTGCGACCATTTGATTCGGGGTGGGGGAAATAAGCGCACCATGCGAAAGAAATCCAAACGGGTTAATAAGGGGGTTTAAGGGGGGACGCATGTCCCCCTTTTTAGATGGTTGGGATGAATTCCCAGTTCAGTTCCTCGCACATTTTTTTCCAGATTTCGTCCTGTTCAATGCGCTTCTCTCGGTCCTTCAGCATGGGAAAGTAGGACAGAAATTCGCGCTGGTCCAGCAGCTCGCACAGTTTGTACACCGTGTAGTAATAATTGAGGAAGTTGACGCGGTCTTGCGGGCAGAATTTGGCGTACGGCCCCTGAATTTCCATGAACAGGTTGCACAGCGTTTCCTCCAGTTCGGGCGACATGACGGGCGGTTTGATGCCGAGCTTCTCCTTGATGAACGGGATGTGCTCGTAGTACTTGTTGTACCCCAGCTTCTTCAGAATCTCTTTGGCCTTTTTGTCGGTGAGTTGCGTGTGCAAATCAATTCTCTCCTTTTTGATCTGGTGCTTTATGTTTTCCAGCACGTCGGGCGGGATCTGCGTGGTCTCCTTGGCCTGGAACTGCGCCAGAATCTCCTTGAAGTGGTTGATGCGCTTGTAAGCGTAAAAACACGCCTCCTTGGGCGGTTCTTTGTAAGACGGTTTCTCGTTCTCCACCAGGTAGCTCACGTGGATGGAGCAGTGGTTGCACACCATGATGCCTTCATTTTCCACCGGGATCATTTCGCCGGCGTGGCAGTAACGGCACACGTCGGTCTGAAACACATACTTGCTAATATCAATGTAAGACGGATCCAGATTGGTCAAATACCGCTGCACGTTGTTTTTATTCATGCGCTTCAGCTCGTCTTCTTTGGATGGCTCGCCATTCACGCGAAAAAAATCATTCAGGATTTTGGTCTTGTTGTTCCCGTTGCATATCTGCTGCTTGTTTTCAAAGTAATCAAATATGATTTCGTTATTGTCCAAGTAGTAGTTTTTGCACTCCTGCTGGTGCTCGCGGATGACAGACCGCAGTTCATCAATCCGTTCCTGCAATTCAATCGCATTGATTGGATTATTTGCAAGCAGCTGTTGTTTCAAAATCCGCTTTTCTTTTATCAGTCGGGGAATGGTTTCGGACTTCAGTTTCGCAATTTTGGTTTGATGCTCTCGGTGCTTGCTGTCCAGCGTGACGATGCTCTTTTCATCCAGCACGATTTTCTTATTCGTTTTGTGCTTGAAGGAATTATTGGGTGGGGACATGATGACGCAAATAAAATCAAAAAGGGTTAGGATCAATAAACACAATGCAACTTATATATTTAATACATTATTTATCGTAATAGTAATCAAATTATTTGGAATTGGGTGAAATTTTTTATCAATATTGTGCATAACACATTGCAACTAAACCAACCACCTACTTCAAAATGACAACAAAAGTCACGGATGTGGCCTACAAAATATTCGGAGGTCGTAAACGCAAGTCCTGACGCGGTGGTTTTCCCATGGAGACCATTGAGACCAACTACAACGTTCTCCGTGTCCCAGCGTAAGGTTAATCACATATTATTTATTATTTTATAATAATATTTAGGAAATCACACCGCCGGAATGACAGAGCTTCTGTGCCAATCTGCATTGTCAGAACATGACCTGGCACAAATGTCCTTTTTTTTCAAACATTTAGAACAAAAATGGAGCATAAAAAAACGCAATAATGTGTACATTTTGCACAATGTGGATGGTTCCAAATGCACGTACACCCCCGAATATTTAGAGAAAGCATTGGCGTTGGGCCACAAGGACGCCGCAGAAATGAATGAACTTAAGAGAATGCAGCTGCTCATTTTTTTGCACAATGCACTGGAGGGCGGATGGAAAATTAAGAAACAGTCGGCATCAACTTCAAATTCAAATTCATCTGCATTTGGGTTTGGGTACGTGTTTGTCAAGAAACACAATGGGCAATATAAAATGTATGAAGATGATGAATATTTGACCCATTTCATGAAAAATAACCTTAGTTTGGAGTGACATGCACGGTGCACCACGGCACACGTATGAATGTATTAAACTAATCAATGTGCAAATGGCAATGGCAAAATGCGCAATTTAAGTTTAATTCATTTGTTTTCCCGATTTTTTTTTCTTTAGGCATATTATAACCACAACAACAACAAAATGGGAGGAGGATTAATGCAACTTGTCGCCTATGGCGCCCAAGACGTTTACTTGACTGGTAACCCCCAGATTACCTTCTGGAAGGTGTCCTACAAACGCCACACCAACTTTGCCATGGAGTCCATTGAGCAGACTTTTAACGGCCAGGCTGACTTCGGTCGCCGTGTCACTTGCACCATTTCCCGCAACGGTGATTTGGCTTACCGCACCTACCTGCAGGTCACTCTCCCCGAGATCAACCAGCAGATGAAGGGCTCATCTCAGGACGGTGTTTATGCCCGTTGGCTTGACTTCCCCGGTGAGCAGATCGTCTCTCAGGTGGAGGTTGAGATCGGTGGCCAGCGCATTGATCGCCAGTACGGTGATTGGATGCACATCTGGAATCAGCTCACCCTGACCGTGGACCAGCGCAACGGCTACTTTGCCATGATCGGCAACACCACCCAGCTCACTTACATTACCGACCCCTCTTTTAATGATGTTGATGGCCCCTGCCAGGCCACCGCCCCTCGCCAGGTTTGCGCTCCCCGTAACGCCCTCCCCGAGACCACCCTCTATGTTCCCTTCCAGTTCTGGTACTGCCGCAACCCCGGCCTTGCCCTCCCCCTCATCGCCCTCCAGTACCACGAGGTCAAGATCAACCTGGACATCCGTCCCATTGACGAGTGCTTGTGGGCGGTTGGCTCCCTCCAGTGCGCCACTTCCGCCAAGGGCGGCAAGGTCGTCACCGCGTACAACCAGTCCCTCGTTGCCGCCTCCCTCTACGTTGACTACGTCTTCCTGGACACCGACGAGCGCAGGCGCATGGCCCAGAACCCCCACGAGTACCTCATCGAGCAGCTCCAGTTCACCGGTGACGAGTCCGTCGGTTCCTCCTCCAACAAGATCAAGCTCAACTTCAACCACCCCGTGAAGGAGCTCATCTGGATCGTCCAGCCCGACAGCAACGTTGACTACTGCTCCTCCCTGGAGTGCGGTCAGCTCCTCTACAACCTCCTCGGTGCCCAGCCCTTCAACTACACCGATGCCGTGGATGCCCTTCCCAACGCCATCCACGCCTTCGGCGGCAAGGAGGCCACCGCCCTCACCTCCCAGTCCTTCATCAACGACAACATGTTCAATGATGCGGGTGCGGTTGACTTCTCTGGCCCCGGCTGGTGGAACGGCGCCGTTAGCTCCACTGGCAACCCCGTCAACCCCGTTTGGTACTCTGCTTCCAACATGGCCGGCGACGGCGGTCCCAACGCCCCTTACTACTACGGCACTCAGCAGTCCCCCGGCTACCTTGAGAACTCCGGCGTCTCCGATGCCGGCGCCTTCGTCCTCGCCGAGACCGCCCTCCTCCTCCACTGCTGGGGCAACAACCCCGTCGTCACCGCCAAGCTCCAGCTCAACGGCCAGGACCGCTTCTCTGAGCGTGAAGGCTCCTACTTCGACACCGTGCAGCCCTACCAGCACCACACCGCTACCCCCAACACCGGTATCAACGTGTACTCGTTTGCCCTTCGCCCCGAAGAGCACCAACCCAGCGGCAGTTGCAACTTCTCTCGCATTGACAACGCTACTCTTCAGCTTGTTCTCTCCAACGCCACTGTTGAGGGTGTCAAGACTGCCAAGGTTCGCGTCTATGCTACCAACTACAACGTTCTCCGTGTCATGAGCGGCATGGGAGGCCTTGAAGCTGCATGCTTAGCACTGATGATGATCGTGCTGGCTGTGAACAAGGGCCAAAAAGCAGTATGCCATGGTAAAGTGAGCTCTTACCTTGGAAAACCATTTATGTCCTCACCATCATCTGCATTGATGATATGACTAACTGCTAGTGATTCCGACTTGTTGCCGTCGGAGTTGCAACACATCTTGTTGTTCGGGAAACCCCTTAGAGCCTTTTCTACCAAGCTCATCTCCGAAAGGAATGAGTGGCCAAGAGTAATGAACTTGGGTACGGTAATAATGAAAAGGATTGGGCAATCCGCATGCTCACTACCTAAAGACGAAAGTAATATGCTAGTCAACGGTAGGGCGTCAGAGACTGAACGGATGTGGGTCGTTAATGAAGGTTTAAGCAACCTGAAACGGCTTAAGATACAGTCCTCCCTCTAGGGAAACTTAGGGGAATAAGAGTGCTTACAGCAATTAAATTGCATGGCGCTTCACAAAATATAAAAAATCATTTCATGTTATTTATTTGATAATATGAACACGAATCAAGTGTGTCAAAGAACACCCTTTTAACTATAATCAAATGGAAACGACTACCCTTTCATGTAATCGGTGTTGTAAAATATTAATTAAACAATAATGTTGACACCACCGTTTTTGATGTTTTCGTGATGTCAATAATGTTGACACCACCGTTTTTGATGTTTTCGTGATGTCAATGTTAAATAATATGAAAAAAATTGATTTAATTTTAATTTTAAGCATCCATTATCATTAACCATGTCTACTCTTATTATGCCTCCTTTCCAACAGTTGGATGCAATCATTCGTGCAAACCATGCATCATTGTCCGTGGAATTCATTCCAGGACACACAAAAACAATGGGTCGTCATTCCAATGTCATGAAAAACCCGTTGTGGAAAATAAAAATGGATAATGGTGATACCAAAATCTTGATGCAATGCGAACCTAATGACACATTGTGCACATTGTGCGAATCATCCTATCAAAAAATCATTGAACATGAACAACTGCACAATGATTTCAAAAAAATAACTTGGTATAAATTGACGAACGGATACATTTCATCTAGTTGTTTGAATTTACACATTCATCAGGTGATAACCGATTGTCATGGAAATGGAAAAGGAACATCAACCATTAGTGTGGATCACATAAACCGCGACCCTTTGGACAATCGTCTTTGCAACTTGCGCGTTGCTACTTTCCATGAACAACATCAAAATGCAAAGGGAATGATCACGGGCACAAAACGAAATCGCAAATGCAATGCAAAACAGCTGCCGGATGGAATTGAACAATCCATGTTGCGCAAGTATGTCGTGTATTACTCAGAAATATATGACCAAAAATCGGGAAAGATGCGGGAATTCTTCAAGGTGGAAAAACATCCCAAATTGCAAAAGCCGTGGATGTCAAGCAAATCATGCAAAACATCAACTCTAGAAAAACTTGAACAGGCAAACACCGTCGTGGACAATCTTGAAAATGATATTTATCCAAGCGACTCTGAAGACACCACAGTTTTGCCCAAATGTATTTACATTTCAGAGTTTAGAAGTAAACCACATCTAGTGTTTGACATGCGCAAAGATGGCAGCGACAAACGGTTGTCGTTGAAGATGGTTCTCCCATCCGAATACATTTTACAAGATGAGTTGGAACGATTCCGAGAGAAAATAACTGCAAAATATGGCGATGGAATAATATGAAATAATTAATGGTTGCATTGAGTGGAAAACCCTATTTTTATTGATATTGCTGATACTTGTTTACAAAACAATATAAAGATAAGGGTGTAAATGCATCATATTACACCCTTCGTATCATGGACATTATAAGGGCATTTACCACAAACAGTTTGCATACGGAAATCGTTATAAAAGGCACGGTTGAGAACCCGTTGTTTCGCGCAAGCGATGTTGCATTGATTCTTGAAATAAGCAACATAAGAGCATCCATCAAAGATTTCAATGATTCTGAAAAGGTAGTGCAGACCATGACAACTCCTGGCGGACCTCAAAAGGTTTTGTTCCTCACCCGAACGGGGTTGTTTAGGTTGTTGTTCCGTTCAAAAAACCCAATTGCACTCCAGGTTCAATATTGGGCATGCGATGTCGTAAAAGAACTTCAAATAAATCAGCGCAAGAAGAATGATATGATGAAACTGCAAGAATCCATAGAATCTGAAAATTCATCATTGAACCAAAGACATGCGCCCAATGATGAGCTTATGCAAATGGAACTTGAGAATGAAAAATTGAAATCAGTGCTTGAAACAAATGAACTCATTCAAGAGTTGATTAAGACGGTGCAACAACAATCATGTCAAATAAATAGACTTGAAAAAACGGTTCATGCTTTGTGCGAAAAAATCAATACAATAGATCCATTTTCAAAGAAGCAGGCAGCAAACTAAAATGCATATTATTTCGTTTTCAATTTCTCAGTAATTGCAGAATGAATTCTTCCAATCAATTCAAACACGTTGAACTGCGGGTCAAATGGGTTAAACCGAATAAATTCGCAATTTAATTTTTGTTTTAATCTAGTTTCTCTCATTTCATCCTTTGTTTTATTTGATTCACTCATGTGGTGCAATTCGTCGCATTCAACTGCTATTTTGTGATCTATGAAATATAAATCAATTCTATATTTGTCGCATGCGAATTGTCTATAAACATTTTCAGATCGGAATACAGACAATATGTTTGTTGTAATATCCAATTCAATGCATGGAAACCATTTTCTTGTAATTTCCATGCCCAACAATTCAGTCATTTTCATTGATTCGCTGCTCCTTGATGCAGATAGTAATTTTTCCAATCCTTTGTGCGTCAAATGACAAACAAGCTGATTTCCACCTTTGGTTGGCGTTTGTTGACAACATTTTTCACTGAAATCATAGGTTCGCGTTATTGAACGAATGTTTATTAACTTCAATGCATTTGCAATGTCATTTGCTCTATATAATGCATATGGTTCGGTCTCTTGCAACACTGCATTCACATTGGAGTAATGCGTCTTGATGCGCAAAGCACATTCATGTTGATGTTCCATTGTTGAATATTCACATGTAAACTATTTTTAATATGTAAATTCAATTTTATTAAATATTTTGCAAATAAGATTCATCAATGCGATTTGCAAAATGTTGTTGTGAGAGAATTTGAGTGCAAATACGATTGCATGAAAGCACTTTCAATGAGCGACAAAACATTGACGAAGGCACTCACGAAGGGGATTCAATACAATGGACACCTTTTCAAAGAGGCCGGAAGCAAACTAAAAATAGGGGAACCGAATGTTCCCCTAACCCCTCCTAATGAATAAGGGGGCAAAGCCAAAAACGCAGCCAAATGATACTTACTGCCATGTGCCTTAAACCCATCCCCCACCCCCAAATGAAGGGTTGCCTGCACCGTTGGGGGGGTGTGGGGGGCGCTTGTCGCCCCCCAGTTCATGATAATTTGATCACACGTTTTCCCTCGGATGATTCAGACGAGGCAGACGATGATTCGGCGGGTTTGACTTCTGGCGCAACGTCCAGTATTGACACCGATGCAGACTCGGTGACAGTGGGGGGATGCAATTGCGCTTCAATTAATTCGGCGGCATTGGCGCCAGTTGCACTGGTTGGCTGTGTTGGTTGCATTGACATCATTGTGGGTTGCATCATAGGTTGTGGCATCATCATCATGGGATGTGGCATCATCATCATGGGTTGCATCATGGGCTGTTGCATTTGAACCATGGGTTGTTGCATCATTTGTTGTTGTTGGAGATTACCGCCACCTTGTTGCATTTGCAACGGCGACGTTGGCTCATACATTGGCGTGTAAGCTGGCGACGATGGCGTGTAAACTGGCGACGATGGCGTGTAAGCTGGCGACGATGGCGTGTAAGCTGGCGACGATGGCGTGTAAGCTGGCGACGATGGCGTGTAAGCTGGCGACGATGGTGCATACATCGGTGATGTGGGCAACATCAGCTCTGGAACCGACGCCGCGCCCGCTTCGCTCATGGCTTGTTCGTCCCGAATGTCCTGGACCGCCAGCGCAAAATTGTTGGCATACGGCATGCGTTTCAGCAGGTCAACCACCGCCTCCGCCTTGATCGGCACTCCGTCATTGTAATACAGCATTTGCGCGTTCCAGCCCTCGGGATGCTCCGTCGGGTATTTGCCCCCGTGCTGCTGCACCGACCACATCTGCGTCGGCGCCCCCTTCTCGTCGCGAATCAGCGACTGGTAAATTTCTCCGCCATTGGCCTCAAAATTCACAAAGTGCCAGCCCAGCGACTCGGCTTTTTCTGCCCCTTGTTCCTCTTCTTCCGCGCCTTCGTTAGCCCCTTCCTTGGCAGGGCGTAGCGCCGGGCGGTTGTCCGCCTTGGGCGACACGGGCACGATCGGGATCTTTGCACCCACGGCCGCCTTGTTCTCCCGAATCAGGTTGTCGGCACCTCCCAGGTTCAGCGTCAGAGTGGAAAACGACATGGACGCGATTTGGTCAATGTTGTCCTCCGTCAGCACGCGCATTTGCACGTTCATGGCCTGCAGCTCCTGCATGAGGAGCTTGAACGCGTACGGCACGCGCACCACGCTGAAGCTGCGCCCGAACCGCGTCAGCTTCTCAACATTGAGCGCCTGGTTGTCGGCCGACGTCAGCGTGTCGGCAAACTGGATGGGGCCGTCCGCCATCGGGCTCATGAACAGGTTCTGCGCGGGGTTGTAAATGGCAATCATGCCCGACTTGTTGCACACCGCCATGTAGTACTCGTCGCCGCGCTCCAGCATGGACTGCCGCAAGAAGTACGCCGCCCCGTGCGCAATCACGCCGTCGCGCTCCATTTCACCGATGCGCAGGCCGCCGTCGTTGGCGCGACCCTGCACTGTTTGCCGCGTTAACACAGTGCGCGGTCCTCGCGTCCGGTAATTGATCTTGTCCTTCACCATGTGCTTGAGACGCATGTAGTACGTGGGTCCCATGAAAATCTGGCTCTCCATGCGCTCGCCGGTCATGCCGTTATACAGAAACTGGGTGCCGCTGTTGTGGTAGCCCAGCTCGGTCAGCATCTTGCCGAACACCTGGTGCTTGGACCCGTGGTTGACGAACGCGGTGCAGTCGCCGAACCCCCCCTGCAGCACGCACGCCTTCCCCATCAGCGTCTCCACCAGCTGCCCGATCGTCATGCGCGTGGGCAGCGCGTGCGGATTGATGATGAGGTCCGGGCGAATGCCGTCTTCCGCAAACGGCATGTCCTCTTCCGGGATAATCAGCCCCACCGTTCCCTTCTGCCCGGCGCGCGAGCAGAATTTGTCGCCAATGCCCGGCACGCGCTCTTCGCGAATGCGCACCTTCGCCAGCCGCTTGCCCGACGCTTCGTCCGTGATGAACGTGCAATCCACCACACCCAGCTGCCCCTTCTTCGGAAACACGCTGTCGTCTTCCATTTGCGGCTCATCCGCGCTCCCGCTGCCGCTTATGCCCCCGATCCATTGTTCCGTCACGCGACCGATCACCGCCTTCTTGTCGTCCATTTCCGTGTTCTCCGCAATTAAGCCGAAGCGGTCCAACGCGCTGTAATCGCCGCCGGGTTTCAGGCCGCGCACGGTCGGTTGCGCCTGCACGTTGCAAATGCGTTTTTCATACGTGCGCTCCTCCTCTTCGCGCGTCTCGTACATGTTGTAATACGTGGTGCGAAACAGGCCGCGCTTGAGCGAGCCCTCGTTGAAGAGGATGGAGTCCTCCACGTTGTAGCCGTTGTAGCACATGATGGCCACGATGGCGTTCTCGCCGTAGGGGTGCTGCTCATTGTTGATGTATTTCATGTAGCGGCTTTTTATGAGCGGCACCTGGCCGTAGTTCAGCACCACCCCCATTTTGTCAATGCGCGACATGTAATTGGAGGAATACAGCGACACCGCCTGCTTGCCTTGGCCGCACGAGAAGTTGTTGCGGGACGACGGGTTGTTCTCCGGAAACACGATCTGGTTGCCCATGACGCCGAAGATGAGCGACGGGTGAATTTCCACGTGGGTGGTTTTGCCGGGCACCACGTCGCGCGGGAACATGGCGATGAACGCGCTCTCCGACTCGTTCGTATCCAAGTACTCCACAATGGCCCGACTCGCAGTCAATGCGGCAAAATCGGTGGCCCCTGCATACAGTTCGCCAATGCGATACACGCGGCAGGGGTCCAGCGCGGGCACGCTCTTTGCCGCGAATCCGGTGATCAGCTGCGCCCATGTGTAGTGGTCGCCCTTGATGGTTTCAATGACTTCGCGGCTGGCGTAGCTGGGGCGGCGCTTGTCCTCGTCGTAGTAGAACACGGGGCGGCACAGGCGCCCGCCGTCGGTGAAGATCTGCAGTTCGTCGTGCGCAATGTCCCAGCGCCCGCTCGTGTGAATCGGAATGAGCGCATTGCGCCGATGCAAGAGGAAGAGCCGCATGACCTCGCGCGGATTGCCGAGCGCGCCCACCCAGGCGCCGTTCACAAACACCTTGGTCAGCTGGTGCACGTACTTCGGGGTGCACTCCTCCAGCAGCTGCATCTGCGCGATCTCGCGCAGCCACTGAATGATCGGCAGCGCCGAGCAGGGTTGCGTCACATACGCCGAAATCGCCATGTGTTTTTGCAGGCCGATGTTGGCGCCGTCGGGGCTGTCGGCGGGGTCAATGATGCCCCACTGCGACCCGTGCAGCTGGCGCGGTCCAGACACTTTGGCGCTGGCGTCCATGGACAGGTTCATTTTGCGCAGGTGCGATATGAACGAATTGTACGACAGGCGGTTCAGGTCCTGCACGATGCCCTCCACCTCCGTGCCGTCGGTCGCGCCAATGGTGCCCTTGTACAGCTTGGACTTGTCGTCCGTTTGGACCGTGGCCGCCCATTTGCCCTTGAACGACTTCTTGAACCCCGCCTCAATCAAGCGCTCGCCGAAGATTTCGTTGTAGTTGTCGCCGGTGATGACCTGCATGATCTGCGTCCCCACGAACTCGTTGCGGTCGCGCCCGTACTTGATCTTCTTGTCCAGCTTCAGCCGCACGTTGTCCACGTGCGCATTGTAATACGTGCGGAACAGGTTGAACAGCAGCGCCCCCGGCACCTCCACGCGCTTGAACTTGAAGCTGTCGCGATCGGTGGGCCGCTCCACGTTTGCTGCCACGAGCAGCAGCTTGTAGACCATGTATCCCAAGAAATACGCTTTGGCGCCGAAATTCAGTTCGCCGATCTGCGGCAGGAAGTAGTTCATGAGAATGTTCTGCACCTGTGCCACCGTTTTTTGCTTGGTGAAGGTGGCGATGAATTTGAGGGCGGCGGCCTGCGTGAACACCTCGCACGCGTCGTGCACGCACGGAATGAAGGCGTCCATCATGGCGGCGTTGGCATCCAGGTTTAGTATGCACCGCTCCACGATGTCGCGGTCGCTGATGATGCCCAGCGCGCGCATGACGATGAACAGCGGCATCGGTTTCCGCACGTTCGGAATGTCCACCACGATTTGGTTGTTGGAGTATGTGACATCGGGCGCCACCATCTTGACCGCCATTTTGCGCTCGGGTTTGGAGGGGTCTTCCGACACGGTGCGGACTTCGGCGCTGTAGCTATACACCGCATCGGGATCGTCCGCATTAGAGCGGATGTAAATTGCGTTGTCTGCAAACTTCTCTTGCGACACGATGCACTTCTCTTTGCCGTCCACGATGAAGTATCCGCCGTAGTCGTTGCGGCACTCGCCGGCGTAGAACCGCGCTTCCGGGGTCATGCCGTGCAGGATGCAGGCGTTGGACTGCAGCATGATGGGGAAGCGGCCCAGGCTGAGCTGCTTCAGTTCCAGGCGCTCGTTCAGCTGGAGCTTCTGCACGGGGTCGTAGACGCGATACACCACGTCCACGTCGCAGTGGATGGTCATGCCATACGTCATATTGCGCAGGCGCGCCTCGTTCGGATACATGAAGTGGGCCCGGGGCTCCAAGCCTTTAGGCGGGTCCAAGCCTTTAGGCGGGTCCAAGCCTTTAGATGACTTGCCCTTGGATACGGATTCCGACACCGATTCGGATGCCGCCACGTCGTCGTAAATAATGGGCTTGCTAAATGAAATGCGGTCTCCATTGATGCCGCCCAAATAAATTTCAATGACGGAATTGTATTTCCCGGTCTCCTTGTTCTCGTCCTTCTCCAGAATGATGGGGTTCCGGTCCTTCACGATGCGCGCAATGCCGTTGCTCAGGAAATCGTTGTACGATTCCAGGTGGTGGCGCACCAGCACGTTGGGATTGTCCTTGAAATAGTGGTCAATGATGTTCCACGACAGCGTCTCCTCCGCGTTCTTCAGCGCATCCGCAATCAGTTCATTCTCGTCGCTGGACCGGGATCTCTGTGCATGTCCCTTCTGTGCATGTGCCATTAGTTATTTATTGCGGTGTGTTTGTTATTATTGCGTAGCTTTTATCTAATATTTGTGTTTATTATTTGTTCCATGAATAAACACAAATTCACAAAGGATTGGGTTTGAAAATGCTTTTCATCAGTTTCATTATTCACTCATGCATGCGCGGTCCCGGCGGAAACATGGGCTGATACACGGGAAACTTGCGCTGGTCGGCCAGCACCGGGCGCTCAATCGGCAGCAGTTTTTTAACCCGGCCTTGCTGCGTCATGCGCCCGGACATGAGCATCATGAGCCCAATCAGCACGAAGAACAGCACAAGCGGAAACACCACCAACAACCAGGAAATGGAGGCGTATCCCGTGCGACACATCAAATTCAGAATCCAGGTCCAAAACAGGATGTAAAGACCTTCGCTAAATATTACCGCGGCGGTGCTGGGCACGTAGCATGAAAAGTCGCCCATGCAGTACATGTTGCTGAGACCCATGTTTTGATACGCGATAATAATGAACACTGCAACGGACACGGCTAAATACACCATGGCAGGTTTGCACAAGTGGCGAAAATCGCCCGAAATGCGACGAACCAGCGACATGATTGTTTAATGGTTTGAGTTTCAATACTTGGTATAATGTATGAAAATATTTAATTATTGTACCATCCGCCATTGAAATCATCAACGACGACGGGATTGGAACCGGGAACGTAAACGTGCACGACCAGTGCGTTTTTTACCCCCCATTTTTGAGAATGGTGACGGCGGCGGCTTTTTTAAAATGGATTGCTTCGTCAGGGTCTTTAAACTTTGTCGCGTTGTGGTCATCGGGTCAGTTAAACGATCGGCTAGAATGGACGCTAAACCACTTCTTGCCGTTAAATCTGGATTTGCATTCATGGCGGAAAGCATAGCACGATGCATTAATGGATCTTCTTGTTGCAATACCCCTGGATGTAGGATGCGCGATCGCGCAATCATCTGCGCATGTGAAGCGGCCGTTAATTCTCTTGATACTAAAAATGGATCTTCGCCACCAATCGGTATAAATGGTCTTTTGAATGCGCGTACATCCCCTGTGCGTGGATTTCCAAAAGCACAAAGGTCAAATTCACCCTCGTTGCACCCCTTAAATTCGGTGTACCCATGCTGTTCTTGCATTCGGCGCTGCATCTCGTTTCGCTGTCGTGTTTCTAGATTAAATAGGTCAGCTTCGAATCTGTGCAAAGCAATCTGCCTCCATGCAGTTGGATCTGCAAGGCGAGCAGTTGCAAGGCGAGCAGTTTCAGCAGCACCGGCTAGGGCTGCAGCTTCAGCAGCGGGAGAAGCATGTCCTACACTTATTATCGGCCTGTGCATATGCACATATGCTCCTGGTAAATAAATAAACTGAACGAGAGTATGTTTAATATTTGGGGCATTGGGAGCATGATTCGGGGGGCCTAATTCTAAAATTGTCCCTGCTGGCAATACTGATGACATGTCTATATTTGATATTTGACGCACATATATAATAATATTAAATTAAATTTTAAATTCAATGCCGCCTTGGCGCCACTTTGTGCATGTGCGCACCCATGTTCCCCATTTGCGGTCCGGTGCCCAAAGAAATTCGGTTAATTCCATTGTGTTTAATGATGTCGTACTCCTCAAATTTCAGTTCGGTCGGGTTTTGCAGTGTATCAAACGACGTCACATTTATGTATTCATCCCGAAGGTGGTAATTCAGGTTGCGCACGGTGTGATACGAGTCCTGACACGTGCGATACATGGCATCCGCCGTCTCCTTCTTGTTAATCATTTTGATGATGCCGTCCACAAATTGCAGGATGGAGCGGTGCCCGCTGGGAAAAAAATTGCTGCGGTCAATGTAGAGCCGCGAATCAATGACGCGCTGGTTGAAGCAGTTGTCTTCGCTGCCCCACGCCCAAAAATTGGGGTATCCCCCCGTGCGTTCAAAATCACCCGCCTTGATTGACACAATGCCGCCCAGCGTGAACGTGTACCCGAAAAAGTGCTTGACCACCCCAGCGCGCGTCCCGTAATTCAGCAGCCCCTTGGTGTAGGGCAGGTTGTCCACATCATGAAACACCAGCGTGATGTTCCTGTATTCGTTGGGATACATGTTGCGAATGGCGATGAATCCGATGTTTTTCATGGCGCCGCGATTGAACGGGCGGTTGTCGCACTGGTGCACGAAATAAATGCGGTATTTTTCGGGTGCGACATCCTCCATGAGAAATTTCATGTACACTGTGAAAAATGTTTTGTGCTCTTCGCGATTGCGGTATGGCACAATGAAGACCAGTTCTGGCACTGGCACTTGCACTTGCACTGGCACTGACACTGACACTTGCGATGACAATGAATTATTATCATTGGAATGTTGAATCCCAATGCTGCTTTCAAGTGACATTTTGGTATTGTGTGAAATTTTCGCCTAAATAGTGCGTGCATATTTTTTTCAGGATGCAACCGAATACTTTTGTATGATGGTTGGCGGAATCAACTGTGTCTTGATGGAGTCCAGTTTTTTGAAGCATTTGTTAATGGTGACTTCGCTGATTTGGCTGATGCGGTTCACGTCCTTTTTGGTGATGTTCAAATTGCACATTTGAGTGACAAAATAGATGATGCCAGCGGCAATGGCGTGCGGCGTGTTTTCGGGGATCATGTTGTTTTGCTCAATGCGCATGGCCACGAAAATGCAGAGCTTGGTGAGTTCTGGGTTAATGTTCAAAGGACTGCAATACCGTTCAATGAATGCCCGAGGCTTTGTTTTTTCAAAATTGGTTTTTTCGGAATTGTCCAGGTCGTGCTCCAGATCATTGATGATCGCCAGCGCATTTTTGCAGCCCTTGGTGGCGCTCTTGTTGTCCAACCGGAAAATGCTGGCAATTTCTTTGGGGGTGCGCGGGCACCCGTGCGTGCGACACGAAATGTAAATGGATGCCGAAATGATTCCGTCGCGATTCTCACCCCGAAACGTTTTGTGCTCCGATATTTTTTTGTGGTAGCGCAGCGCGCAGTCAATTATCATTTTTGGAATGCCGGCGTTGGATGCCGTGTTTTTGATGCGCTCAAATTCATCATACAGCGATTTTTCGGAATAGGGCATGGATTGCCATTCCGTGTATCGCCGAATTTTCCGCATTTCATAACTGGATGCTCCCTCGCACAGCACCTTGCATCCGTAAGACGATTCCATGAGCAATGGATTCACCGGCATGCCGCAACGCGTGGGGTCCGTCATTTGATTGTCGTCTGCTCCATAAAACCGCCACTCCGCCGACTGGTCCAGCACGTCCTTGTAAATGATGCTGCAAAGCGCATTTGTGCACGTGGCAAACCCGTCTTCGGTTATGACAATGTTGGACTGGCACACATCGCACCGTTCGCGATTGCCAGATGGGTTGTACACGCACTCCACCGGTTTGGCAGGCGCCAATTGAGTCAATGCCTCCTCTTCTTCTGCACTGAATGCAGACTCCAGTTTCTTCCACATTTGATTTTTATTTTTGATCGTTGAAGCCCGATTTTTCTTTGTTTTTCCACCCAATTGACATGCCGAATGCATCAGTGATGTCAGGACGGACAGATGGACGGATGGACAGGTGCGTGTGAAGATTTGCTTTAGTTTGCTTTACTTAAATGCATGCCAAGTCGTGTTTAATTCAATTTTTCGCAATAAATAAATATAAAATCAAGTTTATTAATAACTTATATTTATTAGATACATATCAGCAATTTAGGCATGGAGTCGTCATCATCCGGATCGCTGGACCTTGTTGCGTTTGAAAGGGAAATGCACGGCCGAATGGCCGACCACAACCACAACCACGACAACGACAACATCCACGCCCTGGAAGCGCAGATCGCCGATGCATTGACGCGTGAAGGAAAAACTGATCGCATGTCAACCATCAGCATGCATTTGCGATTAAAACATGGGGCAAATGCGCGCCCACGCGCAATGAGTCGGCGCGAACTGGCCAATTTGGTTGAAATGTTTGCATCCAGTGAGGCCGCCAGCACCATTGTCAGCCGATTGGCCAATTTTTATGCGCGCATTGCAATTATGCGAGCCCGCATTGTGAAAATCAATTCCACCATTTCGGGGATGGACTTGGCCAACTGCGGGGTTGACATCAACGCCATCCATTCCAAAAATGGCAATATGGATCGTTTGCTTGCATTGTATACAAAAAATGAGGAAAACCGGCGCGAAAAACAGAACACGAATCAGCGCGAACTGGCCCGAATCATGGAATCCGCCATCCATCCCGACCTGACCGAACACGACCTGCGCGCTCTGGAAATTCAGGTGGACCACATTGTGGAGCGCGGCTTCTCCGCGGAGGAGATGCGACGTCTTCAAATAATAGAAGCGGTGCTGGAACAGAACCGGCTGGATGAACTGCTGGATGAACTGAAAAGAGAGACACGTGGTTCCCCCCGATAAGGAGGGGTTTGGGGGAACTACGTTCCCCCCGATAAGGAGGGGTTTGGGGGAACGTAGTTCCCCCATTAAATGCGCTCCTCTATCTTTTTAAACAGGTCGTTGTTGTAGACCAAACTGCCGGTGGGCTTGTATGATGCGATGGGTTTAAAATCACCGGCAGGTTTTTTCCCCGCGGCAGCAGCAGCAGCAGCAGCAGCAGCAGCAGTGGCGGAAGCAGCAGCAGCAGCAGTCGTGCCTTTCTTGTTGTACATCATCAGATTGAGATCTGATCCGGGGGTGCCATCCGCAGTCACTTCTGCATCGGCTTCCGACACGTAATTTCCGAACTTGTCTATCACGGTTCCTGTTTTCTTTTTAATTTCGGTGCGCACGTAGTTGGGCACGTAGTGCTTCCACGAAATGAACAGCAAATTGGGGTGAGTGTATCGTGTCAAGAAATCGTTTTCTTCCAGCTTGCTGATTATGTAGGTTATGCACGCATTTTTGTCGTAGTTTGGCACCCCCATCAACATCTCCGGAACCAAAAACCAGCAAAACTGCTGGCTGTTTTTTTGTCGCGCCGCAATCTTGATTTTCTCGTGCACCCGTGTTAAGATGCGGTTGAACGTGTAGAGCTTTGCTAAATCCTCTTGTTTTTTTTGTTCGTAGAGCTCGTCCAAATTCAATTTCTCAACGCTCTCGCGGTTCTCTTCGTTCCTGTTTGAAAATATGTTGTCCATCCAATGTCGGCAGCGTGTCTTATTATTAATTCTATCGGATATATTTAATAATTATAAATAACTCAATTCCAAAATAACTCAATTCCAAAATAACTCAATTCCAAAATAACTCAATTCCAAAATAACTCAATTCCAAAATAACTCAATTAAACAAATGCACACAATGAGCATAATACACACAAACAATGGTGATTAAGCACATTGTGATTAGCGGCGGCGGCCCCACCGGACTGCTTTCGTATGGAGCCGCAAAGCATCTGGCGCAACAGGGGGTTTGGCAGCATGACACAATTGAAACCATTTACGGAACATCGATCGGATCATTGATTGGTGCGATGCTCTGCTTGAAACACGAGTGGTCCACGCTGGACGACTACATTGTCAAGCGACCGTGGGAAAAGGTCATCGCGGATTCGCTGGAAATGTTTGAGATGTTTTCATCGTGCAAGGGCATGGCCAATCTGAAATTGATTGACGACATCATGCAGCCGTTGCTGGAATCCAAGGATTTGACGCTCGGCGTCACGCTGCGTGAATTCCACGAGCATTCCCGCATTTCTCTCAATGTGTTCACGGTGGATTTGAACACGTTCACCCCGGTGCAGCTGTCGCACACGACGCATCCAACGCTGCCGCTGATGGATGCCATAAAAATGAGCTCGTGCATGCCCGTTCTGTTTCGGCCGATGATTCGCGACGGGTGCTGCTACGTGGATGGCGGCATCATGGTGAATTATCCGCTGCGCGAGTGTTTAGATGACACGCGGTGCAGTCCGGACGAGGTGCTCGGACTCCGCAACATCTGGTCCAATCCCAATGAAAGAATCCACGATGGTTCAACGATGTTGGAATATTTGCGATTTATCAATTTGCAGCTCACTCGGTTGGTCAACAAGCACCACGCCGGTTCTTGCACTGCTGCTGCTGCTGCTGCTGCTGCTGCCATAAATGAAGTGGTGTGCCACGTCAAACCCAACATTACGCCGGCGGAATGGTTTTCCATCATGTCGGACGCCGGTCAACGTTTAGCATGGATTGAAGACGGCGTCGGTTTTGGAAAGGCGTTTATTCAGGCCCAAAAAAATGACCCGGCAGAATAAAATGCAATCATGCTGCGTTTTGTGCAAATATATTAATTTCTCTGCATTTATTTATACGACAACGACAAATCCACATTAGATCAGACAACACAATTAATTGCCTTGCAAATGGACCGCATAAAAAAAGGGAGCGATTGGTTAATGACCCACAAGACGTGGGTGGGGTACGGATTCATTGCGCTGTTTCTTGCCGTGGTTGCGCATCAATTGTACAAACGACAAGTTAAATCTGGCCAAGCGGCATCTTATTATGAGGGGTATTCCAATGCGCCCGAATCGGGCGCTGCTGCAACCCCGGTTGCAACCATTCGGATGTTCAAAGTGGACTGGTGCCCGCACTGCAAAAAAGCGCTCCCTGAATTCCAACAGATTGAGAACGAATACTCCGGCAAGACGGTGAACGGGCACAAACTTGAATTTGCGGTCATTGACGGAGAGGACAACGCAAATCAATCGCTGGTGAATGAATATAAGATTCAGGGCTACCCCACCATTGTGCTCACAAAAGGCGGCAAAAACATTGAATACGATGCCAAGGTGGACAAACCCACCCTGGACAAATTCATCAACACCATGATTTAGTGCGGCTCCGCGCGATGGCATCATTGTCATCATCATCATCATCATTGACTTTATACCCATCATTGGATGAAACCCAGTTCATGTAGCGCAACAGTTTGTAAATGGATTCACTCACTCGGCTGACTGATCCATAGCTGTTCATTTGATGCGTAAATTAAATCAAATGTTGTTTTTATTTCGTTTTATTTTATTATATTTTGTTAACTATAATGAAATCATGAAACGGACAAGAACAACAAAGGCAAACGTGTTTTCGGACCAGGATTTTTTGTCGGGAGACGGGTTTTTAACCACGGTGTGGGGTCCGCCCATGTGGCACTATTTGCACACCATGAGTTTCAATTACCCCGTGAAGCCCACTGCCGAAGACAAGCGCAACTACCGCTCATTTATTCTCAGTTTGCAGAACGTGCTGCCCTGCAAATACTGCCGCGACAATTTAAAAACTAATTTCAAAAATCACCCGCTGCGCGCGTGCCACTTGGCGAATCGCGATGCCTTTTCCAGATACGTGTACGAGCTGCACGAAATTGTCAATAAATTATTAGGCAAAACATCGGGGCTCTCGTATTGCGACGTGCGCGAACGGTATGAGCACTTTCGAGCGCGCTGCACGGACGACCCGAACCCGCGGATGTTAAAGGTTGCCCAAAAAAACAAAACCACCAAAAAGAAGGAAAAGGGATGCACGGAACCGCTTTACGGAATGGAGTCCAAATGCGTGCTAAAAATAGTGCCACAGGATGCGGCGGCTGAAACGTTGTCCATTGACCAGCAGTGCATTAAACGAAGAGGGTGGTAAGAGGACCCTTGCCAGGGCTTATTACATCCCGAACTGACTAAAGCTGTTCAGCACGGGCCGCGGAAACGCGTTCTCGTTGGTGCTGTTGTAATTCGGAACCTTCTTGCATTCAAATGCGGGTTCGGGGCAGCGAGCACACGGCGGGCATGGCGGGCATTTCTTTTCGCCGTCACTGCCATTGGAACCAGCCGCGTCGCATTTCATTGCCGGACAGGCGGGGCAAACGGGTGGAACTATTTCCGATTTCAAAATGTAGAGGTCGTCTTGACCAGGGGGAATTTGACTGCCGGGAATGCCTTGTCCAGAGCCAGCGTCAGAGCCAAAGGCAGCGCCAAAGGCAGCGCCAGCGCCACTGTTGTAAGGTGCATACGACTTAGAAGCATCTGAATCGTTGTCATTGTTTGCCCTGCTGTTGTAATTCGGATCCAATGGTTTGTCCTTGCGGTTGTGCAAGGCATCCTGTGCTTGTGCAAATTTATCATTTGATGAATACATGTCGCCATAATTGGAATACCGATTGCCATTTCCACTGCTGAATCCTTCTAAAGACGACCCCGAACAATTGTCACTAAAAAAAGAACAAAACACGAGCGCTAAAAGCAGGATTGCGAACAAATGCACCTTTGTCAAATGCATGGGTGTATTATGATAGTATGATATTATGATGTTGTGATATTGTGCGATATATAAAATATATAATATAATATATTTAATAAATGCAATAAAGTCAATTTGCAATGATCATTTCAACATCCATTTCAACATCCATTTGCGTTGCATGCGCATTGCTGGTTTTAATTCTGATCGCAGCTGCAGGGCAAAACCGATCAGCCGGTGCAGGGCAAAACCGATCAGCCGGTGCAGGGCAAAACCGATCAGCCGGTGCAGCAGCAGGTGCAGTACCGATCGTGTCTTCTTCCCCGTTTAAAAACTTATTTGACGACCAAGGCAACCCCTTGAATGTGATACTGATTGCGGCCCCGTTTCGCACCGAGGAGGATGAAGAGACGTATGAGACATATCGGAGCCAGGGGCTCTCCTTTTGCGGCATATCCAGCTACATCAATTTCCCGGGCCACATTGAAAATCCGCACGAAGACCGGTTTCACGAGGAGCGCGGCCACGACTATCCGGCCATGGTGTCGGCCTGGCTGCACTGCTTTAGGGACCCGCCCACCAATCTGCGGAAGTCCGGGCTGCCGCTCATGCTCCTGACCGAATCCGATTTGAAGGACGCCGACGCGTACAAGCCCGACCCCGCGATTGCCAAAGAGTACGACTTCATGTACGTGTGCCTGCAGGACAACGACAAGTGCGAGCCGGGGTGGCAGTCGTACAATAGGAACTGGGACCTGGCCAAGCAGTGCCTGGAAATCATGTGCGGCGAGTTCGGCCTGCGCGGCGTGCTGGTGGGCCGCACCAACTGCGAGTTCACGAAGAAATGCAACGGCATCGTGAAGGTCGTCCCGTTCCTGGAATTTGATGCATTCCAAAAAGAGATGCAGAAGTGCCGCTTCCTGTTTGTGCCGAATGTGGCGGATGCCTCGCCGCGCGTCATCACGGAAGCCCTGTGTTACGATATGCCAGTGCTCGTGAACCGAAACATCCTGGGCGGATGGCACTACGTGGAGTCCGGGGTCACGGGCGAGTTCTTCACAAATAAGAATGATGTGAGGCCAGCCCTGCTCAAACTGACTGCTCAGCCGAATGCGTATGCGCCCCGGCGACACTTCATGCGGCACCACGGCAAACACCGGGACGGCCGGCGCCTGGCCGCATTTTTGAAGCAGCACTACCCGGACCTGAATAACAAACGCACGAAATACGCCACGATTACAATTTGAATAAAATGAAGAAAAAAAGGCATATAAAATCAAACACTATTCGTTTATGTATAAATTCAAACCACGTTTATTCATAATTTATTTAATTGAATTTGCGTTTGAGGGGTGATATGGATGTTCTGGAGTTACTGTCAAAGCATGAAGGACACCACAAGTGCAATTTGAAACAAGTCAATGATTTTTTTAGGAACTTGACCAAATCTTCCGATTCTTTTGACATTGAAAACTTTTCGGATTTTATCACTGCATTCAACTGTTGCAATTCAATTGGAGTGTGCAGCATATTAGTGCAATTCGCTGTAAACAGTTACATCTTGTACAACAACATCAGTGACATTGAAAAGGATCGCATGCATTGCAAAAACATGATTAATTACATGATGCAAAAGACAGGGCCAATATACAAGGACATAAATGAATTGCAAACATTTATCACCCAACATAATTCGTATTATTATGCATATCACGATTTGAGCAATGTTGAAATTTTCAAACTCATTGCAGATTTTCAAATTCAGTTGTGTCCAGACCTCCTTTGCAATGGGGGCATTGGCAAAGACAAAGACAAGGGACGCGATTGTGTGGAAGAATGTGTGGAAGAATGTGATTTGAAATTGACCAAAACTAAAATCAAAATAGGATTCATTTCCGATTTCATGGTTTCATTGCATTCTGTGTCGAAAGACCGTTTGGGCATCATTAAGCATTTGTACACCGATCCTGAATTTGATGTAAAAATCATGTCCCGAAAATCGGAAACTGACGTGTTTTTTAAAGATTTTGTATTTGCCAACATGAACACTTGCGATTTGCTCATAAAAATGGACAAAGATAGTCTTATTGAAAACCGGCAACAAATAGCTGATCAACAATTTGACATCATTGTCTATCCTGAAATTGGAATGTGTTCAAAAAATAGGTGGCTTGCTTTTTCGCGTCTTGCCCCCATTCAAATTACCACTTGGGGGCATTCCGACACATCCGGATTGCCCAATATTGATTATTTTGTTTCATCAAAATACTTCAATTCACCGGATGACCAATGTCATTACAGTGAAAAATTAATTCTTTTTAATTCGCTTGGAACGTATTACCACGACATTTGTCACTTTTTAAAACAACAACCCGAATTTGTAAACCATGATTCCAGTGTGTTCCGCAGAAACATAACCGAAAAAACGGGTGTTGAAAATCCAAACATATATGGATGCATGCAAATGCATTTCAAGACCCATCCTTCATTTGTCAAAATGTTAGATGACATTTTAAAAATGGATGCCAACGGGGTGGTTGTGATTTTATCGTCAAAAGAAGGTGAACCGGACAATGAACGACATATTGAATACATCAATTCAGGAATCAAGCACAACGACCGTTTGCATTTCGTGCACCAATCTCCACTTTCACAGCATGCGCTTGATATTAAAAACTGCGATTTGATATTGGACTACTTTCCATTCGGGGGGTTCAATTCAACCATTGAATCGTTTTCGCTTGGCAAAATGTGCATAACTCGTCCAGGACGCCGCATTAGTGGAAAATTTACCCAAGGTCTGTATCAAAAAATGGGCATAACCGAATTGATATGCCAAACGCACGAAGAATACGTGCAAAAAGCAGTGGAGTATGGCACGAATTGTGAAAAAAGAAAAGCATATGAAAAATTCATTGCTGAGAACATTCATAAGATATTTGAAGAAACTGAAAGCGTGGATGAATGGAAACAGCTGCTTAAAAATCTGCACACTGGGAATGATTTGAATTATTGATTGATTCCATTTTCCATCTGCCATTTTAAATACATTTTAAATGCAATTTTAAATGCATTTAAAGAAACTGCATTTAAATTGAATACTCAAAAAAATTGAAAAGAGTTTCAACCTTTTATCAGTTTTTGCAATCCACCAATTCAGTCGTTCAATGCAGTCCGCCACACAATCCACTCCTGCTCCCGGTTTTGGAAAGAATGCGGGCAAAAACAAGAAGAAACGTGCCAACCAGAGAAGGCGTGCGGCCGCAAAGGCAGGAACAGGAACCTCGGTAACAATGACGTCACAGCTCGGGGCCAGTCGTGCGACGGTCCCCCAGTGGTGCAAAATTGACATTGACCAAGTGGCAAACCATGCCGGTGGGTTTGTGTGGAAATTGACCGATCTGGAACACGCCCGGCGCTACTTGATCATGGGTGCCAAGGACAACGGCAACTACTACCAGACCACCGAACAAGTCTCCACCGAGTGCCACACGTCCATTCTCCGCGTGATTCGCAGCAAAAATCCTGACGATTTCCAGAAGTTGTGTGCAATGCTGGAGGACATCTCTGTCAGGGGGCTGGCTGCGCGCCAAGAACCGACCCTGCTGTCCCTCGCTGCCGCCATTGTGTTTGCACCCACTGCAGAGAAAAAGGCCGCGGCACTGGCACTCGTCCCCAAATGCGTGCGCATTCCGACGCACGCGTTCATGCTGGCTGGCTACGTCACAGATCTGTCACAGTGCAAGCCGGGAAAGGAGAAGGGCAAGGGCTGGGGAAGCGGCTTCCGAAAGGCGCTCGGGCAGTACTACATTTCACGGCGCGGTCTTGAGCTGGCAACGGCGGTCACCAAGTACAAGAATCGTGAAGGCTGGCGCCAGGAGGACTTGCTGCGCATGTTGCACATCAATCCTGCGTCGCTGAAGGACCTCGGCGCACAGCTGGTGTTCAAGTACGTGCTTGCATGCGCCCGGGGGGAAAAGGAATTCATCCTCCGGTTGCTGGCCGACATTGCCGCCGCGAAAACGCACGAGCAGGCCATGCAGCTCCTAGAGACGCCGACCCCTAGTACCAAGAAGTCGCCGGCAATGGCATCAGCACCGGCAAAGGCAAAGGTCCAAGCGAAAGGCATCGTGTCAACATTCAAGACGGCCATTCAAAGCGTGTTCGGATCAAAGAAACAAATCAACCAAATCAAACAAACGCAAATCAAATTTCAACCGGACCAAGAGGTCGCCAGCGTTCAAATTGCGACATCGGCGTTTGGATGGAAGCGCATGTTCATGAACCGCGTGCCATCTGCTGGATTCACGATTTCGCTGGAACTGCCGACTGGAACGCACGACTTCAAGTTCATTGTGGGCGGAGTGTGGCAGTGCGACCCCAGCAAACCGACACACAAGACGGGCGAGCACGAAAACAACTTCATCGTGGTCACAGAAGAGGAAGATGGATTGCAGCAATCAACTGAAGAGCATCCGCCTCCAAGTGATTTGATTGAGGTCGCCGTGTACCTGCACGCCATCATGGAGATGGAGGCCTGCACCACGAGCGATGTCAAAAAGGCCATCCAATTGGTGCGAGACCACGGCCTGGTGCGCGAGCAGATTCCCACGCATTTGCTGAACAGTTCGGACATTTGGACTGAGCTGCTCAATTCAAAGGGCGCCAATGGCAAGCAGACTGGAATGCCGCTGGAGGCCCTAACCCGCAACCTGGGAAAGCTGTCGTCGCTGCACAATTTCATGAGCCGAGAAAACACGGACACCATCTGCACGCGCCTATCGTCCAATGAGGACATTCAAAAATCGCGCATTCACCCGTTCAAGGTGTTGGTTGCCTCGCGAATCTACGGAATGGGAAAGGCATTGAAAGGCACTCTGTCCTGGACGGTGTCGCCGAGGGTGCGCGACCAACTCACGACCACCTTCCTGCGTTCCTTCAAGAACGTGACCCCCACGGGCAAACGCTACATGGTTGCGATGGATGTCAGCGGGAGTATGGACTGCGCGTGCATGGGATGCCCCGCCATTACTTGCAGGCAGGCATCGGCTGCATTGGCGCAAGTGTTCTACGAAACCGAGACCCACGTCTACTTGCGCGGCTTCAGCGCGGCACATGTCCCCGGCACCGGGTTCCACAACTTCAACCCGCTCGTGCGGCACGGCATGACGCTGGAGCAGTTCATCTCGGCAACCAATACGCCGTTCGGGCCCACCGATTGCTCGCTCCCCATGCGCCGCGCAATTGACGAAGGCCTGCTGGACGTGGACGTGTTCATCGTGATGACCGACAGCGAGACGTATGCGGGCACGACGCATCCCCAGGTTGCGCTGGAGAACTACCGCGTGAAAGCAAACAAACCGGACGCGAAGCTGATTGTGGTGGGGATGACCGCGAATTGCCTGACGATCGCCGACCCGAATGACCGCAACACGTTGAACCTGGCGGGGTTTGACGCGTCAATGCCGGAAATCATCGCCATGTTCGTGCGCGGGGAACTCTAAACGGGAACCCAGGTTCCCGTAAGCCCTCCTATAGGAGAACCTAGGTTCTCATTACCTCTCCTCCTTACCTCTCCTCCTTACTCATTTGGGTTCTATTCATCATGTCATGTGTAAATCAAATCAAAACTAAAAAAAGTAAAAATGTTTTTTTAGTTTTTATAAACCGAAACTTTTTTATATCATTCTAATGCATGCAAATAACGTGCAAGTAAATGCAACATCCAATCGTGCGCGAACGTGTGAATGATTTTTTTGGTTCTAACTTTACCGTAAAAAAAGACTTTAGTTCTGACAAATATGAAATAATGCACAATGGCAAAAAATGTTTGGATTTTGAATTCATGGTTGACGACCCCACGGACGATAACCAAATGCGATTCATTAAACTTGAAAATAGAACCAAGCCCAGAATATTGAAGGTGTCCGGTGTGTTCAAATGCCAAGGCGATGAACGCAAGGGTGCCTCATTGATGCGGCTGATTGACCGGCTGGCAGAATCCATTCCATTCGTGGAATACATAACATTGATGGATTCTTCTAATATAAAGATATGTGATGTGTCCATCAGTTTGGCTCAACTGAAAATATTGACAACCGGGCAGTCGTGGTACAATCATTTCGGTTATAAAACAAAATGGCATGACGCGAATGTGGCGCACAATGCAGTCATCATAAACACTCGGATTGATGACATCTCTGATAAAAAGTTAATTGAAACCACTGGCAAAAAATTATTCCCTGAATTGTCAACAACGTTGACGGTCAGAGAATATGTTCAAGCGGTTTTGGATTCGGTTCGTCAATTTCCTGAGAAGTGCACGCCATACCAACGTGAAAAGGCTTCATTCTTAAAAACCTTGATTTTTGAGTTGGGATGGATGAATGATTTGCAATACTCAAATTGGGATTTAATAAAAATAGTTGAACGTCGCATGAAATCAAGTACAAAGGCTTCGCCAAGGTCGCCAAAGGTTTCGCCCAAGGCTTCCACGCCCAAGGCTTCGCCCAAGGCTTCCACGCCCAAGGCTTCGCCCAAGGCTTCCACGCCCAAGGCTTCCACGCCAAAGGTTTCGCCCAAGGCTTCCACGCCAAAGGTTTCGCCAAAAGCTTCGCCAAATGCTTCTTCGCCCAAGGCTTCCACGCCAAAGGCTTCGCCCAAGGCTTCCACGCCAAAATCTGGCGGAAATAAGCGAAGTAGAAGCAACAAGCGTGTAAATCGCAATGCTCGCAATAATCGCACCAATCGCACCACCAAGCACAAACGACGTAGTTGAAATTAAAATTAAAACCCCTTGACAATGCGCAGTTGTTTCCCGAATTTGAACCGCTCGGCATCCATGGTGCGCCGTTGCAGGTTGCAGGCCAGACAGGATATAATCACGTTTCCGGCATTGTGTCCCAGGTCGTTGTCAACCCGGTCCAGGGTCCATTGACGCGGCGCCATGACGTCCTTGTAAATGAGCTCGCAACACTGGCGACAGTAAGAGCATCTTAATCTGCTCACCAACAACAATTCAATGGTTGCATTTAGAGAGATAAAGGCTGATAAATCCTTTATGCCATTTTCATTATCCTGTCTAGCATATCCGGACAACTTATTTTTTATTTCTTTTATGAAGAATTTTCTCTCTTCTAGAGTCGGATCATCTGCGATTAAGCGTCGCAAAACCTCCATCTGCTTGTCATAATTAAATAATGCGTCGTCAATTGTCCATTTCAGAGTGCGAGCGCGTTTTGGAATGTTATTTAATGGCTGGTTGCTTATCTTGTTGCTTAGCTTATCTACATTGTGCTTGCCTTCAATGCACACAATGTGTTTTAATTCATTTGTCATTTATTTGTTATAACAAAATAATACATAATTTATGACCCAATGCATTAAAATTTTCGTTAAATTAAAATTGCATAATGTATAACAATCCATGTGAAATGACATCATTCGACAATTCCAAAAAACAAGTGATATTGGTGTCAACTGGGGTTTTTCAATCATACATTACAACAAACATTGATCAATTGCTCAAGTTTGATTTTAACATACATGTAATAATTGATAACAATTTTTTTGACCACATGGAAAAATACAAGCATCTGGTGCATTTAGTTGATGCTTCCAAATTGTGCACAGATTTTGACAACAAATCCAATTTATATAAAAATTTTAGAAATGGATTCTGGCACAATGCATCCAAGCGCATGTTCCTTCTGAATGCGCACATGAAACAACACCGCATCAAAAATGTAATTCATCTTGAAAATGATGTTTTACTTTACAGTGACATGAATTACGAGTTTGATGAAAAAATGTACGTCACAATGGATTCAAACACTAGATGTATACCAGGAATTATGTACATTCCAAATCATGAATTATTCAACAAATTAATTGAAAACTACAATTACTCTAAAAACGACATGGAAAACTTAGGCATTTTTTTCAATAATAACAGAAACATGGTCCATGCGTTTCCGATCATTAACAACAGCAACAGCATTGGAAAAACCATGTATAACGAACATTTTGAAAAGTTCAATGGCATTTTTGATGGTGCCGCGATTGGTCAGTACTTAGGAGGGGTTGACCCAAGAAACATACCGGGAGACACGTGTGGGTTTGTGAATGAAACATGTGTGATAAAATACGACAAATACAAATTCAAATGGTTGAAAAAAGGGAGTCATTATTTTCCACACATTGAAATAAACAATGGCATGATTCCGATCAATAATCTTCACATTCATTCCAAAACATTGGAAAAGTTTTCAATGAACGATCCAATTGAAAACAAGTTTATAAAAAAAATATAAAAAACCATGAATCAGTCACACACACACACACACACACACACACACACACACACACACCCACACCCACACAATCACACCTTTAGTCACACGTTATATTAAGAATTATAATGTGTAGACATTGTGTAAAATAAATAAAATAAATAAAATAAAATAATGCATTTCATAACCGGTGAAAACATACAATTCAATTGTGATCATTTTGTGGGGAAAAAGTATGATTTTGAATACAATCCAAATTTAGCAAAATTCAAAGAGAGATTTATTTACATTGGCAATCGTACCGCAATAGACAATAAACGTTTCATATTTTGCTACACTCATTTGTTGAGTGATAGCACCGAGTTGATAAACACGCTTCGTCATTTGAAAAATCCATTTAAACTGATTTTTCATAATTCAGATGGAAATTTTGAAAAAACGCACTTGATTTTATTTGACAAATTGCCATTATTGGAATGTGTGCACACTCAAAACATGAATGTTGTTCATGAAAATGTTCATCCATTGCCCATTGGTTTGGCAAATTCAATGTGGCCACACGGCAATCCAATTGTGCACAAAGAGATTTTTGAAAAGCATGTGGACAAAACCAAGGAAATCTATTTTAATTTTAACATTAGCACAAATGTGGCAAAACGAACGGAATGTTTCAATGCAATCAAACCATTGGGCATAACATGGAGCAACAATCTTCCTTACAAAGAATATTTAATGGAATTGAAAAGACACAAGTTCGCGATTTGTCCTGATGGAAATGGCATCGACACCCATCGGTTTTGGGAATGTTTGTACATGAATGTGATTCCAATTTGCAAAAAAAACATACTGGCAGAATACTATGGTAAATTTTTCCCAATTGTCTTGTTAAATGAATGGGAAGAACTAGATGTGTCAAAACTTAAACACTCAAATGTCAATCAACAATTTATGGACATGGCCCACATTTTGCACAATTTAAATCTAAATATAAATGTAAAAATGAATAATGCATTTGACATAGTTATACCAGTTGGGCCCAATGACAAATGTGTAATAAATGAACAAATTCAATGCACAAAAAAGAACATCATTGGGCATAGAAACATTTATCTAATTTCATTTGATCCAACCATCATCATTGATGGATGTGTGACAATCAATGAGAATGTGTTCCCATTCAACATTGACACCGTGAGAAAATATCATGGAAATTCAGATAGAAACGGTTGGTATTTGCAGCAGTTATTAAAATTGTATGCATCATTTATCATTGAGGGCATTCTTGAAAGATATTTGGTAATAGACAGTGACACCTTTTTTTTGAAGCCAACGGCATTCATTGATGCAGACAACAAGTGTTTGTACAATTATTCAACTGAACACAATAAACCATATTTTGATCACATGTCAAAACTCAATGCTGACATGATCAAAGTTGATGAAAATAAATCTGGAATATGTCATCACATGATGTTTGAAAAAGTGTACGTAGAAGAAATAATAAACAAAGTAGAAAAAACTCACAATGATGCATTTTACAACGTGTTTTTAAAAACGGTCACAGACATTGAAGGTTCAGGTGCATCAGAATACGAAATATATTTTAATTACATGTTTAAAAACCATAGTGATAATGTCAAGATAAGAGAATTGAACTGGCTCAATGTTAACCGTCTGTGTGAGGCTCAGTCGCATCATGATTACATTTCATATCATTTTTATAGCCGCTGTGCCCAGCCCACACCGGTGCATGACCCACCTCATCAGTTAATTGTGACGACCAACCCATTCAGTGCAAAAACAAATGGACATGTATTAAATGCAATCAATATAAAATCAAACATCAATTCCAATATGAAAATGCATTTCAGGTAGGATACTCCACAATGCATGTTTGCCGCAAAGCAAAAAGAGTATAAAATAACTATATAAATGTGTTTCTTTAATATAGTTTAACTTCAACAAACCAACAAACACACCGTTGGTTGCATCAACAATGGATGTGCAATTCGGAGAATGGTCCAAATCGTTGAATGCGCTGCGTGCAATAAATGCGGAATGGGCAGTTGACATTGATTTGCACCAGGAATATCTCTCTAATCTCTTTGAGCAATTTGGGGAAGAGGACATGTTCCTTGTTCTGGAGGACATGCTGCGGCATCTGGACGCCTACATTTGCGACAACCCGTTGATGTTTAGCTGCCCCGATTTCCACGAAACTGTGCGCGACGTGCTGCACGAGTATTTTGAGGGCATGCACGCGTTTGAGTTTTCCGCTGCGATGGACTTGGAGGCGGATGCGCTGTGCCGGTTTTGCGAGGCGCTGTATTTCCGGCACGCAAATCCACCGCGCGAATGCGGCAGCACGTTCATAAGAAAGCCGCCCAACGTGGCCATCATTGATGCGAAACTGGCGCACATTCGGGCCAAACCGCAGCCGGACCAGCGCACGGCCGAATGGTACAAGTTCCGACACGACCTGCTGACGGCCAGCAATGCGTGGAAAGCGTTTGAGAGCCAGGCGTGCATGAACCAGCTGATTTACGAGAAGTGCAAGCCATTGCCGCAGAGTCCGACTTCAGAAAAGGAACACGTGAATACGGCATCCCCGATGCATTGGGGGCAAAAATACGAACCGGTGTCGCGAATGGTGTATGAACACATGCACAAAACCCGCGTTGCGGATTTCGGCTGCCTGCAGCACGACGCGTATCCATTTTTGGGCGCATCACCGGACGGCATCAATGTGGACCCCGCATCGCAGAGGTACGGGCGCATGCTGGAGATTAAGAACGTCGTGAATCGCGACATCACGGGCATTCCAAAAAAGGAGTACTGGATCCAAATGCAGCTGCAGATGGAGACCGCCGGTTTGAACGAGTGTGATTTCCTGGAGACGCAGTTCGCAGAAGAGGGCGACGACGACGACTACAACAACCACAACCACAACCACAACCACAACCACAACCACAACCACAATGCATTGTTGACCGGCACCATGATATATTTCATGAAGTGCGGCAAACCGCACTATGAATATGAGCCGATCGGCCTCAATCGGGGTGAATCGGAGGCGTGGTTCAATGATGCCATGGAACGCAACCAGGCACACATGTGGATGAAGACCATTCGCTGGCGGCTGGAAAAAATGAGCTGCGTTTTAGTGCTGCGAAACCCGTTGTGGTTTCAACATGCGATCCGAGTATTAGACGACATGTGGCAAACCATTGTGAAAGAACGCGACAACCCGCAGGGATGCGAGCACCGCGCGCCCAAACGGCGAAGTCCAAAACCGAATGCAAGCGCAACAAGTGGAAGCGCAACAAGTGGAAGCGCAACAAGTGGAAGCGCAACAAGTGGAAGCGCAACAAGTGGAAGCGCATTGATGCATGCGTGGTTATCAATCCCGCCCCCGCCACCGGAGAGAAAATGTTTGATTGACATGCACAGCCTTGGTTTTGAATGAAGTGAAATGAATGATTGTTGATTTTAACGAATAAAGATAAAAATTGATTGAAACATATTAAAGTATATCTCACTATAATATAGTAATCACACCATTCATTCATTTAATTGACAATATGAACACCCCCCCGGTGGACATGATGCAGCATATATACAAGTTGAGCGGAATGAAGGGCGACGAAGATGACGAAGATGACGACGAAGAAACGCGCGCCAACACGCGTGCAAATGCCGCCAGTTCTAATTCCAAATTGAATGGTGATGGCGATGGTGCGTTGGAAGAGGAATCCGATGCAACCAGCCACACTGCAAGCGAAAGCGATGCCACCGAATCTGTCAGCACTGGACTGGACGATGACGATGACACTGCCACTGCCACCACGGACACAGACACAGACAATGAATTTTCGGACATTGAAGATCCGGTTGAAACGCCGGCCATGCTTGCAAAAAAAGTGGCCACAGCGGCATCCACTGTTGCAAATTCGGATGCGAAAAAGAAGGCAACCATTGCCAACAAACGGGCAATTGCGTCATCCAAACCTCCCAAGGGCAAGGCAACTCTGCAGGACATAACCACGCTGCAAAATTCATATGACGACATTGCGCACGAGGAAGGGGACGACCACGGCGATGATTCGGCCGACAACAATGATGACAGTGATGATGACACCAATTATTTGCGCAAATTTGAGACCGAGATGCATGAAAATTACATTGCATCGTGTCACCAGGAGATGCTGCATTTAAACAATTCGGAAGTGAACGCCCTTGCGCACGTGGTGCGCAACACTGATGGCGCGATCATTGATGTCATGCACAAGACGATGCCGATGCTGACTAAATACGAGAAAACGCGCATTCTGGGTCAGCGCGCGAAGCAATTGAACCAGGGCGCTCAACCCATGGTTCCCGTGGACAAAAAAATAATTGACGGGTACTTGATTGCGCAGCTGGAATTGCAACAAAAGGCGCTGCCTTTCATTATACGCAGACCATTACCTGGCGGGAAATCAGAGTACTGGCGTGTTTCTGACCTGGAAATCATTTAATTGCATCGCATTGTATCGCAATGTGCGTGCGCACAACGAATAAAAAAAATATTTTCACAATGAAATATTTTTTGATAGTGGGATCAAGTCATTGACCCTTAATGCCCTTTAATAGAATTTGTGTCTTAATAGTATTTCTTGTTGTATCTCTTGTGGTGTCTCTTGCGAGTGCCGCCACCCTTCTTGGCGTATTTTTTGTAAGATTTGCTGCGGCGGCGGCCACCACCTGAGTGAGAAGTGCGAGAAGACATTTTGTTGATGGAGTTAGTTATAATATAGTCAAAGAAAAAAAAATACAAGAACACATTAATTCATTAAATTCAAAATTCAATTAAATTGTTCCTAAACCATTCACATTGGTTTAACACTTCCAGCGTTTGCCGCAATCAATGCAGGTCACAAAAGTGGTCATGGGCTCATCCGCCGAACGCGTTTGCAGCTGGTAGTACGTGCATTTGGTGGACCGACATTTGGAATTCGGGCACGTAAAATTGTCGGTGGACGCCTCCACTTTGGTTTCATATTTGTGTTTGTCGCGCAGCTGCTTCGCCTTAATGAGGGCGCTCCATTTTACGGGATTCATGTCTTGATGCGACATGAACGCCAGCTCGTGCGCTTTGATTTGTTTGGTCACCATTAACTGAATTACGCAATCACTGCCCAAGTTGATGCACACGGTGCGCAGGCGATCCGCATAAATTTGAACGAAATACCCATTGTCCCATTTTTTCACGATGTTTTTCGTGTCCGACTCACGCAGCGTGTAATTGTATATGCCTCGTTCCAGGTTGAGGGCCGCATTTGCGGCCGCATCTTGAGTCATTCCGCCATCAATGTTCCCAATGTTCTTAAACCGTTCGGTCAATTTGGCACGAACCTTGTCGCGAAATGCCTCCGGATTGGCGATCTGCAACGCAGTGATGGAGTATGAATTGGGTGCTGCGGCTGACATTGTGTTTATGGGTTCTATTTCTATTTAATACACCCATTTGTCGGATTGTCTTTATTCAATTTTTTACGAAATATAAAAAAATGAATCATTTGTTTTTTGTTTAATTGCATCATTGCTCATTGCATCATTTCATTTCTTGCCAGTGCTGCGACGAGAAGTTTTGCGTCGTTTTGTTCTACAGCCGTGTTTTTTTTTATTTTTTGTACCACCACGAAGGTGTGGTGTTCATTTTATATTTTTATAAAATACCACAACATTTAATTTGTCTAAATGTGTTCCGTGTTCCAAATGGTGTTGCACACGGCGCACAAGTAGATGTATTTCATGTTGATGTCATCGTAGCGCAGATAGATGACTTCGCGCGGAACTGCATCATCCGCGCCAGCCCCAACAGTCCCAACAGTCCCAACAGTCCCAACAGCCCCAACAGTCCCAACAGCACCAACCCCAACAGTCGCAGCACCAGTCGCTCCGCTTATCGCTTCTTCTTCTGCCGAGTTGCCCACAATTGTGGCCCGATCCGCATATTGGGTTGGATTGTGATTGCGATTGCACGGGCACTCTGTGTTCGGGCACAGAATGGTGCTGATTCGCGGCAACGTGGGATCAAATTTGGTGTATTTGTTGACAACGTGAGTGTATTGTTGATTTCCCGATTGAAGAGACGTGTGCGAAACCACGGCATTGTCAATGGTGATGGTGTCGTCTTCATGCCCGCAATTGCGACAGTAATACACGATGCCGTTTGCGTCCGTCAGCCGGATGTAGTACATGTTGCCGCATTGGGTGCAAAAATGCATTCTCTTATTTATGAATGTTGCTTAAATTAATGACACATTGTTTAATTCAATTTTTAAATTAAACAATAAATGAATGTGCGATGCATTCATGCCAATCGTTTTACGGCGTCCTGAAACGCGGTCTTCAGCTCGGGGTAATTGACGACGGTGTTCATTTGATACACGTGCGTGGTTCGCAGCGTTTCAGAGTGCGGATGCTTTGAAAGCAGGGCATCTATGGAGGCCGAATGCCGCAAATGCGATTTGCGAAATGCGGCGCACATGTGTTCGTAAAATTGATCATGAAACTCAATGTCTGCGATCACCTGTTTGAATGCGGACAACGATTTCAGCAGTTGCAACATGCTGAATTCATAGTTTTTGTACTGGATAATTCGGTGGTATGTGGCAAAATCGGCATTGGTTGCGGTGATGCCGGGCTCGTTCAGCAGCGGCTTGCTGTCCAGCAGCGACATGATGGTGAGCAGCACGGATTTAATGGTCTGGCACCCAGTCCATTGGTCCCCGCGCCAACTGTTCAAAATGCTCATGCACATTCTTCTGTTTTTGTACATGTTGGGGTGCATGCGAGTCATGCCGTCGTTCGTCAAAAACTCCACCAGCGGCGGGGAGTGCGGATAATCCGGCGGGAATTTGAATTTGTAAAAGTAGTAGCCGCCGTCATACAATGAATCTTCGGGTCCAATGATCAAAGCGTACCCGCACAACATGTCGGTTTCGCTGTGTTTGTAGTAGATGTCGGTTTCAGACGACAGGGTCATCATTTCACGCACGTCTTTCAATAATCGCATAATGGTGTCCTTGGGAATGAAGACGGGCGCAGCGGGCACGGGCACAGGCACAGATGATTGCATTTTGATAAGAATAAACAACACTTATGGTTTATGTTGATTTTTTAATAAAACATTTTTCAATAAAATGGAATGTGCCATTTTTGAGGGATCCGATATTTTACAACATTAAGCGAAAAATTGAAATAAAAAAATGTTGATTTATTGTATCAACAAACCCCGAAGTCTACGACACACCCACACCCTCCCAAGTTCAGTTCAGACCCCCTCCATCCAACCAACAACCAACAACCAACAACCACCAACAACCAACCAACAACCAACCGCGACAAATGGCAACAAAATCAAAACAGTCACAGCAGTCAACCCCGTTTGACGCGTTTATCAAACAGAGGTATTCAAAAAAAGGTGAGGTTTACACCCACACGCGCATTGGAAGTGACAAATTGGGAATATCGGGAGGCACCTACACGGTGCCGTCGGATGACATCGGAGAGTTTTACAGGAAGTACACGGATCATGTGTTCATGCAGGGTCGTCATGAATTCTTGACCGAGAAACAACTAATTGACAACGGTCCAGGGTTGATTGACATTGACGAACGCTATGCCCCTGCGATAGAAGTGCGTCAGCACACGAAGGAGCACATTTCCAATTTGGTGGAAACCGTGATTGATCAACTGTCCGACATGGTGGTGCTTACCCCCGGCACCCTGTTGCCCATTTTCGTGTTTGAAAAACCGGACGTGAATTTACTGGAGGACACCACCAAGGACGGGGTGCACATTCTGATCGGCATGAAGATGGATCGCGCGCTGCAAATGATGCTGCGCAAGCGCATGCTGACGCAGATGCCATCCATTTGGGGGGATTTGCCGTTGACCAATTCGTGGGAGGACGTTTTGGACGAAGGCATCGTGCGCGGAACCACGAACTGGCAGTTGTACGGCTCGCGCAAGCCGGGCAATCAAGCGTATGTGCTGAAGTACTGGTATGTCATGAGCCTGGACGAGGAGTGCTCCCTGGGATTTCATGAAAGAAGCGTGTCCATCTTTGACGTTCGCGTGAATTTCCAGCTGCTCACGGCGCAGTATGCGTATCACGCCGGATTTGAAATTGCGGAAGCCGTCAAGGACGAGCACGCCGCCATGAAACAAACCATGGTCGGGCCCAAACAGCGCCGAGTAAAAGCAGCAGCAGCAGCAGCAGCAGCAACCGCGGCTGCATCAGAAGATGGTTCTGGTGCTGGCGGCGCCGCTGCAGGCTCTGGTCCAAAGATAATGTTTCAACCCCCGCACGTGGAAATCATCCAGCTGTCGGACATTACGGACGAAGAGAAGTTGAATGCAGCGATTGAGCAAATGTATTCGTCAATTGAGCAACGCGCGTACGAGTTGCGCGAAACGCACGATTACACCATGTGTTTGCCGGCGGCATATTATGATTCGGAACCCAAGTGGATTCGCGTGGGATGGGCGCTGCGCAACACCAGTCCGCACCTGTTCCTCACGTGGATGTCGTTCAGCGCCAAATCCACCAAGTTCGCTTACAGCATGATCATTGAATTCTACGACAAGTGGCAGCAGTTCGGAATGAACACGCCCGCCGACGGCCGTTGCCTGACCAAGCGCTCCATCATGTACTGGGCCAAGACCGATGCCCGCGAAGCCTACGACGACATCCGCCGCAAGACGAACGAGTATTACATGGAGGAAACCATGAAAACCAAAGATGCAACCGACGTGGATTTGGCGCACGTGGTCTACAATTTTGCCAAGGACAAGTTCGTGTGTGTGAGCATCAAGACCAATTCCTGGTTTTCATTCAACGGGCAGCGGTGGGAGGAGTGCGATTCCGGCAACGCGCTGCGGCTCATGATTTCCAAGGACATTTACACCATGTATCATGCCAAGCAAATTGAAAACACGGCGCTGATGAACCAGCAGGACCCCGGCAGCGACGAGTGGAAGGACAAGAGCATCCGCGCCGAGAAATACACGGAGATTTGCATGCGGCTGAAGACCACGACGTTCAAGAACAACATCATGAAGGAGGCGCGCGAGCTGTTTTACGACAAGAATTTCGTGGACACGCTGGACACCAATGCGTACCTCATGTGCTTCAGCAACGGCGTCGTGGACTTCTCGGAGAAGCGCTTCCGCCGCGGGCAGCCCGATGACAACATCAGCAAGTGCACCAACATTGACTACATCCCGCTGGACCGCGTCAAGCACGCCACCACGATGGCCGAAATCAACGACTTCATGGCGCAGCTGTTTCCGTTGGACGAGCTGCGCAGCTACATGTGGGACCATCTGGCGTCCTGTTTGATCGGCGTCAACCGCGAACAAACGTTTCAGATTTACGTGGGTGCAGGCAGCAACGGCAAATCCAAGCTGACCGAACTCATGTCGCGCTGTTTCGGCGAATACAAGGCCACCGTGCCCATCACGCTCATCACGAACAAACGAAACGGCATTGGCGGCACGTCGTCCGAAATTGCGCAGCTCATGGGCATCCGATACGCCGTCATGCAGGAACCGTCCAAGGGTGACCAAATCAACGAGGGCGTGTTGAAGGAGGTGTCGGCGGGCGACCCGTTGCAGGGGCGTGCGCTCTACAAGGACATGGTCACCTTCATCCCGCAGTTCAAGCTGGTGGTGTGCACGAACACCATGTTTGAAATCAAGAGCAACGACGACGGCACCTGGCGCCGCATTCAGAAGGTGGATTTCATGTCTAAATTCTGCGACGAGCCAAACCCCAGCGGCGACGTGGACAACCCGTACCAATTCAAAATTGACCGCATGCTGGACGAGAAGCTGAAGCGCTGGGCGCCCACGTTCATGTCCATGTTGGTGGAGCACGTGTTCAAAACGAACGGCCTGGTCAAGCCGTGCAGTCTGGTGACCGCCAGCAGCCAAAAATACCGGCTCGGTCAGGACTATTTGTCCGAATTTGCGCGTGACAAGATTAAGATGCAGCAAGGCGGCCGCGGCATTAAGAAGACCGAGTTGTATGAAACGTTCAAACAGTGGTATGTTCGCGGGCACGGGCGCGATGTGCCGAAGGGTGCCGAGCTGTATGAATTCATGGACAAGAAGTTCGGTAAATACACGAACGGGGCGTGGCGCAGTGTGGCGATCATTTACGACGAGGAGCAAGATGCGCAGGAAGTTGCAGACGAGCAATGAGACAGCGAGATTTGATTTCATGATCATGCACAACACCACAATCACAACACCACAACACACAATCACAACACCACAACACACAATCACAAACCAATCAAACAACACAATGCATGCATTATATTTTTTTATTTCATAAATATAATACAACAACCCAATGAATAATTCTGCACTCCCAGATGCGGACTCTATTGCAGCCGCTTCTAAAAGCATGCAACTTCAGCAAGCGCAGCTCATGGATCAAATGAATCAAATCATGAATGATTCAAACTTGACATGTGGGCCCGGAACAGCTTGCTACAATGATCAACAAATCACGAATGCGCGGAATGCCTACAATGCAGCAGTCATCACCGAAAAAACCGCCCCTAAAAACGTAGACACCACTTTTAAAAACTATCTCGTGGCTTACCAAGGGCAAACCCAAGCCAACGAAACGTTGTTAAAACGATACATTGCAAACGGAAAAATTGAAAAAGCAAACTACACGGATCAAGTTGATGGGTGGATAAAAAACATGACCAACAAAATCAACACAAATGCCGGATACGCGGCCACCATCAATTCATTGGGAAAGAGTAACAATGCAATTAAAACCGTGTTGGATCAAGGAAATATAGCCAACACCAATGCAACCAATACCATGAATGTATTGGAACGCAAAATTTATTACACCAATCAGCAGGTGGCGGTTGTCAACAGTGTGGAGTATTACGTCAAATTGTTGTATTGGTTGGCATTTATGACATGGGGATTTTGCGTCATTTACACTCGCGCGTTCACCCTCAAAACGGCGGGGATGTTTGTGCTGTTCACCGTAATCATTCTGATGCAACACTTGATCATGGACGGCATCATATACTGCCTTAAATTCATCATTCCAAACAACACGTATTTGACGTGGTAAACGGGAACCTAGGTTCCCGTAAACCCTCCGTCACTTTCATGTGGTCGCAATGTCACACTGGTCATGGTTACATAAAAAGGAGGGCTTACGGGAACCTAGGTTCCCGTATCCCGTGGTTAAAACGCCGTGTTCATGTCAAATATGTCGTCGGTTTTGGTTTTTTCGGCCAGCGCGTATTCGCTCACCTTCTTTTCAAAGAAGTTGCACACCGACGGCAGGCTGATCATCTCCATGAAATCAAACGGGTTCGCGGAGCCGTACAGCTTGTCGTATCCGAGCTGCACCACGAGCCGGTCCGCCACGAACTCAATGTACTGCGTCATCAGCTTGGCGTTCATGCCGATCAGCCGACACGGCAGCGCCTCGCAAATGAACTCGCTCTCAATTGCCACCGCTTCGCGCACAATTTCCGTCACGCGCGCCTTCTGCGTGCGCTTGCTCATCTTGTTGTACAGCAGCACCGCAAACTCGGTGTGCAGCGCTTCGTCGCGCGAAATGAGCTCGTTGCTGAACGTGAGTCCCGGCAGCAGGCCGCGCTTCTTCAGCCAGAAGATGGAGCAGAACGCGCCCGAAAAAAAGATGCCCTCCACGCAGGCGAAGGCAATGAGCCGCGTTTGGAACGAGCTGCGCTTGTCGTGGATCCAGCGCTGCGCCCATTCCGCTTTCTTCTTGATGCACTCAAACTGGTCCATGGCGTGGAACAGCTGGTGCCGCCGGGCCTCGTCCTTGATGTAGCTGTCAATCAGCATGCTGTACACCTGCGAGTGGATGTTTTCCATGGCGATTTGAAACCCGTAAAAGGCGCGGGCTTCGGCCAGCTGCACGTCCGTCATGAACCGCACCGCCAAATTCTCCAGCACGATGCCGTCGCTGGCCGCAAAAAATGCCAGAATCATGGAAATGAAGTAGCGCTCATCTTCGTTCAGGACGTGGTTCCAGTGCGGGGCGTCGCGCGACAGGTCAATCTCTTCCGCGCGCCAAAAGCAGTCCACCTGTTTTTTGTACATGTTCCATATGTCGTTGTCCTTGATGGGAAACAGCACATAACGATCGTGGCTTTCGGTGAGCAGCAAGTCTTTGCCCTCTTTTGACGACACGGACACCTCCTTTCGCAAGGGCTCATGATCCTCCACCAATGCAGGTGCATTGGTCGTCATGTGGTTGTTGTTGTTTTCGTTTTCAATCAATGCGTCGGACTCCATGTATTTGTTTGATGCGTTGTGCTTAATATATTTATATCAAATATTTTATATAACAACCCAAAATCGGATTCCGGACCACAATACGCCCCTGACGACCACAGGACGCCCATGTTTAAATATCCGCACGGGTTATCATGCGACGGGGTTCAAATTGCAAAAGACGACATGAGTGAAATTGAAAACGATCAAAAATGGGACGAAACTATGCGAGAACTCTTTCAAAATGCAATGCGCATTCGCAAAGCCATGCGCATCAACCCATTGCTTCGTCCCATTTTTCACAAATACAAACGCACCTGCCGAGAGATATTGCAGCAAAAAAAAGATGAAGTGAATCAGCTATTAGTGCTATGCGATTATTGCGATTCATGCAACAACCACGACGGCTCAAATCATGAACTGAGATTGATTCATTCAGAATTGAGAGAAATCAAGACCCAAATAAATGGTTTAGAAGAAATGGACCCGAACCTTGATGATTCAGAATCAGATTCGTCGCATTCGGACGCGTCCGATGCGTCCGATGCGTCCGATGCGTCCGATGCGTCCGATGCGTCCGATGACGATGCCAGTTTGCATAGTCATTCTTCCTCCTCCCATTCTTCTTCTTCATCTTCTTCTTCACATTCATCTTGCAACTTGGACGACATATCTGACTTCTGCGATTGACCATTTAATTTTTTTGGGGTGTGGGATTGGTTGTCATTTTATTCCGCATTCTCTCTTTAACAGACCATAAGGTTTAAGCAACTGCGCCAATCGTCGTCGTCGTTCCGCAAATACCCGTTTCCACCGGCGTTGAATCAGCCGAATCCAGAACGTGTGGAAGATTGCCACGCATTCGCCGTCGGGTTCCAATGTAACCGTCCGCACGATTTCAAGCATCGGAAACATGTTGGGGCGATTCACGATATCCCAATGTGCGCGCACGGCCGAGCCGGCGAGGCCGAGTCTGCGCGTTGCAATGAATTCAGCACAGCTGTTGTCATACAAATCAGACAATGGAACGTCCCACATGAATAAAAAATGTCCGGAAACGTGGGGCCGGCACGGTCCATGCAAAAATGCATTGTGCAATTCACATATGCCCAATTGAAGCGGTTCCTTCATGGATAAATTAACTTACACACTGACACAGAATACATAAAATGTATGCAAATCTTTATTACATTTGCATTTATATAAATCGTGCAATTTCATAATTGCATGTTGTCCAATATAAAAATATTTATATGTATATATAATATATTTCAAATACATAATATAAACACACAGACATGAATTCCAATTTGCGAAGCATCTCTCGGTCATTCATGAGCGGTGTAAAATCTGCCGAATCAGGTGCTCAAACCCTGTCCACCGACAAAAATGTGCTCTACATCATGCTGATCATTGCAGTGGTGACCGTGATGGGATATTTGATGATGGGCAATTTTGAAGCAGTTGCATTTTTCGCGATTGTTGCATATTTAAGCACATTTTTCACAAAGAACATGGTCGTTGTGTTTTTAATTTCAATTTTAGCAACAAATTTCCTCATGATGACGAAGATTCGGTATAGTCGCAAGGAAGGCATGACAATGCCCGCGGCGGACCCATCCACGGACCCATCCACGGACCCATCCCCAACTCACGATTCATCCCATTCGCTCATTCCAACCCCATCCCTATCCCCATCCAACGATCCAATCAATCCAACCAATCCAATCAATCCAACCAATCCAACCGATAAACCAGAACCCAAACCAACCAACCAATCCTCCGCAAAAACAAGCGGTGGAAAAAACAAGGAAGGCATGAACGGAAAACTCGCTCCAGCCAATTTCAATGACGACTCGGAGGATGAAGGCACCGGCAACGGCGCCCCGTTTCCAAATAAAAACAAAAATGTGGAAAAAGCGCACGACAATTTGCAGAACATTGTCGGCGGCCCAATGAATGCCGAACAAACCGACAAAATCATGGAGCAGCAAAAGGTCCTGATGGACAACATGAAGACCATGCAGCCATTTCTTGAAACGGCCGAGCGATTTCTGGACAAGTTCAACATGAAGGGCATTGACGGTCTGCTTGGAAAAATCGGAATGGGCGGCGGCAGTCCCAGTCCCAGTCCCAGTTCCGGCGCTTAAAAAAGGTGTGACATTTTAACATTTAAACATCTTCATATTTTAATATGTTTAAATTGTAATACAATACAATTTAAATTCATTGCAATGGGTGCAGCTGCAAGACGTTGTCCTCCAGGCGTGTTCTGTATTGAGAATGTGTCATTCACAATTTTAGCAATCATGGTTGCGGCAGCAGTTGGGTATTTCATGAAGGGATCATTTTCTCAGAACCAATCACCACAACCACAACAATCACAACCACAACAACAGAACCAATACAATAAACCACATGTACCATCTATGTTTCAGTCACGCGCCAATTATGGCGTGTCCAATGCGCAAGAAGACGTGCTGCTGAATCCGTATGTGCCGCCCCTGCGCGATGACCGCACGATGTCAATGGACATTCGCGGACCAATTGTTGCAGCAGTGCCAATCAACGTGAGCACGCAGGGAACAGCCAATGCCGCATACCGTCAGGTGGGCATTTTGACGCGCATCAACGGGCCCGAAACCATCCTGCCTCTCATGGGGCGGCCGCTGTTCCGAAACCGCGACAAGTGGCAGTTTTACACCATCAGCGAAAAGAGCAATTTCATAAAGCTGCCCATTTCGGTCAAGGGGCGCAGCTGCACCAACGAGTACGGCTGTGACAACGTGTACAACGGCGACACCGTGTATGTGGAGGGCTACAACGACGCGTTCAAGGTGACCGCCTACGACAATTCCGTCATGCAGTATTTGCCGTTCTAACTACTGGGGTCTAGATCACCCTCATAGGGAGGAGCAGTAGTGACAGTTGATGCACCGACTGTAGTGGATGCAGTGGACGTTCCTGTAACCGATCCGCCGCCGCCCTGCGCGTTTTGAACGATGCACATTTTTGAGTTGGGGTCCCAGATGGTTGATGGGGGGTTGCAGCACGCACCTTCATAACAACCCAACAAGCTGGATGCATTTGCGCCACCGCTGCCATTGAGGTTGGGATTAACCACAGACCCCACTCGCGAGGGGTCAAACTCCCACGTGTATTCGTCAAAATTCAGTTTATCACGGCGATTGATGTCGCCGACTGCATTGTACATGTAGATGACGCCAACCGCGATGGATGCAATGATCATGAACCCCGCAATGTAATTTGGCACAAATCCCATATTTGCTAAAACCGCCAGGATCAGCACAGGAATGCACATGTAAATGAAAATTTTCATGACTCCCGCTTGCGCCATGAAGCGTTTTCCATAATACGTGTTGATTTCAATCATGCGTTCTTTCCCGGCACGGCTGCTTTCCAGTTCTGCGATCTGCTCTTGCGCATCCTTCAATTCTTGATCTATCACATTCTGCAATGCGGTCGCAGTTTCCGCTTCGGACTGTTCGCTGGCCACGCATGTTTGTTGAACCTGTCTAAGTATTCCAGCTGAGTTCAATAAACTGGTCCACAGCGCTTCATTTTTTGTCATTTGAGCCGATATATTCGTTCGTTCGGTTGCATCGGATGTTGTAGAGAGCCTGCTCATTAAATTAACATTCGCTTCTTTCAGCTGTAGCACATTCGTATTTAATTGTTCCTGCGATTCGCTTAATGTGGCGCATGAAGTAGTAACCATCTGTATTGCGTGTTTTGTATTATAATTACAATTTATTATTATTTACAATTTATTATTATTTACAATTTATCATCATTGCAATAAATTGTCAATAAATTGTCAGTGTTCAATTTACAAAATTTACAAATGTTTGACCGTTTTATACAATAAAACCAATGCGATTAATCCAAACAGGACCAGTGCGTATTTTTGACTTTCATTCATCATTTCGCTTATTTCCAATGCCGCATCCATTGTTGGATTGGCATTTTTGAATCCTTCCTGATTTTGATTCATAAGTGAATTGTAGGCCTGTATGTCGTCATTCAATTTTGAAACAGTTTTTTTTGTGTATGCATTTAATTTAGATGCGGTGGTTGCACTCTGTTTGCCTTGATCCGCGTAGTTTGACACGGCATTCACCAACTGTTCGTTGGTTGCATTCATGTTGCTCACGGTGGTTCCCAATCCGCTCACGATGTTGATGTTGTTTGCTGACCCAGATTCCGACGACAATTTCATGAGGTCATCCATCATCGTTTTGTGATATGTCATTTGCTGACTTATCATTCGGTTGTAATCTTGTTCAGATTGATCCAGTGCGCGCGTTGCATGCGTGCTTTCCGGCATTACCCCTGCATTTGCAGCAGCCGACTGTGATTGTGATTTTGGCATTGGAATACACAACTAACTATTATTAAAATACAAATATATTATATTTTAATTATATTATTTTTGACAAATGTTTACATGTTTACATGTTTACATGTTTATATTTGCGACGAATTTGGATCATTCGTTCCACTTGAATCATCCATCATTCCGCTGGAATCATCCATCATTCCGCTAGAATCATCCATTCCTTGCGTCGTCGTCGTTGTCGCAGCAGGTTGCACGACATTCATTTCCGTTTTAATCGTTTCCGGCAATTCATCCGCCGTCAAAAACCGATATGCAAAATATGCCAACAATAATCCCAACACCACCGCCACTCCATATTTGATTCGGGAATACAACAACACGTGTTGCGTCTCATTTGCATCCACATCCAACTGATTGTGCGCTTGAATCTTTTCATTTATTTTGGCTTCGTCTGTTTTAAGTGCATCCGACAAGCTGGTCAGCTGATCCCGTTGCTGGTCGGTAAATCCTTCTTTTGTTGTGCCGCCCGTCTGTGCATTGGGGGGAGGTATTTTCAAATCGTCGGACAGAGCCGTGATCTGTTTATTGATCTTGTACATTTGTTTCAATATTTCAATGCCGCCATTCCCACCCAGTTTGGTGTAACCGTATGGCGGCGTCATGCTTTGCACATTGTCCTCTTGCCCTCCTCCTCCTCCGTTGGAAGGGGCTCCCGCAACTTTCCCGTAGCACGTGTTTGCAAACGCGCTGTTTCCATTGGTTGTGTTAATGTAGGTGGCATTGTAATACGTAACAGTGTCGTACACGTGAGCGGGATCATCCGTTGCGGCGCGCTGACACGCTTCCGCCGACGGCTGCACGCCCAAGAACTGCCAACTGGGAATGGACATCTTTGCCAGCTGCGGCGGAAATTGACCCTGCATGGCATTCATGTTCGGCGTGGTTTTCCATCTCATTTTTTCAAATGCAGAGTAGTTGCGGTTGAATTTGGAGGACGCGGTGTTGGACGCCAGCGCGGCAGCCGTTTGCAATCCGGCTGCAACGCCCCCCGATGACGGGGCTGCGCTGTTCCAAAACATGGTCTGCCCTCCAAAGGTTCCCACATACGATGTTCCGCCATCCCCCGAAGCTTGTCCACCCGGATTTGGATTTGCAAAATTGAGGTTGTTGAGAAATTCATACCCCGGCACGGACCTGCACTTGTTCCAATATTGATACACGCTCTCCGCTTCCCCCATGGCCGGATTATTTCCCATGTTCCGGTTGTACAAGGCTTGAAGCCAACCCATCAAATCATACGCGTTGTACGTGGCCAGTCCCGGCGCGGAATAGGAGGGATTGTTGTTGGCTTGGTTCGTGCAATTTCCGCCGTTCACCGTGTAGCCATTGAAAATACACTGGTTGGCGTCCTGCCAGTTGCACTGCGCATTGGGGGACAATTTGGCAAATGCGAATGTGCCAATGGGGCCTTGTCCCGCAATGACCGGTGCGCTTCCCGACGTCAGTCTATATGCATTCAACCAGCACTCTGCAAAAAACCGGAACTGCAGACTGATCTCGTTGGCGGGCGCAAAATTCACATCGGAAAATTGGGAGTCTGGCGACCACGTTTGCAAATTCGTGGTGGTGTTCACCGTCATGGGCGCGTCAGCTGCGTTCGTGGTGCCGGTCGGAATTTGCATTGCGAAGCTGCGCCAATCGGTTCCACCCGTGCGCAACACCAGCACCGGTATGATATTGTTTATCACCGGATTGTTGAATGCCTTGCACCACGCATCCGTCGCCGCAGCATTGCCGGACACGGGACAGTTGGGCAAAACGGACGGCAGTTCGTTCACCGGTTTTATGCCTTGGGCGTTTTCGCTGTACAGCAAGCACTGATTCGGATTGCAATCAATGCCGCACCCCGAGTTGGAATACAGCGCATACGCACAATCCTTGGTGTCCACGCAGGATTTGAAACACGCGTCTTCTGTGCCGTTGGATGGAAACGGATACGCCGGCGTTAAATTGTTTTTAAATTCGTTCGGGTTTTTGATGTTGTACGGGTATTTGCGCTGCTGCTGTTTATTTATTTCGGCTTCCACCTGCTGCAAATATGTTTTATACAGTTGGTTGTATTTAGCAATCAATTGATCCAAATCCGCTGTTTTTTTTTTAATTTGCACTAAATCTTGGGTTGGACCAATTGTTGGATTGGTTGTATTGGTTGGATTGGTTGTATTGGTTGGATTGGTTGTATTGGTTGGATTGGTTGTATTGGATGACATTTATATCAGAAGTTATTAGATGCTAATATAACTACTATATTATATTTTTTTAAACCAACCACAATGGTCTCATACATAATGAATGCGAACCACGGGTCCGGAATTGTCGGATTCGCTGTATCCAAATGAAGGAATGTATCCACCTATCAAATTGGTCATGTAAATGATGACTGCAATCGCAAACCCAATGAGAATGATCCAGCAAACGATGATTCCGGCAGTCGTCGCCGTGTCCGACGTTAAATTTCTGATTGTAATCACCAGCACAACAATGGAAATGATGAATAACAATATAAATTCATACATGTACGACCGACGCGTGTAAACCGAATATTCATTTTGTGCATTTAGCGTTTCATCAATGTTGATGTTGAATGTATCCACCATTTTATTTTATTAATGATAATTTGATTTATATTGTGATTATTTTATTTTTTAAATCTCATCACTATTTATAACATTTTCAAATTACTAAATTTATTTGAAAATGAGAAGATCTAGAAAAAATAAAAGAGGAGGAGACCCTACCGACCCTACCAAACCTACTATACCGATTCCGGTCAGTGCTATCAATGCATTGGCCAAGACTGCCACTCAATTAGCAGGTGAGCTTGGAAATCTTATTCCATCTGTACCAGCAGTTCAATCCGATCTATCTGCTACTTCCAATGCTGGTTCTGATCAACCATCCAATGCTGCTGTTCAATCCCCTAATTCTGAAGCTTCATCACTCAATCCGGGTGTAGACCCAAATGCTGTTCAACCCAATGATGCTGGTTCTGATCAACCATCCAATGCTGCTGTTCAATCCCCTAATTCTGAAGCTTCATCACTCAATCCGGGTGTAGACCCAAATGCTGTTCAACCCAATGATTCTGCTGGTACTTCTGCTGCTGTTGTTCAACCCAATAATGCTGGTTCTGATCAACCATCCAATGCTGCTACTTCTGAACCCGCATCTCTTCTTACGCCTGAAACTCCGATACCTTATGGCAATGGGAGTAACAGTATACTTTATGGTAAGATTGCAACTATACTTAATAATATGATAACCAATCCTGCAAACTACAATAAAAAAAATATACCAGAACAACAATTGCAAACACTATTAACTCAAATACAATCAGCAAAAACTGTAGTGGAAGTATCAAACATTCTTAGAGCAAATGGAATTGCTCCGGTTGGCAACGGTTCAAAACAATATTTCAGCATGAACATGACCGGAGGCACAAAAAAACGCAAGAGAACCAAGATGACCACCCGCAGAAAAACAAGAAAACTGAGAAAAACAAGAAAAATGAGAAAAATGAAAATGAGAAAAATGAGAAAAACGATGAAAATCTAAACAGAATGCAAAACGTTCACGCGGTGGATTTTGATTTTGTTTCGGTTTCTCATTTTCATTTAATTTATATGTTATATGATATATATACTTATATGTTATATAGTTAAAAATAATTATATTTAGAATAACAGAATAACAATGTCTGCACATGAAACAGGACCAGAAGCAAAAGCAGGCACAGAAGTAAAACCAGATGGAGCAAAAGCAGAAGTAAAACCAGTAGCAGGCACAGAAGCAGAAGTAAAACCAGTAGCAGGCACAGAAGATTCAGTTCCTCCACCACAAGTGCCGCCAGCAGCAGCGGGAACACTTGGAGCACCAGCACAAGCAGCAGAAGTATCTGGAACAGAAGTATCTGGAACAGGAGCACCAAAACCAGGCACAGAAGGAACACTTGGAACAGCAGCAGCAGGAACACTTGGAGCACCAAAACCAGGCACAGATTCAGCACCAGGTTCAGATGCAGCAACAGTACCAAACCCAGTGGCACTAGTAGCAACACCAGGTTCAGAAGTACCAAACCCAGGTTCAGAAGCAACACCAGATGCAGCAACAGTACCAAACCCAGGTTCAGAAGCAACACCAGATGCAGCAACAGTACCAAACCCAGGTTCAGAAGCAACACCAGATGCAGCAACAGTACCAAAACCAGATAAGACGGTGATCGCGAATTTAACCGAACAATTCGCAGCTGCAATGCAGAAGATTACAGCACCACCTCCGCCTCCGCCTCCGCCTCCACCTCCGCCTCCACCTCCGCCTAAGGGAGGCACAAAAAGACGCAAAAGTAAACGCAAAGGCAAACGCAAAAGCAACAGCAACCGCAAAAGAAAAATAACCGTGAAACACTAATATTTATTTATGGTTCAATGGAAGGGGGAAGGGGAAGATGAGGAAGCGGAAGCGGATGATGAAGCAGAGGGGCCAACCATTTTATAAATGAAATATGAAATAAACCCAATTCCCAATAATAAATAAATGACTCGCAATATGCTGTACAAATATGTAGTTTTTTCAATGGATTTGGCTTCATCCACCATGGATATTTGATTTGTGGTTGCAGGGCACGATTCTTTGCAACTTGCGGGACAGCTTGCAGTGGAATCCACGCATGGACAGTTTTGGGGAGCGCCGGATGCATCAAATGTGCAAGCGGGCAATTGTGGCAGACCGCCCATGTTGGTGAACGGCTTATACACCATCGTGTCCGTCATCATGAACGCATTTTTGCTGTCCAATGATGCAGTTTGCTTTGCAAGTATTGCATTTAATCTGGAATTTTCACTGGTCAGCGTGTTCACAGCGGTTTCGCGTTGATCCAGTTCGGCTTGTAGTCCCCCACTGAACGTGTTCATTCTAGCATACAGCGACGTCAGGTTTGCTTGCATTGCAGCATGTGCATCTGCCGCGCCGGGAAGGTTCGGATTCACGTTGTAATTCGCATACACGGTCGGATAATTCTCCATGAGATTATCAAACTGAGTTTTTATATCGGTGAGGTTTTGGGTGGTGTACGACGACATTTGTTGTGTCTATTGTGTCTATTGTGTCTATTGTGTGTGTCTAACAAATAAAAATATATTATATGCACATATTTTTATATACAAGGGGGTCGGCGTCTAAACACCCGTCAATGAATGGACAAAGAACAAAATGGGGGCTTGGTTTATCCGATTCATTTGGTGGTGCAAACGCGATAATATGGGGTGTTTACCGCCGTTTTGCTGAACCGATCAATTCGGCACACCTGTCCCGGGCGCATGCCGATCGCCATGGCAACCGGGTCGTACCGTGAAATGTTCGGCAGCATGTCGGGATTTATGATGTTGTACTGCGCCATCATTGCCTGCGTCTCATGCTCCGTCAGAATGGTGTGCTTGGGCACGTATGCGTGCTCCAGTATGTTGAATTGCAGCCGGTCCAGGCTGAATATGACCATGTGAATGCCTTCCTGTTCCCATATTTGACTCAGCGCCGCAATGCTGGTGTCGTTCATTTCGGCCTTCATCACGATGATGAGCGAGTCCGGTTTGGACAACGTTTTCTCTAAATGGTACAAATCATTCACGTAATCCACGATGGTCTCGCGGCGCAACGGCTTTCCTAAATGGTATTTCACGTACGCCTTCTGCCCCGACTCTTTCACCACCAGCATGTCCAGCTGCCGGTTCGTGTTCATGGCGTGCACTTCGTTCATTCCGAAATTGTCGTACTGTCCCACGTCGTAACCCTGGGCTTTCAACAGGCTCAGCAGGTTGGTGCGCGATTTGTAAATCGCAGTGATGGTTCCACTGGCATTTCCTGATAAGATGGCGGCGGAAGCAGCGGCTGCAGTGGACATTGCGGTTGATGGATGTTGTGTTGTTAATGTTAAATGATGCACATATATTTAATTCAATTTTTAAATATATGTGTGTAAAATGCACAAAACATGGGTGGGGGAGGGCGTGATTTCATTTTAGTTGCGGCTCTTGCTGCGCTTGCTGCGCTTGCTACGTTTGCTGCGCTTGCTGCGCTTGCTACGTTTGCTGCGCTTGCTACGTTTGCTGCGCTTGCCAGACTTTAGGCCACCTGTGTGTTTATACGCTGCTGCTTTTGCTGCTTGTGCTTCTTGCTGGTACTTAGACACATATTGATTCGCAGCATCATACCTCATATAGGTGTAATTAATTGGGAAATCCATGACAAGATCATCGGGATACGTCACCCGAGCCGGAACGTTGTCGCTCAACTCGGCATGGTGCTGCAAATCATGATCGGCAACATACCTTTCGGCATTATTATAAGTATTCAAATTAAAGACACCGAATGTGGTCATATTTGCTTATGTAATCCACAACTATTTTATTTTATTGATACGCAGCAACAATGGTGGAGCCAACCACAATTTGCCGGTTTCCGCCCGTGGAAGTCAATGAAGACCCGCCGCCCGACTGGAACCCGCTGTTCAGCGCGCCCTTTTTGCGCGGAGCGGTGCAGCCCCCCGCGCGGCACTGCTGCAGTCGCGTGTTCCGAATGGTGGCATTGTTGCTCCTAAATGACAGCGGCACGCCGTTGGCGTTGATGGAGGACTGTCCGATTGCGTTGTTGCGTTTTCGCTCAATGTAGAGTTCGGTGTCGTGATTCTGGGTGGCCCACTTTTTGGGCCCCCCCTCACAATAAGCGCTGCTTGCAGGGCTGGCATAATTCGCGCCGCCTAAAGTGCGCAGGTACACGGATCGCCCCATTGCAAAGTCGTTGCCGCCGTCGCTCGGGTAAAACTTGGCCGGCATGGCCGACGGGCTTTTAAGCACCGCATTGTTGTCGGCCTGCTTTATCAAGATGCCCTGATCTGCCGGTCCGTTGAACTGGGCTCGTAGGGTAGGATAATACGTCAATTTCACCATTGGGGTTGGGGTTTGTTGTATTTGTATTTATAGTATTTACATAATACAATTATATGAATTGTTACATAACACAATTAATACAACAATGACAATGCAATTCCTAAATATTTTGACAAATTAATGTGAACGACGCCTCCTTGTGCGCATTTTTATTGAACGTTTGCGACGATGCGAACGCATTTTTCTTCCACCAACCTTTGGAATTGGATTCCCTTGTGAGGCTTGCAATTGCAATTCTCGCTGATAACGATTCATCATAATTATAATTAACCGTGGGTATGATTTAACATTATATTTATTTTTACTAAGAGATGAATGCTATTAAAGGATGCTGGCAACGACCGCCACTTTTCCGGCAACGTCGCTGATTTTTCCGGCAACAGAGCCGACCCGACGGATGACGGGGAGCACCTTCTTTTGCAAAAACCCTTTTTGTTGGGGCTGATTGGGTTGCTGGGAAGCAGAAAAACTTAAACCCAGCAAATGGTTCAGATTGGAATTATTGGCATTTGAATTTAGGGCTGTGTGCGCTGCATTTGCATTTGCTTTTGCATTTGAATAAATGGGGGACATCATTGGATAAGAGGAAGATGGATTGGGTTTCAAAGGGGGGGGGGTTATAACATGTGCCCACATTTTTAATTTTAATTTTCTACTGCACCAAATGGACTCTAAAAATGGTGCACACGACGCCACGCGCTTTGAGAGGCGTTGCTCGCATTCCCGCCAAACGCAAAATCGTTGTATGTGCGGTTAATGGCCTGATTCTTCTTAAAGTTGGTGTAGTCGGATCCGTCATACACGTATTTCACGTTGCAGGTGGACGAAGGAATGCCCGTGCCGTCATTTGTGGCCTGCACGTGCCCCGCAAACATCTTCCATGCACCAATGTCGGAGCTGCGTATATTGTTCACCTGATTCGACCCACCAGACACGTAAGTCTGACGCCCTAAATAATCGCCGGCATTGTTCACCCGACGAAACGGCGTGCACACGGGTTTTTGACCATTCACCAGGCCCGAAGCGTATTGGCCGTTCCATGCCTGCCTTAATACCAACCGATCCATGCTGCGTTCGTTTCCACCCTCCATGCCGCTGCCACCGTGCGTGCCTGCCCCACCACCTAACAGCGCGGGGGAGTACCCGTTGTAACCGCCGCCCAACGGACTGGGTTTTCCGGTGGGGGACACAAATGAGTTCGGATTCTGGGTCACACCCGACATTCCGCGCGAATAACCAATTGACACATTAGACATTGTGATGTGATGATTGCTAATAATAAGATTGTTTTATAATTATGATATAATATATTTCATATAATAAAATTAAAAATAAATGGATTTTGACTAAATGTTGCAATGTTAAATGTTGAAATGTTGAAATGTTAAATGTCATGGACTTTGGACCCCATTTGTTCTATTCCGTCATGATGCGGGGTGCGATGTTCATGGTCTGCAGCTCCTGAAACAGCAGCTTGCATGCATACGGAATTTCCACATACGCGAATTCGGTGCGATTCTCGCACATGTGGCAGCAGTGTATGCCCATCTTGTCATTCACCGCCGCAATCATGCCGCAGCATTTGCACACGTGCACCTGGTACCTGTCCGATGAATCGTACATGCGTCCGCGCGTGAAGCGGGACGCCCCGTGTGCCACCATGCTGTCGCGCTCCATTTCGCCAAACCGATGCCCGCCATCGCGGCTGCGCCCCTCCGCCGGCTGCCGCGTCAGATTCACCATCGGCCCAATGGACCGACTGTGCTGCTTGTCGTTCACCATGTGCTTCAAGCGCTGGTAGAATGCGGGACCGATGAACACGCTCGTCTCAATCTGCTCTCCCGTCAGCCCGTTGTACATCAGCTGGTTGCCGTTGCACTCGTACCCCAACTTCATCAGCTCTCGCCGAATGGTTTCAATGTCCAGCTCGCCGAACGAGGTGCCGTCTCCAAATAGGCCCAGCTCCACCAAAACCATGCCCAGCAGCGTTTCTTTCAGCTGACCGATCGTCATGCGCGACGGAATGGCGTGCGGGTTGATGATGATGTCGGGACGCAGCCCCTGCGCCGTGAACGGCATGTCGCGTTCAGGGATGATGTTGCCCAGCGTGCCCTTCTGCCCGTGCCGCGAGCTGAACTTGTCCCCGATGACCGGCTTTCGCAGAGTGCGCACCTTCACCTTGCAAATGCAGTACCCCTCCCCATTCCGCTCCAAGAAATTGCGGTCAATGTAGGACTCCTCGTGCGTGCGATACGCGCGGCTCTGATCCTCGTATTTCAGCACTTTGGTGGGGTCGTTCCGGTTGATCGGCACCACCTTCGCAATGATGATGTCGCGGTTCTCCACCAGCGTGTTTTCCGGCATCACGCCCTTGGCATTCACTTTTTCATAATTCCCGAATTTCATGCCCTTGGTTTTGGCGGGGTCGGGCTTGCAGCGCACCTCTTCATCCCCGTTGATCTTCTTGTCCTCGTCCTTTTCGGTGTGGTAAATCACCGTCTGAAACAGGCCGCGATCAATGGAGCCCTGGTTCATCAGAACGCTGTCCTCCTGGTTGTAGCCCGTGTGCGTCATGATCGCAACGATGACGGGCCCCCCCGACGGAATCTTGTCCAGCTTGAGCATGCCCATGACGCGCGTGTCCACCAGCGGACGCGCCGGGTTCGTCATCACGTACGCCGTCTTGTCCATGCGCTTGTCAAAATTGGTCACGTACATGCCCATCGCCTGCTTGGCCATCGCCGACTGGTACGTGTTCCTCGGCGACTGGTTGTGCTCCGGAAACGGGATGCAGGACGCAATCACTCCGAAAATGGTGCTGGGATGAATCTCGCAGTGCGTGTATTTGTATTTGAACGCGTCATCGCGCGGGCAACACAGGTCCGACGGCTTCATGGCAATCATGCTGAAGTTCTGCTCCTCGGGATCAATGTATTCTATGACCGCATTGTCAATCTTCAAATCCGTGAGCAAATCGTCCCACCCCAGCTCCTTGTTTCTCAACCGCTGGATGATGTCCTTGGTGATGAAGAGGCCGCCGGTTTGGCCGTTCACGCGCAGCACGGGCCGCGTGATCCGCCCCGCATCCGTGCAAATGCGGATTTCCTGGTTCTTGTAATTAAACACCACCGACGTGTAAATGTTGATGATTCCGCGCGCTTTTTTCTCCTTGAATGCAGTGTACAGTCGCTCCGCATCTGCGGTCACGCCGATCCAGGCGCCGTTCACAAACACCTTCACATTGGAATGCATTTCCGCGTGCGTTGCGGCCTCTATCGGAACAATGAATGACCGGACTTGTTCGCGAATGTTGTCCGAACTGCTGATGGTGGTCACGTGCGTCATGTAGCTGATGTTTTTCACCACTCCCACGCTGCCACCCTCCGGCGTCTCCGCCGGGCACAGAAACCCCCACGTGGTGTTGTGCAGCTTGCGCGGCGGAATGAGCTTGCCGCTCTTGTCAATCGGCGTGTTGATGCGCCGCAAGTGGCTCAAACTGGAGATGTACGTCAGCCGATTCAGCACTTGCGCCACCCCCACTTTTGACGACGTGCTGACATTCTTTATGCCGAAATCACCGGTGGACAGCGCGCGCTTAAGCCCGTTTTCAATCGTGGACGATTTGATGATTTTGTACACGTTGGTGCTGTTTATGATGCTCAAATGATCATCCGTTGACCGCCACGAGCCCGTGTTGATCTCGCGAATGACTTGCTTGATCATGTCCTTCACCAGCTTGTTGAAATAGTTGCGGAACAAGTTGTTCAGCAGCGCCCCCGTTGTGTCCACGCGCTTGTTGACGTATGAATCACGATCATCCTGGCGAAACATGTCTCCCCCGATGCTGGCACGAATCAGCCGGTTCGCCATGTATCCCAGGAAATACAGGCGCTGTTTTTCGCTGCTGCAGTGCGGGAACAGGTCGTTCTTCAAAATTTCCACCGCAAAATCGCGCTTCTTTCGCGCACCCGACTCTTTGTCCATGTTGATCGGGGTGTACATCACGTAGCTCGTGATTATTTTGAGCGCCTCTTCCTGCGTGAGCACCGAGTTGGAATCAATGATGGACCCCTGCAGCGCCTCCAACACCGCCTGATCGGCGCACTTCAAATCCAACAACTCCAACAAGATGATTTCGCATATTTCGCGATCCGTGGTTATGCCCAGCGCTCTGAACAGCGTGAACAGCGCAACCGGCTGCTTGATGCGCGGAATCTGCACGTAAATCGGGAACCCGAACCCATTGTTTTTGTTCGCAATCATCAGGTTGATTTGCTTCGGAGAGATGCACTTGAAATCGGGGACGGACTTGATTTCTGCCACCCAGTTCCACTTGGTGTTGCCCTTGGACACGTTGAAACAGTACACGCGGTTCTCGGCCGCGCGTTCCTGCCCCAGCACCGTTTTCTCGCTGCCGTGCATGATGAAATAGCCCCCCGCGTCGTGCTTGCACTCTCCGGTCATTTGATGGCTCATGTGCTGGCACTGCTTCAGCACGCAAACGTTGGACTTCAGCATGATCGGCAGCTTGCCGATCGGGATTTTCGGCAGCATTTTGTGGTGGTTTTGCACGTTTTCCAGCTCTGTGCCCGAGCGAACGATGATCTGGATTTTCACATCCACCGTCATGGACGACGCGTACGTGAAATTCCGCAGTCGGGCCTCCTGCGGAAACATGAGTTTCGTGGCGCCGTTGTTCTCGTGGATTTGCGGACGGTACAGATTGAAGTTCTTGAATTCCACCACGATTTCAAGCCGGTGTTTTTTGAGCACGCGGTCGTAGTCCTGCTCCGAGAAAATGTGCACCGGGTTGAACATGTCAATCGTGCGTTCAATTTGATTGCCCACAAACTCATTGTACGATTCCAGCTGGTGCCGCACCAGCCGCTCCAAATGCCCGTTTTCAAAATACGAACCGATCATGTCCCACGGCTCCTCCACGTATTGGCCAATGGCGGCAGTTATTTCGTCCTTAAGATGCGACGTGGTTGACATGTTGGACATGTTGTGTGCGGATGGATTTTAATGATTCGTCGGTTGACTGGCTAATTGTCAAATCAATTTTTGTGTTTATATACTTTAATATTCAACATTATTATACACCGTTAACAACAATATAAATATACACGCATGACAAATGTAATGAATAATATGTTCATCTCAATTCCTTCAACCGTTGCAAATGATTATTTCAAAAGACAAATACTTTTTTTTCAACATCAACATTACAAAACATATTCAACCGACGCTGTAAATAAAGCAATCATTCCAATCATCAAATACAATCATTTTGGAGAAAAACACAAGGCCGTTTCAAACATTGATTGGAACATAACTCTTCCTTATAAAATGGTAGATTCAGTGTATGATTTAATACCGATCAATCCAAAATATGACCCCAAAATATACCTGCCAATCAACGTCTTCACTTCTGCAAAACAAATTATTGAAAATTTGGATGATGACATTTTGGTAGAAATCATTGATGCTGATTTAGTTCATTTGAAACCCTATCCAATGACATATCACACTCTAAAAGATAATGAAATAATAGCAGACAATTATTATGAAAATTGGCACATGCATATATCAAGTTCAACCTCAATGAATCGGCATGTCATCCAAGAATTTTTGTCACATGATGAAGACGGATACATGAATGGTGGGTTCAACGCAATTTGCAAAGTAAAAACCATCAAAACCATAATAGATGACATTATATTGTATTCAATTAAAGTTACCGAAAAAATGAATGGTGATCCGCATTCTTGGTGGTGCGCAATGCATGGGTTGAACATTGCTTGTCATAATCATAAAATTAAAATGATCAACGGCGACAATTGTTATTATCCGAATATTAACAAATTAGAAGATAAACATTACATAGCACATTACAGCTGTGATCCGCATTATGATAAAAGAAAAGTGCCAAATGTCAATGTGGATTTATTTCCAGATAATGATTTTTACACACACGCAAAAGAATATCTAAAACGGGCGTGAACCAAATGAAATTATTATTATTAATAATATAAACAATCCTTGCGTAATATGTATTACCTCAAAATAATTTCACAAACCATATGATCACGAACACGAACAGTCATCTCAATGATTGTGTCCAACTGAACAATGCGGCATTTTCCTTATTGTTTGACACCCCGCACATTGTGGGGCCGCGACCCGAAGCGCCTCCCGCCAAACAGCTGGTGGTTGAACGCGTTGACATTTGCTGCGAAATTAACTGCATCGCCGACCTGCTACAATTAATAGACCATAACCCTGTGGTTGAAAACGTGGAATACAATGTAAACATGCGGGCGTTGCACCGCATTTCGGAGCCGCTGCGCAAGCTGGATGCCATGGTCGGCATGGACTCCCTGAAAGAAAGCGTGGTGGACCAAATCATTTACTTCATGCAGGACCTGCACGTGCACCCTTTAAGCGCAGACAAGGGCGGCGCATTCAACGACTACATGCACACCGTCATCTACGGCCCGCCCGGCACCGGGAAAACCGAGGTGGCCCAGCTGATCGGCGCCATTTTTTCCCGCATGGGCGTGCTGCGCAAAAACAAGTTCCGAAAGGTGACGCGCTCCGACCTGATTGCCGGGTATTTAGGACAAACCGCCATTAAAACGGCCGACGTCATCAAGGAGTGTTTGGGCGGCGTGCTGTTCATTGATGAAGCGTACGCGCTCGGAAGCACCGACAAGCGCGACTCCTTTTCCAAGGAGTGCATTGACACGCTGTGCGAAGCGCTGAGCAATCACCGGTCCGACCTCATGGTCATTGTGGCCGGTTACGAAAAAGACTTGAACGAGTGTTTTTTCAGCACCAATCCGGGTCTGAATTCGCGGTTCACGTGGCGGTTCAAAATTGACGACTACACACCCGCACAACTTGCGAAAATATACGAAAAGAAAGTTCATGATTGTGGATGGTCATTGTGCGAACCAACACGTGCCGACTGGTTTGAATCCAACATGTGCTATTTCAAGTGCTACGGACGCGACATGGAAACGCTGCTGTCCCGTGCAAAAATTGCGCACGGCCGTCGCGTGTTTTGCGCCTCCTCGGAGAAGCGACGATTGACCTGCGCCGATTTAGAGAAGGGCATGACCCGGTTCATTTCCAATGAGGAGGTCAAACAACGCAAGGACACTGCTGTGCCTGCGTCCGCATCCATGTATTTGTAACATTTCATTGTGCCATTTCATTTGTAACATTTCATTTGCAACATTTCATTTGCAACATTTGCAATGTGGTATATATTCTAAAATATTTTGTGATTTAGAATGTATTATTTGAATTCTCACATTTGAATTTTGTTGTTCATTCGTCCCGTTCCGTTCAATGAGTTCTGCAAAAAAACACATTGTCATTGCTCCGGGCAGCTTGTCGCCAGGCACAAATAACACCACGATGAAACGACAACGGAAAGTAAAACCATCCGCGATGGTCATTCGCCCCACCATGTTGAAGCAAAAATTGCTTCAAGAACTGCATAAACACAAACAACGAAATGAAGAAACACCGGGCAACAACAGCAACAGCAACAGCAACAGCAACAACAGCAACAACAGCAACAACAGCAACAGCAACAGCAACAGCAACCCTTTATCCAACGAAGACCTCTCAAACCAATTCAAAATGTCAACCGATTATCTGCAACAACTCATAAACAAAAAAAAGGCTAGCAAACATAATAAAAAATCAGTGTCGCAACCACCACAAATCCAAATGCAACCACCACAAATGCAAATGCAACCACCACAAATCCAAATGCAACCACCACAAATGCAAATGCAACCACCACAAATGCAAATGCAACCACCACAAATGCAAATGCAACCACCACAAATGCAAATGCAACCACCACAAATGCAAATGCAACCACCACAAATGCAAATGCAACCACCACAAATGCAAGAAGTTTCGCTTGAATTGCCCCCCGAATTGCAACTAAATCCAATTGCAATGTCTCATGTGCCTATGCCCATTCAGCAGCCCATGCCCACCATCATTCAGTCAGATCAAACACAAAATACAATCACACCAACAGCAATTCCAAATCCAATTGTACTAAAAGATGTGCCTTATGGTTGTTTGCGAGGTGGAAATAAACCGACGTATCGCACCTATCATCGCGGACAGAACGTTCAGTCCAAACCACCAATTGATTCTTCACACAACACCACTGTCAAAAAACCATTATTCAGCGGCATTCATGTTTCTCCGGAAGAAAATGCGGATCCAATGATACATGAAAGACAACGCAAACTGCGAGAGATTCAAGAAACATTCCACACTCAGACGCAATCATCAGCGCAATCAGCGCAAGCAGCGCAAGCAGCGCAAGCAGCGCAAGCAGCGCAAGCAGCGGACCCCCAAAAAATGAAAAACGTAATAAAACAAACAACGACCAAAAAATACAAACTCGGCAAGGCTCCTGGAAGCAACGTGGTGGGGGTGCTGATAAAGAACAACGACACGCGCCGAAAGATCCAAGAAGAGCACGGCGTTTTGCGACGCGAGTCCATCGTGGAAATACGCAAATATTTGCACGATCACGGACTGATCAAGGTGGGCTCGGATGCGCCGCCCGACGTGCTGCGCAACATATACGAATCTGCAAAAATGACGGGCGAAATCAGCAACACAAACAAACACGTCATGCTGCACAATTTTCTCAAGTCGGATGACAACGACACCTTAAATTCAAATTGAAACACATTTAAAGAGAGAAATTCATGCATATTAATCGGGACACAAAATGTCTCTCATCAAGGAATATTTCCGTCTTTCAAAGGAGGCGATCGCAAAATACGGTGACAAAACGGTCCTGCTGATGCAGGTTGGCGCGTTCTACGAATGTTACGGCGAAATCACGAACCGTGCGAACATTGACGAGTTCTGCCGCACGTGCGAGCTGGCCTGCGCCAACAAGGCGCCCGGGGTTGTCATGGCCGGGTTTAGGGATTACAGTCTGGACAAGTATTTGAACCGGCTGCAGGAGTTGGGATACACCGCCGTGGTGCATTCGCAGGACGCGCAGATCAAGGAGGAGCGAGCCTTGAGCGGCGTCTACTCGCCCGGCACGTTCTTCACGGGGGAATCCGCCGCCCTGTCCAATTGTGTGGCCTGCATTTGGCTGGAGCGCATGCGCAACAAAACCGTCATCGGCATGGCCAACATTGACGTCTTTACCGGGCGGTCCAGCGTGTTTGAGGCAGAAACGGAGCTCATGCACGCGCACACCACGTACGACGAATTGGAGCGCTTCATATCTGTGCACGCACCCAGTGAGTTGATTTTAATTACTGAGAATTTCTCTCAAAAACAGGTGGAGGATTTGCTAAATTTCACCGGTGGTGCCACCTGCGCTCGGCTGATCCATCGCCTGGATCCAGCAAATCAAACCCAGAACCAGGTTCAACTTCAAAAATCCAAAAAACAGGTGTATCAGCGAGAGATTTTTGCGCGGTTTTTTGGATCCGCGTCATCGCATGCGCTCATTCAGTTCACGTCGCACGAATACGCCACGCAGGCGCTCACTTACCTGCTGAATTTCGTGCACGAGCACAACCCGCAGCTGGTGCACCGCATCGCGGAACCCGCATTTGAAAACTGCTCGGACCGCATGGTGCTCGCCAACCACTCGCTCAAGCAGCTCAATATCATTGACGACGACAACGGCGCCAAAAGCGGCGCCGGCAAGTGCTCCTCCGTGTACAAACTCCTGAACAACTGCATGACGCCCATGGGCGCACGCCACTTTCGCACCCGGCTCCTGAACCCCTCCTGCTGCGAGGTGAAGATTCAGCGCGAGTACGACATCACCGAGCACTTGATTTCTTCAAATGTGACAGATGCATGGCGCCCCCAGCTGGCGCAGCTGAAAGACCTGGAAAAATTCAACCGCCTGATCATGCTGCTGAAATTCCCGCCCCAGATGTTGCACGCATTGCACGGCAACCTGGTCGTCATTGGCGAGCTGCACAAGGCAGAGGATGCGCCAATTACCGCGTATTTGAGCGCAACGAATCCCCATCCAAAATCATCCGAGTCCGTTTCGGATGTGTGCGTGCGGCTGCGCCAACAATTGAACAATACGTTTGTCATAGATGACTGCGCCAATGTGGGCGCCGACCTCGGCGAATGCGATTTTGTGCGCGCCGGAATTCATGATGGGTTGGATGCGCTCCGCGCTCAAAACGAATCGGCAACGAAAACGCTGGCCTCACTAAGAACTCATTTGGATTCTCTCATTTTGTGCGGAGAGAAGGGCCGATCCGCTGCAACCGACGTCGTGAAGATCCACGAAACCGAAAAGGGCGGCATTTCGCTGCAGGCCACCAAGCGCCGCACGAAACTGCTGGCCGATCAAATCAAGCAGCAGAAACTGGACCAGGTGTGCATTTGCAACCGTTGGTTCTCTTTGTTGGCGCTCACGTATCCCACGGCCACCGGCGCCAACAATGAAATCACGAGCCCGCAGCTGGCAGAGCTGTGCCGCAGCATCATTGTGTCCAACCAAAAAATAAAGGACATTGTGGGTCAGATTTACGCCGGCTTCGTGGAGAAGCTGCGCGACTGGGAGCCCGAGTTCCAGCAGCTCATTCATTTCACGACCACGATGGACCTGCTGCAGAACCAGTGCTACATCGCGACAAAGTACAAGTTCTGCAAGCCGGTTATTGCGTCTGATGCGGGAGCGGGAATGAAGTCATTTTTTGACGCGCGGGACCTGCGCCACTGCCTGATTGAGCGGCTGAACGAGGACGAAACCTACGTGGCAAATGACGTCGCGCTAGGCTCAGCAGGCGAAGGCACTTTCAGCGGCTGTAACGATGGCATGCTGATTTACGGCACCAATGCCGTCGGCAAAACGAGCCTCATTCGCGCCGTCGGCATTGCCATCATCATGGCGCAGGCCGGGCTCTACGTGCCGTGTTCAGCATTAACGTACCGTCCTTACACCACCATCTTCACGCGCATTCTGGGCAACGACAACCTGTTCAAGGGGCTGTCCACGTTCCAGGTGGAAATGAGCGAGCTGCGCGTCATCCTGCGCATGGCCACCGACAGAAGCCTCATTCTGGGCGACGAGCTCTGCAGCGGCACGGAAATGGACTCGGCCATCGCCATCTTTGTCGCGGGACTGGCGCACCTGCACCGGGTGGGCTGCACTTTCCTGTTTGCAACGCACATGCACGAAATCAACGGCTACGACGAAGTGCGCTCATTATCCAAGATATGCATGAAGCACTTGACCGTGGCGTATGACAAGAGCAAAGACACATTGATTTATAATCGCAAGCTGGCGGACGGCCCGGGGGCCAGCATGTACGGCCTGGAAGTCTGCAAGTCGCTGCACTTGCCCGACTCGTTTCTGGAATTCGCGAATGCAGTGCGTCTGCGCCACCGCGCTCCGCCCTCCGACATCGGCATCCTGTCGTTTGAGCCGTCGCATTTCAACGCGCACAAGTTGAAGGGCGTGTGCGAGCGCTGTTCTTCAGAACTAGCGCAAGAGGTGCACCACCTGCTGCCGCAAAAGGACGCGGACCACCTGAATTATATTGGTCACGTGCCAAAAAACCACGTGGCAAACTTGATGGCGCTGTGCACCCGGTGCCACGACGAAGTGCACAAGGCGACCGCATGAATCATGATGCACGCGATTTTATGGGTTTCCCGCCTTTGGTTGCGCTGACAACCGAATACCGGATCAGCCATTGCACCGGCTTAATTTGCGTTTGCCGGTTTTGGATTTGGCATACGCTTCACGCTCCTTCACACTTTTGAAAAAAAGAGCGGTCTTTTTGTTTTTGTTCAGCACGTCGCATCCGAGTGCCTGGAAATTGTAACACTCGCCCACACGGTATGCTCTGCGCATCCGCCGTTTGAGTGTTTTTAACGGCATTGTGATTGGGTTGTATATATGTATGTATAAGCACAATATAATAAATACACACATTAATCTACACATTAAATAAAAAAATTGATTTCAATTTAGCATTTGAAATCAATCCACATGTTCCCATTGTTCCCTTGTAACAAATGAATCTGTTCATTCTCTCGTTGATCCCGACCGAAGCCGCCGAAGCCTACATGGACAAGCACGTGTCCAAGATCCTGTTGGAGGCGGTGCAAATGCTGTGCACTGCAATGCGTGTCCTGGTCCCCGACACTCCCATCAAAGATGCGCTGTATAAGCAGGCGCATTTGAATCACCCCGTCAGCATCTGGGTGCGTGAGTCCCGCGACAACTTTATTTGGACGCTGGACCTGGTGGAGGCGCTGCACGAGGAGTGGCGCTTTCGGTACGACCACCCTGAAACCAAAATTCATCGGTCTTATGCTGTGGCTCTGTTGCTGCGCAGCCACGTGCCACGCGACCATTTATTCCCGTGCCCGCGTGCGGGACTCACGCCCTTTGCGCTGGCCATGCCCGACGAATACAAGGCACGCACCGGAAATGCGGTGGAGTCGTATCGCGCATACTACATGTCGCCCGAAAAACGGCGCATTGCTGCTTGGAAGAAGCACAGACCTGCCCCGGAATGGTATTATTAGTAATAAATGAAAATTATGAAGATTTCTTCCAATGATTGTGAAATTTAAAATATTCAACACATGCATGAGCAAATATAGCAACAGCAACGCAACACATGTTCCGGTTTCGTTTAAACAATCCTAAACATAAACCTAAACCTCAGCCTACTCAACCTCAGCCTACTCAACCTCAGCCTCAGCCTCAACCTCAACCTCAATCTCAACCCGACATGACCTCAGTGCACAGTTACTCGCAACTAGGTCAAGATTTAGAAGTATTGAAATTTTACAAAAATAAAAGAAACGGGTTTTTCATTGAAATTGGTGCCAGCGATGGAATACACCTATCAAATACTTATTTATTAGAAACAAATTATGAATGGAAAGGAATTTGCGTTGAACCAATACCTAGTAAATTTGAATCATTGTGCAAAAATCGTCCAAATTCATCGTGTTTTTTTAATGCGATTTACAGCGAAAGCAATAAAAATTTGACTTTTGATATCGCCAACAATTGTGACTTATTGTCGGGAATTCATGACCACATTGATTGTCATACCAGTTTTGTCAATGCAAACAAAACACAAATCATGACAACCACCATTACTTTAAATGATTTGCTTGAAAAAACAAATAGCCCGTTGTTCATAGAATATTTGTCATTGGACACGGAAGGAAGCGAATTGGAAATATTAAAGTCGGTTGATTTAAAAAAATACACCTTTGGATTAATTGATGTGGAACACAATCACGTTGAACCTAGAAGAACCCAAATTAGAGAGTTATTGGTTTCAAATGGGTACCATTATATAAGGCAAAATGAGTGGGATGATTGTTATCGGCACAATTCAGTTGGCGCATAACAAACATGCAAACATGATAAACCCAAATAAATAAAATATGCACATTATATATTATTTTTTATACATAATTGTTTATTGTGTCATCATTGTTTACATTGTCGCAGTGAATGAATGCATTGATTGGAAACAATGGGCCCAGTGGGCCCACTGGAAACAATGACATTGTTGTAAACGGTGTAGATTTGGTTAAACTGGCGGAACGGTTTGGCCATTATTTCATAGAGAACATTGCCGCCATATCCATTGTAGTGGTGTTGATGATCGGTGCGCTGGTGTACATGCAAATCAGGCACATTCAATTTGGCTCAGACATAACGGAAAACGTCAACATTGACAACACCAAAAATGCTCCGAATTCAAAAACGGTTATCATAGAAACGTTTGACAGCATGATGGACCAACAATCCCAAATCAATGCGTCCGATTCGCTGGACGCAAAAATGAATGCCGGCTTTTGCAAATCACATTTAGGAAAACCCGCCGAATTGGAAACGGCGTGCGGCAAGATGAGCAGAGATGCATGCACGGCCACTTCGTGCTGCACATGGGCCAGCATGGACTCCACCGAATCGTGCGTGTCCGGGAACAAGCACGGACCCATATTCAAACACGGGACCAATGACGCACCCAAAACACTGGACTACTACTATTTTGAAAACAAATGCAACGGAAATTGTCCTACAGAAAAATAAAAATATCATGAATGTTTATAATCACACACGCTTTATCATGACATTGGGATATTCGTCCGTTAATTCAAATATGATTCTGCAACCCAACATTGCAGTCAGCGGTGCAAATCCTTCAAATGCGCATTTTACGAATTCAATGGGTAGCATCGTTGGAGGCACAACTGGCTGCGGCGGGCCCGGTGGAAGCGCGGCGGCACTTGCTGGTGACCCGGGATACAACATTGTGAGAAAGGGGGGCAGCAGCAAGCGCCGCAGTCACAAGCGAAGCCTGAGCAAGAGAGAGAAATATGATAGAAAACATTGGTGGATGCTAAAAGGCGGCAGTAAGCGCAGCGGCAGTAAGCGCAGCGGCAGTAAGCGCAGCGGCAGTAAGCGCAGCAAGCGCGGAGGATTGAGCGCGATGTCTCCTGCGCCATTTTCAGGTGGGGTAAACGCGCCTTACAATCAATTCACTGGCGGTGCGCCACTTTCATTCAATTATGCAGTCGGCGGTTCAAGAACCCCGTTGCCACTTGCTCAAATCGGATTGGCAAATAATAACATGATTGATATTCACAATAGCTGCGGCAAGGATTATAGGTTATTGGGGTTGATCCAAGGAAAATAGCATGCGTGACGCATAATATATTATTTTATAACAATATATTAAACATAGGGCAACTGGGCCAACGCAATCAACCCCACTCAAATACTTCGGACCAGATAGACAATGACCTCATCGTGCAATGCCACTGCGCCAATAGACATACCCACAAAGACAGCCATAAACCCCATCGCAATGAAGTTCAACTGTGTGTATGATTCCAACCTGTGTTCCGGTGCGGCGCTGACAATTGCGCCAAACCGCTCCCATGCGTCCATCAATTGCAATGCATCCAATTCAAGTGCCATAACATTTAGTGGAATCAAATACATGCCAACCGAAATCCGCATATATGCGCCGTCATTGCACACGTACAATGGCGCCACCGCTGCTGCGGAAATGCTGATTGTGCACTCGCCCAACGGCAACAACAACACCAATGACAACGCAAACACAGGATTAATTGTTAGCATTCCCATCCAAATCACTTCTTCATCTGCGAATTCGGATTTGACCGCCATAGTTAAGGCAATGAACAGCATCAGCGCCAGCACGATAGCACTCAACGCATCGGCCCCCATCAACGACAACATCAATGTCAATTCGTTCATTCCAGCAAAGCCATACTACGTGTATTATGGAACACTTCCATATGACTCATGTGGTGGAAATTATTATTACGCCGTGTTCACTGACCCCATTTACGCCAGGGGCGCATTGAGCAACCTCTCGGCCAGCAACATTGCCACCGTGCCGCAGTCCATGAAAACAAATTTGCAAAAAAGCAAAACCGGCCCCGTGACTGGCGTGGATTCAGGCTCAGCCGAGGAATATGTTCTATTTCAGGTGGTCGGAAATGAGGACGAATCGTGCGATGCATCCAATGATGCCAATGCGGATCTCAATGTCAACGCCGATTCCAATAACAATGCCAAAGACATTGGAATAAACGTGATATGTGGAATTCTAATCGCAATTGCCGTCATGGGAATTGCGTGGTTGTTTCGGAAATGGAACGGTGGCGACGCCAGCGCAGCACCAAGCACAGCACCAAGCACAGCACCAAGCGCAGCACCAAACGCAGCACCAATCGCCACCTAAACCTGGGTGTATCCCAATGACGTCAGGTCCATCTGGTTTGGATAAAATGAAGCCGTGGCACTGCCAATCTCGGTGTCAGCCAGCGGAGCACGCAACGCCACCACCTGTTCCTCCAGCGTCACGGGGAACTGATTGAAAGCTGACAGCTCCTCGCTCTTCCGCCTCTCGCTGGGAACGTACGCCTCAACGGCGTAGCTGCCGGTGGCGGCGCTGGACCGGCGAATGAGGATGTAGGCCGAAAACAGCCCCAGGACACCCACGACGGGGTGCGAATGTGTGAAGAACGACAGCGCAATCAGAACGACAACGATGTTGCCTAAAGGGTTGTCCACATAGGGCGCAATTATGCCGGGGGTTGGCACGTTCAACACAATGTAAATGGCCATGAGCACCGACAGCAACAGTTCGTGCTTGCGGCAGGATTTGAATGCTGATCCCAACATTTGGTTCAAACTTGACATTGTTATTGTATGTTTTATGATTATTTTATGATTATTTATTTTATAATTATATCATATTATTTTTTTTTGCTTAAAATTGAAACAATCGTGCACGTGGCATTACATTACCCCACTCATAACCACACGCACGCAAATGTCCTCGGCCTCATCGTCGGCGGCGCCATTGTACACCACCTATTTGGGCCCCCGCGGATACACCATTCCAAAAGAGAACCTGGACGAGGAGGAACGCAAGTACATCCGGTCGGAACTGACCATTCGGCCGCACATTCCTAAAGCCCCAGTGCAACCCGCCGCATACCCCATTTATCGCGAATCTCCACTAAAAATGTATGTCCCCCGATACTTCGGAATCGGCGCCTACGGACCGCCCGAAGCCATCAAAATCAGTCCGGGCAACGAGTTGAATGCCGCACTCGCGTTCCAGGGCGAAATGCGCGACTACCAAAAAGACATCGTGCGAAAGTATTTGAACCACGTGGGCACCGGCGGCGGCGGCCTGCTGGACGTGGATCCCGGCAAGGGCAAGACCGTCATGGCGCTCTACATCCTGGCGCAGCTGCGCAAGAAAACGCTGGTCGTCGTGCACAAATCCTTCTTAATGAACCAGTGGATAGAGAGGATTGAGCAGTTCCTGCCGGGCGCGCGCGTGGGCCGCATCCAGGGTCAGATCGTGGACATTGACGACAAGGACATCGTGCTCGGCATGCTGCAGTCGCTGTCCATGAAGGAGTACCCCGCCGACATGTTTGACAGCTTCGGCCTCACGGTGTTTGACGAGGTGCACCACATGGGCGCCGAGGTGTTCTGCCAGTGCATGATGAAGGTCACCACGATGTACACGCTCGGGCTGTCGGGCACCATGCAGCGCAAGGACGGGCTGACGAAAGTGTTCAAAATGTTTCTGGGCGACGTGGTGCACAAGGAGAAGGCGGCGTCTGAGCACCGCGTCATCGTCAAGGCCATCAACTACTGCGTGGACGACGCCGCCTTCAACGAGACGGAATACGACTATCGCGGCAATCCGAAATTCAGCACCATGATTTCGCGCGTGTGTGACTACGCGCACCGCAGCGAGTTCATCCTGCGCGTGCTGCAGCGGGAGCTGGCGGAGAACCCGGAGCAGCAGGTCATGATTCTGGCGCACAACAAGTCGCTGCTCACGTACCTGCACAAGGCGATTGAGCACCGGGGCATTGCTGGTGGATCAGTGGGGTATTACGTGGGCGGCATGAAGGAAGCCGTCCTGAAGGCCAGCGAATCGCGCAAGGTGATCATTGCCACGTACGCCATGGCATCCGAGGGGCTGGACATCAAGACGCTGACCACGCTCGTCATGGCATCGCCCAAGACGGACGTGTGCCAGTCGGTGGGCCGCATTCTGCGCGTGAAGCACGGCCGCCCGCTGGTCATTGACATCGTGGACCAGCAGGACATCTTCCGGAACCAGTGGTGCAAGCGGCGGGCGTACTACGTCAAGCAGAACTACGACATCCTGATGACGGACAGCCCGACGTACGATGCGCACAACCCCGTGGAATGGACGCCGGACCACGTGGCCAAAATCAAGGGATTGAATGAGACAAAGGAATCAAAGGCCAGCAAGACCAAATCCGTGGAAGATGATGCAAATGCAAAAGCAAAGGGCTGGATTGGAATACCTATAATGTAATACCTATAATGTAATACCTATAATGCAATAACGACTATTGCAATGATTATAATTACATGATGATTGTGGAAAAAATTGAATTTGCACAATGATAAATCATAACGATGACAAACGATAACAAACAAACAAAATGACCGTCAACCCCAATTTGGCAACAATTATGCGCGTGGTTGACAACAATCAACACAACATAATGGAAGGCGAGTATCTGGAAGCGATGAATGCATTGCGCGATTTACACCATGTTGTTCCACAACCACAGCCACAACAACAACAACAACAACCACAACCACAACCCACGCACTTGTCCATTTATTTATCACGAGCGAACCAGTACATTGAATCGGCACACGTCAGAGAACTGAGCGTGTCAGACCGGGATGTTCATGCAAATTTGTGGCCAACATTTCAACAACTTGTGGCGATAACCGGTGCCGCAGACGGGTGGAAATATGAGCCATCTTTCAAATACGCGCTGGATTGCGTGAAGTGTGACTACAGGTTGACAACAAACAGCTGCATTCTTGAGAACGAAGTCATCCAACGCCGGCTTGGATTCCATTTCATTATGCACCTCTATCATTGAAACATTGAACATTCATTATCATTGAAACACGTAAAACATAAAACAATAAAAAAGTGTTAGTATTTTTATGATTTTTTTTTGTTTTGGCAGCACACTTACCACACTTACTTACTGTATTCATTGCTCAATTCCTCAAATAAGGTGCGCGCTTGTTCTTCGTGCTCTTGCATTGGCTGCTGCATTGGAATGTGGGGAATGTGGGGGATGAAGATGGAGTCCTCCGGGTTCGCAATCGCGATGGGATGCGCCGGGTCGGCAAACCGAAACAGGTTGGAGAACGCCAGCATGTTGACCAGGCTCCACACCTGCTTTGTGATGTGATTCAGACGGTCAAACGCATCTTCGGCGAGGGACGGATCGTTTTGGAATTGCTTGGCCAGAATCTCAATCTTGGACGCATCGCACCCCATGACGTCTCGCATCGTGATTATGTCCAGCGTCTTCAGCGCCACATTGATCTCCGAGTAATTGTTGCCCACGCCGAGCAGGAGTTGCGACGCATGGCGCTGCTCTGCGGTCATTTCATGCGTTTGCAATTGGCGTTGGCATTGGCCTTGGCCTTGGCCGCCTTGGCCTTCAATGTAAGCATCCGTGTTGTCAAAGGCGTGTTCGTGATACTTGCTGGCAATCCAGTTGACTTGTTTCAGGGTCTGCAGAGTGCACGCAAATTCGCGCATGTGGATCTCGGCCAGTGGAGCTGCAAGTTCCGGATTGTTGTCTTGGTCAATCTGGATCAATGAAATCTGGATCAATGGGTGCATTTGACTGCGCACAGCATGACGCATTGTGGTGGCAAGGCGCGTCAAAAGGTCTTGTTGGGCTTGTTGGGCTTGTTGGGCTTGTTGTGAACGAAGGTAGGCAAACATGGTTCTGATTTGATCTTGTTGTTGATAACACTGACACCCATTAGCATTTCAAAAATCAGAATCAATTTTTTTTTATTTGATTATTTATTTCATTTTATTAAAAATTGAATTGAATTTAAATGCGTTTGTTGCATATAGCACACACATCATACATCATGATGTCCTGGGAGGTTAAATGCCGAATTCAGCGTGAGATGATTTCAACCGAGTACAGATGCAAACAACTGGAATTGGATGGGCGGGGATGCATTTCATACCCCAATCAGCAAGAGGCCGCGCAACAAATCATTGAACATTATAAAAACGGAAAGTATCTTGTGGTTCTCATTGCGCAACCAGGCGCTGGAAAAACGGGAGTTGTGCTTGAAGTCACGAAACAAATGACAACGCACATTGACGATGACCAATGCATTGATGCATCCAACGTTTTCATCCTTTCGGGAATGAATGACATTGATTGGAATGTTCAGTTCAAATCCAAAATGCTGCGAACATTCCAAGACAACGTGTACCATCGGGGGGCGATCAATGCCCCAATTCAAAACCGAATTGCAGAAATGACAAATGGATTGTGTTGCACAGATGAATGTCAAATTGCATGCGGCTCCAAAATGAAGGTCGCAAATGTGTTAGCAAGCACTGGATTGACCGATTTGGCCGTTGCAAGAGCACGCAATATGAAATTGCTGGATGTTTCAGCGACACCAGAAACCGTTGCATATGACAGTGCACACTGGGGAACCAATGCTGCGAAGGTCATATTGCAACCTGGTGAAAACTACAAGGGATTTCAGGTCATGTTGGATGAAAATCGCATTCGTGAAGCACCCCACTTTGAAAACTGTGACCAAGTGCTTGCATTTCTCAATGATTGGAGTCAACGCTACGCTGGTTCATCCGAAAAAAAATTCTTTCCGATTCGGTTGCTTCCAACATCTGCAACCCTAAAAGGTCGGTTTGAACGCGCATTTGTTGCGCTGGGATGGGACCGAATTCACCATGATTCCCAAGACAGAATCGCCAATATTGATTCATTGATGGAATCCGCCCCTGAAAAACACACCGCGATACTCATCAAAGGATTTTGGAGAGCATCAAAGAGGCTTGTTCGCAAACATGTGGGGGGGTGTTATGAAGAAATTCCCCAAAAACAAAATGACACTGCTGCGGCACAGGGGTTAATTGCTCGTTTCTGCGACAATTACGAATATGAAGGGGATGAGTTGAATCCGGATTTGCGCCCTGTCCATTATGGCGACGTTAAAGCGATCAAATCCTATCTCAAATGGGTTGAACGTGGATGCGATTATTCTCAGGCGGATTACCAGTCTGCGCGAATCAAATCAAAAAATGGCCGAGTCAAATCAACGCCATCAAAGGTGCACCATTCAGTAATGAAAAATATGGATGCTGCTGCTGTTGCCGCTGCCGCTGCGGTTGCTGCCGCCGCTCTAATATCATACACAATTTCACATGAGTTTTCCACCCGCGAATTGGCGCATGCCTGGGCGCGGGATAACATTGCATTTGATGTTCACGAATCACTTCGCGGTCAAAACCGAAACCCATTCAATGTGAATGAAAGCGACATCCACGGGAATCGCACGGCAAACACTCACATGAGCTCAAATCAACATCGCAGTGGTAATTGTGAACCCATCGTACCATTGTCTGCATTAATACCAATGGGTAATTTGTCTCGTTGGGGTGAAGGTGTTCGTTGCGTTCCAGTTATTTCAAGCACGGATCCAACCGTAAATCACTATGTCATCGTTTACAAACCAGCATGGCTCAAATCCGCAGCAGGAGGCGGAGCAGCAGCAGCAGCAGCAGCAATCTGAAACACGGTCTCCCCCCCAACACATAATGCACATTTATGTTTGTTTATCAATAAAAACATTTTTTAATATTTTTTTGAAACATTCACACCATTAATATCCACTGCATATATGATCTCTCTAATGTTGCTCCGAAAAAGTTCCGCAAAACACCTAGTGCGCGTCGAATTTTCCCAAAAGTCTTTCGTCGATCTCGATTTTGGACATCATCGATGTCCATTTCCTGGAAAATTTTTGACTCTTGTGCAAATTCGAATCGAAAAAATAACAAAATTAATTCATGTAATGATTATGTATTTCTGACAGCATAATGGTCTCGCAAAAAATGGCGCCAAAAAAAGCGAGTTTTTTGGCCGAAATATTTTGACATGTGCCACCCCCAAAAGCATATTTTTTCGTTTTATCCAATAAAACGGAAATATGCCATCTAGCGCAAAAAATAACTTAGGATAACATTTGTCGCATCACAATGCAGGTTGACTGCATTCACAATTGCACCGAGCATATTTCCGTTTTAGTAACTAAAACAAAGCATATGCCGACACCATGAGCGATCAAATGCACCCAATGTCGCCACATTGACTAACATGCGAATTACTCACGCATCAATCGGTTTTAAAACACTAGATAAAAATATGCTCATGTGATGTCCAACTTCCGGTATTATGGATCGCGTATTTGGCGCAGCTAGATGAATTTTTAAATACACTACGCATCATTTTTACCACTGCATGCATGGTCTCACAATTAAGGTTCTGAAAAAGTTCCGCAAAACACCTAGCAACGCGTCGAATTTCCCAAAAGGGTTTCGTCGATCTCGTTTTTGGACATCATCGATGTCCATTTCCTGGAAAATTTTTGACTCTTGTGCAAATTCGAATCGAAGAAATAACAAAATTAATTTACATAATAATGTGTAAAAAAGAACAGCATAATGGTCTCGCAAATAGTTGACTAAGAAAAAGACGGGTTTTGGGACCAAATATTTGACATGTGACATACCCCCAAAAGCATATTTTTTCGTTTTATCCAATAAAACAGAAATATGCCATCTAGACAAAAATATTACATCCGGATCGCATTGTCACACCATACTGCATCTCGCGACCAATCATTATTTCACCGAGCATATTTCCGTTTTATTCGTTAAAACAAAGCATATGCTCGCTGCATAAGCATTTTATGCATGTGCATTCGTCGCATTGGTTATCATGTGATTTGTGAAAATTGACGATGGTTTTAAAACACTACATGGAAATATGCTTGCATTGCGCCATTTAGGGACAATTTTAATATTAGTTTATGTAAAACGCTTAAACTCATCTTGTAACATTTTTGCACAACCACCAGTTTTTAAATGGAACTGACAGACGAATCATCGTCACGATTTGAATGCAAACGATGCAACTATTCATGCACAAAAAAAAGCAGCATTTTGCAACATTATGATACGGCCAAGCACCAAACCAAAATAAAATCTGCACCTCATTCGTCATGTAAAACATGCGCATGTGGCAAAACATTTGAGTTGCGGTCGTCTCTCTACAATCACAAGAAGTCGTGCAAGGCAACCATGACGGATGCGGTGTCTGATTCGTCCATGTCATTGACGATTGTGGAAAATGAAATTGCGACCGTGGCCAAAAAGACGCAAGACATTGCGGACAAGAACGAAGAGCTCATGGATTTGAAGACCATGGTGCAGATGCTGCTGAACGACCGGAACGCGATGTTTGACAAGAGTCACGACATTATGGCTAAGAACCACGAGATGATGATGAATAATCAGGAAGTGCTGCGGGAGATGACGCAGCAGAACAAGCAGCTCATTCAAACCATTCAAGAGATGACGCCCAAAATTGGCAGCAACAATGTGGTGAACACCACGACGCACAACACGCAGTTCAACCTGAACATGTTTTTAAACAACGACTGCAAGGACGCCATCAAGCTCAGCGACTTTGTCAAAACCCTGAAAATCACGCTGCAGGACCTGGAGTACACCAAGACCAAGGGCATCGTGGAGGGGGTGAGTTCCATCATCATGAACAACCTGAAGGGCATGGACGTGCACAAGCGGCCCATTCACTGCACGGACCTGAAGCGCGAGACCATGTACGTGAAGACGGATGAATGGATCAAGGACGAAGACAACTCGTATGTGAAAAAGTTCATTTACATGGCGTCCTGCTATCAGACGCGCATCATTCAGGATTGGATGGATGCGCACCCCGGCTGGGAAACCAAGGAAAAAATGCACGTTGAATATCAGATGATATGCAAAGAGCTGTACAAGAACATTGAGTGCGATGACAACGCGCACAAAAAAATAATCAAGGCGTTCATCAAGGAGGTGCACATTCCGCGCACGGGCATACAATGAATAAACAATTATCGGCGAATGCTGCGACGATGATGATGATGACGATGACGCTGACGTCTGGTTCCTCCTTGATGTTTTGACCTTTTGGATGCCGATGCACTGCTTGTGGTTGATGCCCGTTTTGAGGCCGATGCACTGCTTGTGGTTGATGCCCGTTTTGAGGCCGATGCACTGTTTGGGGGTGATGCACGCTTTGATGATGCTGAGACACGTGCACGTTTTGATGCTACTAGTGCTTCTGATGTTCCTAGTGCTGCTTGTGCCGAACGCCTGCTGCTTCTAGTAGGTGCCTCTGATTCTTGTGCGCGTTCAGCAGCAGTAGCAGCAGCAGCAGCAGCCCTTGCCTCTTGTCTGTTTTTAACAATGCGTGCCTGGGCTTCTTTTATTTTTCTGGCTTCTTCTTCTTTTCTTTTTTGTCTGGCTTCTTCTTCATTTCTTTGTCTGTCTTCTTCTGCTTTTTTTTCTGCAGCAACAGCCTCTCGTCTTTGGTGAGTTCGTAGTGTTTTCTCATCTCTCAATCCCGATTGGTCTGCATTTGGTACGAATTTGAATGACGGCCAAACGAAAAATAAAGGATCTTTTGACACGCTTGACATGTGTGTACAAATTTTATTCCTGCAAAGTGGGTCACGGTTGGATGGAGTGCATGCGCATTGCATGAGTGTTTTTGGAGCTGCCGAATTCGGTAGCAGTGGTGTCGTTGCCAACTTTTTAAATAAATCATGGCTTAATCCAGGGGCCATCAGGGTTAGAAATTTGGAGTGAAGGTCCTGGACCCAACCAAATGCGCGATTGGCAAGTACTGTGTATGTGCCTGAAAACTCCAAGGGATGCGATGATAGCCAACGCAATGCAGGCATGTCCACCTCAAGCGATGCGACGCATTCTTGCAATTTGGCTTTAAATTTGTTTCCAGTGGATGTATTATGTACACTTAGTCTAGGTTGCATCGGTTTTACATCCACAGGATCACCATTTCTTGTTTCCAATTCTTTTATGGTGCCATCCGGTGTAAGATAAACAAAACTTTCATGTCCGGCGTTGTTGTTGGCCGTGTCGTTGCCCAATCGCGGTTCACTGTGTGTTCCATATCTAGCAACTTTGCCAAAAACGGTTTCAAAGAATGGTTGTATCTTTGATACATTTTCTGGACTCATTTCAAACATTTCATCAAGTGCTCTGGAAGCTTGCACGCATGAAACATACTGCTTTTCTCCTTGAACGAACATTAAACGATCATAATCGCTATTGGTCATCCATCTGGTCTCTTTTAAAGTGCGTTCGCATCCAACAAAATCAAATGAACCTTTTAGAACACGGGTGCATGTCCACGATGGTTTTGTTGGCAGATGTCCAAATGACGCATGCGTTCCATTGGGTATGTTCATTATCCATCTTCCAAATCTCACATCCTCCGGATCATCCACTTTTTTCATAGTTCCATTTCCGAATTTAGCATCCTCCACTCTTCCCATGTCATCAAACATCAATGACATTGCCGTCATTTTGGGATTTTCAGACGACGACGACGACGACGGAGACACATTTACATCCAATACAAACGCGCAATGTTTGCTTGGCAGCGGGTGCCCAAACTGCACTATACGACAACGACCATCCAATACGATGCGATCATCCTCCGTTTTCTTAAGGTTTCCTTGCGCAAAACAGTATCTCGGATTTAAAAAAGAATGTAGACTACTCCCAGTTGGAAAATAATCTCTGTTCACTTTGAATGGTAGTTTATTTGTATGGGGTTCCTCCATTATTATTCTTTATTGATTCTTTATTGTGTGTTTTGAAAAAAAAATAAAATTAATATGTTTTTATTTTTTATTTATTTTCATTTTTATTAAGCATGATGGGTGGGTGCGTTCATACTTTCATTTTTTAGTTGATTGATATACTATAAACATCAACCAAATCGCAAATCGCAAGCAGAAATGGGCCAGATGTTGTCTCGCGAGGATGAAGAGGATTACGACCAGACTCCTCAAAATCAAAATCAAACAGAGGACCGCGATGATGCGCATGATGAAAAAGAAAAACCGAAGCGAAGGCAACGCAACACGGGCCCTGCCGCTTTACGTTCGCGAAAGACGAAACCGTCGGTTCAGGGCCGCACGCGACGAAATCGGGCAAATACCGTGACATTTTAATGCGCCTTTGGATTGCCGTTGGATTGCCTTTGGATTGCCTTTGATTATTATTTTATGTTTGATTATTTATTTCTAAATGATCAAAATCAAAAAATCAAAATCAAAATCAAAAAAATTGAAACATTTTGGTCACATTTAACTTAACCTTAACTTAACCCATGATTTCACCGCTTCGTCAAGTGCAGGTAAAGGACCTTCAACCGGGAAGGACGTATTTGATCCAGGAAAAACGCCCCGAGTACATGCACCTGAAGTTCAAGGGCACGTTTGTCAAGAACGAGTATCCACCCCAACCGCATTACACCACCATGACCCACTTTAGCAACGTGATTGGCAGAAGGAACACGTCGCAGAGGGATGTCAGGCTGCAAGAAGCGTATTGGAATTATTATGAAGCCGATGCCCGGCTTCGCGCGTGGACCACCTTTGTGCTGCGTGAAATTACGTGCGACCCGTCATTTACCCCATTCACAATCACGAGACATTGATTGGATTGGATGGGATGACCTTCCGACCTCCCTCCTTAACTGTCCATCAGAGTGGGTTGATAGGGAGGAGTGAGCGAGTTCGTTTTGCGGCCGTAATACAGGCAGTTGGCCACATCGGGGGCAGGACCGTCCGAGCACGTCATGGGTTCCGACCCGTAAAAATTGACGCGACGCACCTCCGAATTCAGCGAAATCGGCTTTGGGACAGGAACAATGTGCAAGTCCTTAATCGGTTTGTTGTTGTACAGACCGCCGCAGAATTCGGGTGGCGTGCATTTGCCGTTGTTGGGAGTTTGCCAGTATCTCACGTTGTTGGTGTACTGCCCATATCCGTTGTCAAACACGGGATAGTACGTCCACAAATCGTCGGATGACATGTTGGACACGCCTCCGGGTGTTTTTACGGGATAATCTTTGTAAAGAATGGGATACGTGGATGCGTCAGGGAATGAGCCGGGGGACAATGGAACCGCAAATCCTTCTTGCCAATGCCAATCATTGTTTTTGTTTTTATGGCACATGTACAATCCGGCACATGTGAATGCAATTGCTAAAAGAATGCACATCGTCGTGTGAATTTGGTGCATTGTGGAAATTGATGTAGATGTTATATGGATATATAATAATATAATATATAAATGCGGCCAATATTTTGATGAAACCGTTCCAAGGTGCAAGGTGTGTGTATGATCACTTATGAGCGCGTCCACGTCTAATGCATTTTCGGGTTTTAACTGTTTTTTTGCATTTGCCTTTTCCTTTGCATTTACCTTTGCATTTGCTTTTTCCTTTGGATTTGCGATGACGAGTGCGCCCTCCTGCTGCTGGAGGTCGCTCCCACTGATCATAGTTTTCAAATTGTGCACCTTGAGATTTATGATCATTCTCATAGTCGTCATATCGTTCCAATCCCGGAACAATAAATCCATAATGAATTTGTTCGTTAATTGGAAACTCATAAAGCCGACTACCCCCAGGTGTCTCAACGTACTCATCTTCTATGACAAGATCGCCGTTCCTGTTTAAATTCGGATCATTGATATCAATTCCATGCCGTACTCGTTCGCGAAGAAACTCATCAGTGATGTCCACATACCAACGGTTGCCAGAACCCCTGTCATGCACTTGGCGCCTTTGCCCTACTTCTATCATGCGGGGAAGAGGGGAAAGAGGGGAAAATCCATCATTGCTCATGTCAGAACGTATTTAGACACATACACTATATAAATTGCATTACATAAAAATGTTGCTTAATTAAATCACAAAAACATTTACACCGAATAATGGTTTAAACACACGCAAACATCTAATTCATTGCACATTCCACAATTCATTCAAATACTAACGAACGACGAACCATCATGGGCACAAATTACACAACGCAAAACGATTTGCTCATGACAAATTTAATGAAATTTTATGATGAGGACAATAACCTGGAGAAAATGCTTAAGATAATAAACGGGGAGTCGCCAATTTCTCTCCGAATCATTGACTGGTTTGCGACGAATTACGCCAAGAAGTTCTTCACTGTGTATGAGGTGGGCATGAATCGGAGATTCAAGGTGTACGTGGATTACAAGCTGAAGCTGAAGGCTTACAGCAAGCGCCGGTTTGACCCGTTTTGCAGGTGGGACCGCATCACCATCCCTTACAGCAACGGCACCTTCATTCAGACCACGATTGGGCAGCTCAACTTCTTCAAATGGGCGCTGGAAAACGGGGTGGTTTCATACATTGAGGCCCACTATTCGGACATAGAAGATGACATGAACACGCGCAACAGCACGTCCCGGCGGAACAATGCGACGCACGTGGCGCAAGAGGTGGAAGAAGAGGTACCAGACCACGGCGGCAGCAGCTTCCAGTGTTCCAACAGCAGCAGCAGCAGCAGCAGCAGCAGCAACAAGAACAAGACGCGCAAGAAACGCGAGGAGCTGAGCATTTCTGCCACAAAGAGCATCAAGAAGGAGACGGTTGAGATCACGGTGTCATTCAATTGATTTGAATTGACTCATCAAATAATAAATAACAATCAAAGACAATTAAAGTCAATGATGCATCATCATGCATCATTGGCGGCGTGTGTGGAATAAAATGAACGCAACATCCGACCAATCCCTAACATTTGTAGTATTTTATACTATATGACATTTTTATATCATCATTACAACGAACGTCATGGATTGTTACACACATTGTTAAAAATTGTTGTTAAATGTTGAATATCGGTCATAGTATATATATCTATATATATCTATGTATATATATATATGTATGCATGTTTATACACCACCACATTTAACAAATCAAATGCCATCGGTTCGGACCAGGGTTCGCGTTCCAATGCGCTATGTTCCGCGCACGTTGTCGCGCAAGGACCGAAGCAGGCAGATCGCCATGTTGAAGCGGTCGCGCAGTCTGTATGAGCGCGGTGAGTACTATGGGCGCCCAACGAAGTTGAAGTCGTATCCGCACGTTGCCTCCAAGCACATGGTTACCGCGCGCCGCATGTATCGCGTGGAAAAAATTATGCCAAATGCGGCGTTGGCGGCGGCCACGGGGTGCTCGGTTGGCTCGCTGCGCCAAATTGTGCAGAAAGGCGAGGGCGCGTTTTATTCGTCGGGGTCGCGACCCAACCAGACGCCGCAGTCGTGGGGCTATGCGCGGCTGGCCAGCGCGATCACGGGGGGCAAGGCGGCTGCGGTGGATTACGCCATTTTGCAGAACGGGTGCAAACCAAACAGTAGAGCGCTGCGTCGGGCCAACGCATCGCGAAAAAAATACGACAATGGACAAGACCATGCTCGCAAAATTGGCATTTAACATTCTGAACGAACAAGATTCTGACATTTTATCACGCATTTGGAAATTTAGAATAGCACGCGTATTTAAAATTGTCGTAACTTATGTCAAACTCTTGCGGAATTTTGTATCTTTCATGAACGCATCCATCCACATCATGATGCCCGCAATTTATTACGATTTTGGTGTCCCATTTCGGAAATGCTCTATCCAAATATGTTTTATATGAATTTGGCGCATTAATCAACATTTCATTGTATGTGATTTGTTTGAGTGGGAAAATTTCGTGGATGTTGTTGAAAGCTTCATTGGGCCAGGCATCATTGATGATCTTGTATTCATTGTTCTTATTTTCAAACACCATGATGTCTACGAACATGTCGCAGTTTTTTTTTTTAAATTTGTATCCAACCTGTACTTTTTCAAAATAATACACACCATCATCATCGTGATATGCGTCAATTTTGTCACAGTCTTTTTCTAATATGCCGACGTCAATGTCGTCATCATATGGAATAAGTCCACCATTTCGCGCCGCCCCAATTAGAGTGCCTGCGATTGCAAAGTAATTGACGTGCTCCGTATTTGCAAAATCAATGAATGCAACAAACAAATCTTTAGTGTCTTGCAACTGCGGTTTGTTCAATATCATGTGATCATACTTGCAGGGTTGAAACCCCTCAGCCCTTCTGGCGGCAGGTTTGACGCGCATATACATCGCAAATGCTAAAACAACCATGGCAATGAAACATGAACATGTCGTCCACATTGGCCACCACATTGGTTTTGTTTTCATTCAAATGAATGATGTGATTCAATGATATGACATAATATGATATAATAAAAAACAAACACATTCAGCTGCATGCATGTTGTGCAGATTGTGATATATTTGTGAAAAATCAATTAAATGCATACCCGGCATATAATGCACAAACAACAAACAACAAAACAACAAACAATAAAACAACAAAAACAAATTAATGAAAGCAATCGCGGTGTTTCAGGGGAAACTGAAGGGCAGTCACGTGTCATTCAAACAGGACGACCCGTTTTCGCCGGTGAAGGTGTCGGGACACATTGAAAACCTGGCACCGGGAAAGCACGGGTTTCACGTGCACCAGTTCGGCAACCTGCTGAGCAGCGATTGCACAAGCTGCGGCGGCCATTTCAACCCCACGAATGCGGAGCACGGGTCGCGTTCTGGGACAAATTCGCATGCGGGAGATTTCGGGAACATAACTGCGTCAAAAGAACGTTTTAGCACATTTTATTTTTCCACGACCAAAATCTCTCTGTTTGAGGGTGATCTATCAGTAATCGGGCGGTCGCTTGTCGTTCACGAGGACGAGGACGATCTGGGCAAAGGCGGGTTTCCGGATTCGCTGACCACCGGGCACGCGGGCAAACGGCTGGATTGCGCGGTCATTGGATACGACAAAGAATGAATTGCGTATGAAAAATCAATTAAATAGATCTCTACAATTTAATTTATTGATTGATTGGATTGATTAAATGAAGTGATGGGGTCCAGTGTTTCCATTTCAAAAGTGAATTACGAGGACATACAGTGCGCGTGTCGGACGGCCAATCCAATGAAACAGCATGATTATTCCAATTATCACGCGCCCACGCACACGCAACCGTGGCTGCTGATCAACACGCTGCCGCCGGGCATGCAGGGCTGTCTGATTCCGGGCACGCTGCCGATAGACGAAGAGGAAGTGGCAATGAATGCATTGATCGCCGCATCGGATGGAAAGACCCGAGAGATAATCGTGTATGGAAAAAATGCCAACGACGACACGCTGCACAAGAAATACCAGCAGCTGATGGGGCTCGGGTTTAGAAACGTGCGTGTTTATCCGGGCGGCATGTTTGAGTGGCTGCTTTTACAGGACATTTACGGTGCGGCCAGTTTCCCCACCACGTCCAAGGAGCTGGACCTTCTGAAATACAAGCCGCCATCCGGGCGGCAAAAGCTGTTGCTGAATTGACCCACCCAACCAAATGCCGATGCGCACAAATCAGGATAAAACATACATTGCATTGTATTATATTATAGACATGTGTTTATAGTATAACATCACACCTCACAAACTCAAACAACCCCATTTTCAACAAATCAAATATGCAACCTTCCGGCATTATGTTTCACTGGACCGCCTGCATTGGCCTGGTGCAAAGTCTGTTTTTAGCGTGCGTGAATCCGCCGACCCTGATGCGCGCGGTTTACACCGGTTCTGCGCTCGTGAATGTTTACCATTACGGACTGAGCGCGCAATTGCACGAGCCCAGCCGCCAAACCATGCGGCTCTACGTTCCCGATGACGAGCAGCGCATCATCCTTCTGGCGCGCGTGGCCAAATGGACCAGCCGCGGACTGCACGTTGTATGCATTGCCATGGACATTGGCTATATCGCGCTTGTGACGGATTACAACATTTGGCTCTCCATGATGATGTTTGTCGCGGTGGGGTTCTATCCCGCGCTGAAACTGCTGCGTCGGTGCGCACCCGAAATCAACACCACTGTTGCACAGCACCTTTTGAACACGACAACTGAAACCCGTCATAAACAACAGCAACAGCAACAGCAGCAGCAAGGCACACAAGGCATATACGCACACAATGAAACCCAGTATTCGCTGCTGGATGACAGCGACCATCGCGATGCGGTGCACCAGCGCTTCATGCTGAAACAGCTGCCGCGCATGCTGGCCATGATCGCACTGGGCGCGTGTCACATGGCACTCATGCAGGACGTGCGGGCGTCGTGCGTCAATGTCACAATGACAAATGCATCAAATGTTTTGAACTGGTTGTGTTGACTGCGGCGCGTGTTTGAATAACAAAAAAAATGTTTTTTTGTTGTTTTGTTTTTGGTTGGATTTAAATTAAAGTGCATCAATGAATTGCATGATTTCTTCCACACGTTGGTGCGCAGTGACTCCAATTTCACGGTTGGCGTCAATGACCAGTTTTTTGCACGTCATCGTGTCGCAGTTGATCCATGATTCATGATAGTCGTGGCACTTTTGGATGTATTCCAGCGGGATGGTCTCGCCCTCGCGCCCCCGTTTCGCAATGCGCTCCATGCACGTCTCGGGATCCGCGCGAATGTAGACGAGTCCTGACACTGGCAGGTCCTGAACAAATTCGTCAAACCACATGTTGTAAATGGTGTACTCATCGTGCGCAATGTCGCCGCTGTCGTAGAGCATTTTGGCGAAGATGTTGCGGTCGGTGTCCACGCTGCGCTCAGTGATGATGACGCGACAGCGCCCCGCATGCTCGCGAACCGTTCGGCGGAGGAGAGCCAGGCGTGAAATGTACGCCATCATTTGAAATCGGAACGCGTATGTCTTGTGGTCCTTGTAGAAATTAGTGAGAATGGGCACCCCGTCAGCGTCCTTGACATGGTGCCACGAATCCACGGGCTCTTCCACAAAATGCACGTCATCCCTTGATTTGTACGCCTCCTTCAACATGTCCCAGGTGGTGGACTTGCCGGATCCGATGTTGCCGTCAATGCTCACAAGCAATGGCGGGCTCACAAGCAATGGCGGGCTCACAAGCAATGGCGGGCTCACAAGCGACGGACGGGGGTTGGGGGTGATTGGTGCGGTGGTAGTGGTAGTTGTGAACATCTAAATGATAAATGATAAATGATGATGAATGGAATCCTATGTTCTATCGTTGCATTGATTTTAATTGGGTTAAACTAAAATCAATTTTTTAGAGAATGATGGTCCTCCCGCACACTCACGCGTTCAAAATTCATTTTGCGAATGCATTTAAAGAAACGGCACCACATAATCATAACTCATTTCCTTAATGGATTTCACACAGGGCAAACTCACGAAGAGCGAATGGGACAGCGTGGAGGTCCCAGACTCTCACGATGAACGGCAAATTTACCAGCTCATCAAGGAAGGGTATCACGATGTGGGCATTGTGCGCAACTCCAGCCAGACGCTGCTGCAGTACATGAAAATTGCGCCGTCCGACGAAATGCACGCGCACATGTATGAACTGTATTTCAAGACGCACGTGGACGAGATGCGCGAGGCGTTCGGCCTGTCGGCATTTGAAACCGACACCGATAAGAAGAAGCTGGTCAAAAAGGCGGACCTCATCCGCATTCAAAACACGAACAGCAATTTGGAGGATCAAAAAACGAAAATATACGAGTTTGTGCTGCTTGTGCTCCTGCTGAACCTGCTGAACAACAAGTTCCCGCACATGTATCCGCACTGGAGGGATAACGTGCAAGGCGCCAAGAAGAAGAAGGTGCCGGCGCCACCCCCCTCCGTGCCCAGCCGACCCAAGTGGATGTATTATTATTACAGCATCAACATGCTCGTGCGCAACAGCATCTCGCACCTGAACCCGCACGTGAGCTCGTTCCTGAATCACGTGACCAAATTAGTGGAGGCCGATTTTGACTGTGGCGCCTTCATCAAGAAGGCCCACGAGTTCGTGGAGAAAAACGAGTTCGTGTTCAAGTGCGGCGATGTCAAACTGTATGAGCATCAGAAGCAAATATTCACGGCATTTAAGGACGACACTTTGCCCAAGCTGGTGCTCTACATTGCGCCCACCGGCACGGGCAAGACGCTCACCCCCATTGGGCTCAGCGAGCACTACCGCGTCATCTTCGTGTGCGCCGCGCGCCACGTGGGCCTGGCGCTGGCCAAGGCCTGCATTTCCGCGAAAAAACGCATCGCGTTTGCGTTCGGGTGCGGCAGCGTGGACAACATTCGCCTGCACTACTATGCGGCCAAGGACGTGGTGCGCGACCGCCGCACGGGCGGCATCCGGAAGGTGGACAACAGCGTGGGTGACAACGTGGAGATCATGATCAGCGACATCAAATCGTACAGGCACGCCATGTACTACATGAACGCGTTCAACCCGCTGAACAAATTGTTGCTGTATTGGGACGAGCCCACGATCTCCATGGACTACGCCGAGCACGAGTTTCACGCGCTCATCAAGGAGAACTGGACGGAGAACATCGTGCCGAACGTGGTGCTGTCGTCGGCCACGCTGCCGCAGGAGTCCGAGATGGCGCCCACCATCATGGATTTCCGGGCGCGGTTTTCGGGCGCCGAGGTGCAGAGCATCGTGAGCCACGACTGCCAAAAGACCATTACGCTGGTGAACAAGGACGGCTACGTGCAGCTGCCGCACCTCATGTTTGAACAATATGAGGACATGCGCGCATCGGCGGCGCATTGTCGCGCGTATAAAACGCTGCTGCGCTATTTTGATCTGCGCGAGGTGGTCAAATTCATTGCGCACGTGAACGAAGGGCAGCTGTGGACTTCGTCGCGATACGCCGTGGAGCAGCATTTTTCGGACATTGCCGACATCAACATGACGAACATCAAGGCGTACTACCTGGAGCTGCTGGAAAACGTGCAGGCGGACCGGTGGCCGGCAATTTGGGCGCACTTCCAGTCGCAGCGGACTCGCATGCACGCGTCCAACGTGAACCTGACGGCGCAAGACGCGCACACGCTGACGTGCGGTCCGACGCTGTTTTTGGCGAACGACGTGGAGAAGATCGCGCGGTTTGCGCTGCAGATTGCGCAGATTCCGGACTGCGTGATGGACGACCTGATGGAAATAATTGACCACAACAACGGCATCAAGGACGCGATGGAGGCGCTGGAGCGGCAGGTGGAGGACGCGATGGAGGAGGGCACCAATGACAAGGACAAAGACGGCGGAACCAACAAGGACAAGGACAAGAAAAACAACAAGAAGATGGACGACATGCGGTTCAGCCCTGAAGTGAAACGGCTGCAGGAGAAGATAGACGAGCTGCGGCGGCAGGTGAAATGGGGAGCGCTGAACGACATGTTCGTGCCGAACCGGGCCGAGCATTTGAAGCGGTGGGCCCCGCAGCTGACGGAGGACGCCATTTCAGCCGCAAACCCGTTCACATCGCACGTGGAACCCGAGGACGTGGAGCGCATCATGGTGCTGCCGATTGAAAACATTTGGAAGGTGCTGCTCATGATGGGCATCGGCGTGATGACGGAGCACTCCAATTCCAATAAAACATACACGGAGATCATGAAGGACCTGGCGCAGAATCAGCGACTCTACCTGATCATTGCATCAACCGACTACATTTATGGTACGAACTACCAGTTCTGCCACGGTTACTTGGGCAAAGATTTGAGCGACATCAGCCAGGAAAAAATCATTCAGGCGCTGGGGCGCATTGGGCGCAACAAGCTGCAGCAGGAGTACAGCATCCGATTTCGCGATGACGCGCATCTGCTGAAGATTTTTCAGGCGTCGGCGGTGGCCAAGCCGGAGGTGGTGAACATGGCGCGCTTACTGCGATCGTGATCCCATCCATCCTAATCCACGAATGTGAAAGCTGCTCCGGATGCAATTAACTGTCGCATGTGTTCCTCAAATTGTTGTTCTTCTTGTTGCTGTTTCTGTTGTTCTTCCAGTGTCTTGTTCAGGTGAGCGGCTGGAGTGAGAACCCGTAGGTTACCCAGTGGGTATAGCACGTACTGTGAAGTGTCATTGTTCCATTGGCCCACCATTTGTTTGGTGTCAGGGTCGTGCAACGTGGAAAAGGGTTGGTCGGGGAGCTTGCAAATCAGGTATTTTTCACCGTTGATTTCAAGAGGGTAGAACGTTGGCGCGGATTCCATGGTTGAATGAATGATGATGTGTTGGTTGTGTTGGATGTGTTGGTTGGTTGGTGGTTGTGCATTAACCCGAATCAATTTTTTATATTACTTTTCAAAAAAAGAAATATAAAATGAAGGTTTAAAATATTTGCATAACATAAATCAAAACCAAACATGCAAGCCATTGAAGACAATCAGATTCGCAAATTCCAATGCAACAAGTGTCAAAAAATCAAGCCCGTGCTGAAGAAGGTGGCGGATCAGCAACACCATGGGTTTGCGTGCGAAGAGTGTTGGACTGCCATTGAAAAACGGTCCAGGCACAGCGGGTGTCAAATTGGATGACACGTGACACGACCCTTCATTGTTCATTATTTTGAATTTTATAATATGCAATGAATGTATACATTCATTCCTTCATTAAAATGAAACTAAATTCAAAATCAACCCATTTAATAAAAATTGTGGCCCAATTGATGATGTTACTCTTTGTGGGAATTTTTTATGTTAGGATGTGTTGGAACCATGCAAGGATTTCACGCGACCTAATCAAAAACACAATTGTGGGAAAATTAAAATTAAAAACCACAATAAATTATTTATTTATTTTAATTGTGCTTTGTTTCAGTTATTGTGTATTTCCGGCATTGGTTTCTTATTTGATTTACAAAAAGATAACCCTATTCGGGTTTTTCGTTGGCTTCATTGCGCAATGGATCGTTTTTTTGAACACGAATCCGTATCCTTTGACCCAAGACAATAAATTGACCATCATGGAACTAATTCCCAAAAAATATAGGCCGGAGGTTCAGTTCCCATTGAATGATTTAAAACACTCATCAATGCAGGCAATGCGTGCGAATTTTCCTATAATTATAAAACCCATCGTTTGTTCAGGGAGAAGACAAAATGTGACAATCGTGAAATCACAGCAAGAACTGAATGAATATTTTAAAGAAACCAAAAACACTGACAATTACATGGTTCAAAATTATTTATCTGATAACGAGTATGACAATGAAGTTGGGGTTTTGTGGGAAAAACTGCCGTGGGAAAAAGAAGGAAAAATAATTGAAATAAATCATCAGCCTAAATTCAAAAAAAACAAGGACGAACAAGACGAACAAGACGACCAACACGAACAAGAGAGAATGAATGAAAAGATAAAGACATTTAATTATTTAATAACTGATAATTTGAACAAATCATTCAATGATCTTTCCAAAAACATAAAAGGGTTCAATGCAGGTAGATATGACATTTTGATTAAAAGTTTGAATGATTTTCAAAATGGTGATTTTAAAATATTGGAAGTGAATGGCATTTGGGGAGGTCAAGCAACAATGAAGGACTATCCATTCGTTTTCGTGAATTGGTTTTTAAAAAGGTTTGTGATTGGATTAGGAAACATAGTTACACTGCAAGGTTATTCGCCATGGAATTTAATAATGGTGATGTGGACAAGTTACAGAAGATCCATGCGATGCGACGATGCATTGGGAATGTTCTCACTGTACGTTTGACATTTGAAACCCATTGTGTGGATTTTGTTTCATTTTTTTTCGGCATGATGTGTAGCAATGAATCAATCAAAATCATCGCATTCAACGTGGCGTCCGCCGTACCCCTCTGAAAATTTGAAAACGCCAAGGTTTGCACAAACAAAAACACACAGCACGACAAATCCGTATGCCACACAAGAAGACGAAAATCAAATCCAGAACCAGACCCAGACCCAGAACCAGAACCAAGGACAAGACCCATCATTAAACCAGTTGCGTTCGGATCATCAACCCCATTCAAAACGAGAGAATAACAGCGATAAAATATACGAACGGGGGCTAACCCCGCAAGTGGGTATGAATCCATTTTTGCAAGGTAACTATTTGCAGGATTTAGACACACAGAATCAATTTTTGAAACCGGTCAATACGAATGTTAATGCCAAACACTAATGCCACCAAGTAAAATGAAAAAATTATATGCATGCAATGCAAGCACATATATAAATATGCACATGGTTAAAACGATGAAAAAAATGCAATCATTTGCATTTAAACCTAAAACTAGAAACACATTGAAAACCAAAAAATATTCCAAAAAAGAAAATCCATCCATTGCAAAATTTAAAAAAATGCTTGAAAACAATCCATTGGAAATGCAATACATGTCCACCATGATTACTTCCATTCCTCGCGCAAATCGTTACAAGAATCATCCAAAAACGGTTGACGATCTATTTAAAAAACTAAACGTTGTTTTAACTCAGGCACCCGAATTTGACAAAACTCTTGTGGTGGGGACCCCCCTCTCTGCCATTTTATTGTGGACCATGGGAAGTCCGGAAGGTTATGCTGCATATAGACGCGACAAAATAAATGAGATGTTTAGTGAAGTTTTGTCTGAATATAAAAAATTTTTAGATAGTCCGGAATCAAGGTATGTTTTGAACAAATCTAAATCGGGTTGGTTTGGCAAAGGAGCATCCAAGAAGATTGACATGTCGGAATATCAATGCGACGTGACAAAACCATATTATGGATTTAAATCTTGGAATGATTTTTTTACTAGAAGATTAAAACCGGGGGCAAGACCCATTGTGGAACCCGACAATGACAATGTGGTCAACTCCGCATGCGATTCAACGATATACCGCATTAGTTTCAATGCAACTCCGAATGCCACATTCTGGATCAAGTCCCAACCATATTCATTGAACGCCATGCTTGATGGAGATAAAAAATACATTGACAAATTCACAGGAGGAACCATTTTTCAAGCATTTTTGAATCCATTCAATTATCATCGGTGGCACAGCCCAATCAGCGGCACAATTGAAAAAGCATATGTTAAAAAAGGGTTGTATTTCACCCAAGTGAATGCGTTCGGAGAAGATCCAAGTGATGAGGACAAATCCATGGAATACATTACAAATGTCAACACGAGGGCATTCGTTTTCATCAAAGCGGACAATCACAAAATTGGCACAATTTGCATTATGCCCGTTGGCATGGTTGAAATATCTAGTTGCAATATCAATGACAACATTAAACCCGGGCAAAAAGTCAAAAAAGGTGACGAATTGGGGTTTTTTGCATATGGAGGTTCAACCCATTGCATCTTTTTTGAACCAAATGTCATCAAACGATTCACACATGCCAAACATGATTTTGTTAAAATGGGTCAAGTCATAGCTGAAATAAAGGAATAAGGAACTAAATATTTTTTATTCGGATGTCATTCCAAAAATGTATGAAATTGAAAAAAATTGAATTACTTTTAGATTTGCATTGTTGCAATCAGGCCTAACGGCAACCCAAGCTTCCAAACTTCCAACTTTCCAGATTTAGCTTTTCAAAGCTTTCCCCATTCATTCCATATTCAATGTCATACCAACAAGCAGACCTTTATCGCGTGGCCAAATGCCCCACATTGGTTTGCAAACACATGGTTGACATTGAACGTCAATTCCATGCGTATGATGCCATTGCACACAAGGCAGTTGACCATCACACTGGTTGGACCCGCAAAGAATACATTGCACTGCGCGGCAAGTATGCAAATCCCATAGTGTCTCTGATGGACGACATTGACAGTCTTCGCAAAATGATGGTTCGCATCATTCAGGTTCAACGTCAGCAAATCAACAAATACTTGAAAAGTATTCGTGATGGGCGCAAAACGGTGAAACGTGGTGCGCCTGCTTCGTTGGAATCTCTCACTATGGAAACCATGATTCAAATGTCATTGCGCGTCATACAGGACATGAAGGACGCCATTCCATCACTCATTCAGCCAGTCGTCGCACAAATCCGCAGCAAGCTTTGCACACTTCATCAACTCATGTTGTTGTTCAAACAATACACGGAGTCGTTCGGACCAGATGATTGCCGCTGCGATTGTCCGCCATGCTGCGCTGGCCAGTGCCACGAAGGCAACTGCCAGTGCAACAGCGTCGGCATAAGCTGCCAGGCATGCCACCAAGGCGCCCACGAACAATGTCTGTGTAACTGCACCGAATGAAAAACAACAAAACCACTAAAAAAACAAAAAAAAACAAAAAAAAACAAAAAAAAAACAAAAAACTTTTTTTCAGTTTTTTGCTTTATGTGTTGCCTTGCCTTGTCATATTTCAATCCAATTGTCTATGGAAAACATGTCTCCGTACCACATTTTGGTTGCGTCATATTTTGGATAGTGGATGGTTGAAAAATAAGAAATGTAACCAATCACAGCAGAGAATGAACCGTGTGACAACACGAGGTGTTTGCATGTGCTTCCAAATTGCATTGTGGTGATTTCATCATGATTTATCAGCAGCGTTGAGTTTGGCAGGTTTAATAGTGTTTGCACAATCGGATGATTTGCATCATCGGTTGATATGTAAATGCGATCATGCAGTGTGTGTTTAATTGCATTTAAATAATAATCAATGCCTGGATTCCAACGTGCAGCGTCAGCCAATCTAACATGCACAAATAAGTCATTGTTTGCGTTATATCGGTGTTTGAACGGATTTTTTTCAATGATCTGTGATTGCACTGCATCCGTGTGCAAATGATCATGCAACACTTTGATTATTTCTTTTGTCTGGAAAAAACTGGCATTTGGTTCCAAGTTGTTATTTAACTTATCGCATCTGTGAATGTCAAAATAATTGGCATCATTTAAAGGAATGCAGCGGTTGTGCACATTGATTCCGTCAAATAAATGTATTCCCAATTTGCTAATTAAATCTTTATTAAAATAGTTAACCTTTAGATTGTGTTTTTTTGCTATTAAACTAACTGCTAAATTTCTTATAATTTGATTTCCTAATCTACCGTTGTTTCCCGTCGTTGTCATTTGATTGCAATAATGTATCAATACAATAATTATTTAAACAATTGAACGATATACATCACAAAATAATATAAAACCATAACATTGACACATTGTAAACCAAATGACCGATGCAGATCAAGACATGCGCGTGATCAAGCGCAACGGCGAGCACGAGGTCATTGCATTTGACAAGATACTGGCCCGCATTCGCAATGTGGGCCGGCAAGCCGGAATTACCGCGGTGAATTACACCTCCCTCGCCATGAAGGTCATTGACCAGCTGTACGACGGCATTCCCACGACAAAAATAGACGAACTCACGGCCGAGCAGTGCGCCACCATGGCCACGCAGCACCCCGACTACGGCACGCTGGCCGCCTACATCATCATATCCAATCACCACAAAACCACGCCCCCCACGTTCTACGAGGCCATGCGCCAGCTACACGAATTCAAGGACGTGCACGGTCACGCGTCTCCCCTCATCAGCGACGAGTTCTGGACCACAGTTTGTGACCACCGGGCCGAATTGGAGGCCATGATTGACGTGTCGCGTGACTTTCTCATTGACTACTTCGGGTTCAAGACGCTGGAGCGGTCGTATTTGATGAGCACGCACGGAAAAACGGTGGAGCGCCCGCAATACATGTGGCTGCGTGTGTCGGGGGGGATACACGGAGCCTGCATGGACAAGGTGCGCACCACGTATGACCTCATGTCGCAGAAGTATTTCACGCACGCCACGCCGACGCTGTTCAACGCGGGCACGCTGAAACCGCAGCTGAGCAGCTGCTACCTGATTGCGATGGAGAGCGACAGCATTGACGGCATTTTCAACACGCTGAAGGAGTGCGCCAACATTTCCAAGCACGCGGGGGGGATCGGCGTGCACGTGCACAACATTCGGGCGTCGGGCAGCCACATTCGCGGAACGAACGGCGTGTCCAACGGGCTGGTGCCCATGCTGCGCGTGTTCAATAATACGGCACGCTACATTGACCAGGGCGGCAAGCGGAACGGCACGATTGCGGTGTATTTGGAGCCGTGGCACGCGGACATTGCGCACTTCCTGGAAATGAAGATGAACCACGGCGACGAGGACGCCAAGGGGCGCGACCTGTTTTACGCGCTGTGGGTGCCGGACCTGTTCATGGCGCGCGTGAAGGCCAATGCGGAGTGGAGCCTGTTTTGCCCGGACGAGTGCCCGGGGTTGTCGGACGTGTACGGGGACGAGTTTGACGCGTTGTACATGCGATACGAGACGGAGGGGCGCCAGCGCGGGAAGGTGAAGGCGCGCGACCTGTGGTTCCGCATCCTGGACAGCCAGATGGAGACGGGCACGCCGTACCTGTGCTACAAGGACGCCGTCAACCGGAAGACGAACCAGAAGAACCTGGGTGTCATTCGGTCGTCCAATCTGTGCTCCGAAATCATGGAGTACTCGGACGATCAGGAGACGGCGGTGTGCAACCTGGCCAGCATTGCGCTGAACCGATTCGTACCGGGGGGCGATAAACGCACAACGGCTCGGCACGACGAGCCGTGCCTTGGCCCCTCCTCTGAGCTGCACGAAGACACGGGGAAGGGTGAAGAGGGCGGGGGGGTGCGGGGGACGCTTGTCGTCCCCCGGTTTGACTTTGAGAAGCTGCACGAGGTGACGCGCATCGTGACCGAGAATTTGAACCGCGTGATTGACGTGAACTATTATCCCACGCCGAAGACGCGCGTCAGCAACCTGGCGCACCGGCCCATCGGCATCGGAGTGCAAGGGCTGGCCGACACGTTCCTGCTGCTGGATCTGGCGTTCAGCAGCGACGAGGCGCGCACCCTGAATCGCCGTATTTTTGAGACCATGTATCACGCCGCGCTCACGGCGTCATGCGACCTAGCGGAGCAGAACGGTGCGTACAGCACGTTTGCGGGGTCGCCCGCATCCCAGGGCATCCTGCAGTACGACATGTGGGGCGTGGAGCCGGAGGCAGGGCGGTATGACTGGGCTGCCTTGAAGGCGCGCATTGTCAAGCACGGCTTAAGGAACTCGCTGCTGCTGGCACCGATGCCGACCGCCAGCACGTCGCAGATTTTGGGCAACACGGAGTGCTTTGAGCCGATTTCCAGCAACATTTACACGCGGCGCACGATGGCGGGCGAGTTCATTCTGGTGAACCGGCATTTGATAGCGGATTTGCAGGCGGCGGGACTGTGGAACGAGGGCGTAAAAAACAACATCGTGGCCAACAAGGGCAGCGTGCAGCACATCGGTGGGCTGAGCGAGCATTTGAAGCGCAAGTACTGCACGGTCTGGGAGATCCCGATGAAGCACGTGATTGACATGGCGGCCGATCGGGGCGCGTTCATTTGCCAGAGCCAGAGCATGAACCTGTGGATGGAGGACCCGAACTACGCGGCCTTGACGTCCATGCACTTTTACGCGTGGTCCAAGGGGCTGAAGACGGGCATGTATTACCTGCGTCGCAAGGCTCGTCACCAGCCACAACAGTTCACCATTGAGCCCGAGTCCAAAAAAGGAGAAAAGGAAGACGATGCACAAATAGATGAGGGCTGCACCATGTGCTCTGCTTAGAATCTGGATCTGGATCTGGATTTGGATCTTGATCTTTTGGATTTGGATCTGGATCTGGATTTGGATCTTTTAGATTTGGATTTGGATTTGGTTCCTCCATACTTCCAGACTAATTTTGGCGACGAGGGGGATGGCACATAACATTCGGCACATATAGCCTGATTCGTAAATCCTAACGGGTGTTTTTTCCACTTATGGGCAATGGCGTCGCCTACAGTTTTGCTCTTATTACATAATGCACATGTCACTGATTTCGGCGGTTTCGGTGGCTGATGCATTTTCATGTATTCTTCGTATAATCTATCTCTTTCCACTTGTTTTGCATTTTCTGCTGCTGCTGCTGCTTCTGCTGCTGCTTTTTCTGCTGCTGCTGCTTGCATCCGAGCCTTGGTAGACATGGGTTTTGAACTTAGCACAAACGAATCTCCAAATGTCAATGCTTCAGGTGCTCCGTATGAGGATCCTGTGGGTAACGCGTCTGCTCCGTATGAGGATCCTGTGGGTAACGCGTCTGCCATGAACAAATCATGTATTCCTCTTCCCTTAGCCTTAGTTTTTTTGCTCATAATAATAGTGTGTTTATGTTATATGTTATATGTTATATGTATATAATATTTTACTGAAAATTTAATGCACCGAACAAAACGCAGGTATCATAGCAAAACGATTAAGGCGCCTAAATCAACAAAATCAGTAACCAATGCAACTAATAAAGCATGTACCTACAAAAAACAAAACGGGTCAATCAACGTGTCACAATACATGAAGTGTGTCGCAAACAATACATTAAGAAGTCAGTTGGACAGTCCAAAGCACATCTATGAAATTAATGACAATGCTACTTTCCCATTCGTGGTGTTTGATTATGGTGGCGGAAATGCGTCTATTTACAACAATCAGTTTAACGAGGTCACTAATAGGGGCGAGTTGAAGGGAAAGTTGATGGATGTGAAATATGAGCAACTGTTTCTGGGGGACAATGGAATGAATGACGCTTATTGGAGAGTCTTCGAGCGTGGGAATAACATTCTTTTTCAAACGGGCAAAGGCAAATACTTGTTTGTCGGAAAGGGCATTCTCTCGTTTTCGGCCATGAACGGCGACACCATTCGCCGGTTTTATTCGCCGATGGGTGGAAACTATGATTCCTTTCCATATGCGGTTGGTGACAAATACGTGTATTTGTTGAATGACAAAAAATGCGCGCTTATCAGCGAGTTTGACATGACCAAAGATGTCATCCGACAGTATTATTGTTATGACACCAACGAATGCAAAAAATACAAGACAAGCGCGCTGCCCATGAAAACGTTGTATGCGCCGTTCTACGGGTATTATTGAATCCATTGTCCGTCCATTGACATTGACATATTTTATGTTTGAACAATGAATAAATCAATCCATTCATTTATTCATTCATTCATTCTTCTTCCCACACGGTCGGGTCAAACGTGTTCATGTCAAACCACCGACCGCAAAAATCAAAATCATCATATCCGCTCCGTTTCATTATGTATATTGCCGCGGCATCTATCAATTCCGGATGGTCTGTGCAAATGAATGTTTCATATTTGCGTTTGATGCGTTTCAAATTGTTTAAATGCACCACAACGGCATCATCTATTCTCTCGTGGTTTTCATCCGAATCATCCAAAGCATGCAAGTAATCATCGGCCAATGCGAGATGGCGTCTATCGCGCTCAAACGAGCGAGGGAATGTGATCATCTGAGTGCTAATGAATTCAATAAACAAGGTGTAAAAAGTGTTTTCATCTCTTAATTCATAATAATCACTCCATAAATTGGATAACTTTTCTTCGTGTTTTTGTATGATCTTATTGGCATCGCGCAATGCGTTCATGCAGGTTATGTAATCTTGATTACTCAAATGTTCTTTAAGGTCATCAATGATGTTCAAAACGAACCCTAGATTGATCGGCATCATGCATGCATGCATTACTCCACAATGTTCGCTTTATTTCGTATTTGACGATGATACAATTTTCAAAAAAATAAATATAAATGGAATGGTCATTCATATTTATGAGATGGATGAACCGCTGATTCAATCAATTCAACCAAATCAAATGAATCAAATGAACCAAACAACCGTGAACGCGAACGTGTTGCCACCCGATTTCTTAATGCCGGTGCCATTTTGCGAATTTGTGTGCGATCAATTATGTTGGGCATTTTGCGAGTGTGGCATATGCTTGTGCTGCATTGTGTAGCGATGGGGTTTACGTTAATGTTAAGGGATGGCAGATTGCATTTGATATTTTTGATATTGATGTGTGCTGCCAAATCATCCCGCATGTGGTTGGGTTCTGTTCCATTTGCTTTGCTTAAGGTTGAAATATTTGTGTTAAATTGCTTGCCCTTGTTTTTATTCATCATTGGGTTGAGTTTTTTTGGGTTGAGGTGGTGACGGCATTTCATCCAGGTCCCCGAATTCGCCGAGATCGTCGCGGTCGCACTCAATGGTGCAGTGATTGCGGAACAGCGCGCGGAATTCGCGGCTGCTGCGGCACAAATCCTCGTTGTGCACCAGCCAGTGGTAGCATCGCAGCGTCACGATGACGTCAATTTTGGAGTTGTGCGTGTTTTTCGGGGCGCGATGGAACAGGTGCTCGTGCAGCTCCAGCAGTTTGGGCCACTTGTAGCCTCCGCCGGTGAATGTCGGGTGCGTCAGTTTGCACAGATCGGTGCCGACCCGCATGGTGCAGAAGGGGCTCGGGAAATACAGCGACATGTGATGGCGTTGGGCTTCAATCTGCAGCATGCTGCTGTCAAATTCGTAGTTGTGGGCGACGCATTTGCCGCACTGCTGCAGTTCCATCTTGAAATCCAAGAGCGCCACGCGGATGTCAATGCCTTTGGATAAAGACAGTTCGCGCGTGATGCCGTGAATGGCCACGCTTTCATCGGGCAGCGGGATGTGCGTGCCGAGGCTGATAATCACGTCTTTGAAACTCTGCATTTTGTCGGCGGCGGTGTCGTACACCAAATAACTGAGCTGCACAATGTGCGGCCATTGCGCGGGGTCCATGCACTGGCGATTCTTGGGAGGCAGTCCGGTGGTTTCGGTGTCAAATATCATGATCTTCATGGTTGAATGATGCGTGTGTACATCCATCCCCATTTAAATTGTTCAAATCAATTTTTTGAACAATTTGCAATTTTTCCCAATTTGTTTAGTGCTAATCCATGTTTAGGAAAGACGCATTTAATTTCAATGCCTGATTATTTTTTATAATCGCATTACATAATATAAGACAACAATAGCGCAATGATAAACAAATATTTTGTTGAGTTTTTCGGAACCATGTTTTTCATTTACATCATTTTAGCGACTGGCAACGCAATTGCAATTGGTGCGGCGTTGGCGGTTGCCATCATGATTGGCGGACCCATTTCTGGCGGCATGTTCAATCCGGCAGTTGCCATATCCATGGTCGCTGCTGGAAAACTGTCGTCCAGCGATTTAGTGCCTTACATTCTGGCAGAAGTTGCGGGTGGCCTCGTTGCGCTGGAGTTGTTCAAGCGCATCCCATTGTGAATGGATTGCATGTGATTTTTATCAAAATAATTTATTATATTTTTATATAATAAATCAAACACACATGAAACCTAGATCTCGCAGATTGCGTAAAAAATCGGGAGGCACAACGGAACTATATCAAGGACAAGGACAAGTGCAAGGACCGTGGTTTGCAGCGCCCGCAATCCCAGATCAATCAACACCAGTGGCGCCAATCCAAGGAGCACCAACACCAATACCAGGAGCACCAACACCAGCAAAAAAGCCAGGCTTTTTTGACAACTGGCCGTTTACTGGAATGTTTTCTTCAAATAAACCCGAAGAGCCAGGCCTTTTTGACAACTGGAAGTCCAAGTTAACCGGAATGTTTTCTTCAGCAAAATCTTCAGTAGGCGGAACTAAAAAACGCAAACGAAACAATAAAAGCAAACGCAAAGGCAAAGGCAAAAAATAACTCATCATTTCATTTGTTGTTCATGCGTTTGGTCAGAGCATACAAGAGGACCAAGCATAAAAACCCCAATGAAGTGTAATACAGGCTGGAAAGTGTGCCGTTTGGAATGCTGCCCATCTTATTCGTGCATTTGGTGTTGTGCCCCCGCTGCGTGAATGCATCGCGCACGGTTGCCCCGGTGATGGGGTTCACTTTATTTGGAAACCAGGATGCGGGCATGTTGCTAATGTCAACCGTCGCAACATAGTTGGTGGCCGAAGACACGTTGTTGTTGGTGTCAATCGTTTCAAGGGTGATGCTTTGGCAGTCGGGAGTGGACCCCATTTGAAACGCTTGAAACAGCGCAAACGGATTGAGCCCAGCCATGGCCGTCATGGTGCCCGGCACCAACCCTCTAAATTCGGTGAATTGCACCCCTCCAAGCCCATCTGAAATGAACGGAATGTTTCCATCCGGGACGTTGTTCACGTAAGCATAGCGATCCACCACGGTATCGTTGGTGGAATCGCTGCTCACAACCTTGCATTTTGCCCCCGTTTTTAGAAAAAATTTGTTACCAAGCGGTTTGCCAGTGACCGATGCATCGCCCCCGCCAGAAACAAGCAGTTCCACATAAGAAATGAGCCCGCTAATGTCACTCGACAAATTGCTCAATCCGCCGTCACTGGTCACCCCCAGTTCAGACGGGGTTTTGATTTGCTTGAAGTATTTATAGTCGGGCCCAAGCAGTTTCTCCTCCACATCGTCTAAATTGCCCAAGACATCATCAAAAAAATTGGACATGATTTTTGAATTGATTGATACGTGAACTAATATATTGTTTATAAAATAATATATTAATTGTGATTAAAACCAGCGTTGCACATGCGTTAAGACATGCTGATGTTCTTCATCGGGGTTTTGGACGGATCGTCCATGTTGACGTTTGCGTGCGTTATGTTGTTGGATTGAGTGGGGGCGTCACTCAGGATTTTGTACAATGTGTGCGAATGCCCAGTTATGGTGTTTGTTTGCGCGGTGATGCTGTTGTCCAATGTGTCGTACCTGGTTTGCAATGCGTTGATTTGGGTTTTCAATGCATCCAATGGCGTCGTTGCAGCCGCCATGCCTTCCACAACCCGGCGTCCATTCCTCATTGCAATTGCGACACACATGCCAACAACCACAGCGCCAACGATGACGATGTTTCTTGTGCCGGATGATAAATTTAGGGGAAATAGTTTCATTGATCGGACAATTGATATAATACAAACACATTATTTTATATAAATGCGCAATTACTGCGCGCTCTTCGTGCTGGCCATTTTCGCATTGGTGTCGCTTTGTGCTTTCACCACCTTTTGAACGAGTTCTGTGTTGTTTTTGACACCGGCTTCATTGTCTGTCATGGCTGTTTTTAATTTGGCGGCAGTGGTCTCCAGCGCGGTGACCTGTTGTTTTAAAAACTCAATTTCAGCCGGATTGACCGGAGGAGCTGCTGCTGGCGTTGCCGTTGCGGCGGTTGGCGTTGCCGTTGCGGCGGTTGCCGTTGCCGTTGCCGTTGCGGTTGGCTCTAAACCTTCAATGATGGAGATGGAACCCATTTTAAGTTTAGAATAAACAAATGCATGCAGCAGCATCCATGCAAAAAACAGTATTAGTATTCCACACATCATGTAATGAATCATGGCTAAAAAAATGCTAAATGATTCAATAAATAATATATACAACTTAATATATATTGAACATTATTTATTTAATTTGATTATCCATCATCTGCATCATGACAGGGCACACCACAATATCGGACGGCATTGGTTGGCGTCACTCCAACAGCTTGATCACGACAAAGCAGGTGCACTATCCCACCAAGACGGCCCTCACCACCACCAACCAAGCGGTTCCCGGATTTAGTCGTCCCAATGAGAACGGCGCATTGTTAAACTTGCCGGCCGGCTCCGCGCGCGATGAGGCCGCGCACAACTTCATCGGCCCCGCAATGAAGGCTCGCCCCATGAAACATTGGCGCCGGAAGCTGCAACCCGCCCCCAACAGCGGCCGCAGCGTGAACTCCGTGTCGCTCGTAATTGACACGCCAGGCGGCACCACGAAACCGGGCAATGGCACGACGTGTGACTGTGGCGACACGAAGGCCAATTCGTATGCCAAATTTGATGAGAAGTTGTTGAAAATTCCGTCGCAGACGTGCGAACCGTGCGAGCGCGTGGAAAACAAGGGCTTCGTGCAGGTGGGCAATCCGGCGGACCCGAACAGTTATCAGATCCAAACGGGGCTGTACAACACGAAATACATTGGCGTGTGCCCGGCGAACAACGTCATTAAATCGGCGGTCACGCTCATGAGCAAAGCGTACTACGGCGACACGCGGGCGTATCTGCAGTCGCGGTGCAAACGCTACGAACAGAAGCTGTCCACCAATCCGGTGCCGGGCATTCAATACATTGGGCCCGACCACATGCCAAACTGGCCCACCGACGAGTGCAACGGTCCGCAAACCCGGCTCACGGGCAACTGCATGTACCCCGCGTGCAGCGCGGCCCAACGAGCGCTGCCCACCAAATGCCAAGGCACCACCATTTACAAGCCGAACAATGTGCCGTTTGCACGACAGGGCGGCGTGTGCAGCAGCACGCGCACGCTGAGTCTGCGCGTGAACACCGTCAATCTGAACGGCAACTCGTTTTACAGCGCCTTCGGGGCGGAGGGCGCCAATGCCGGGAAATACAGCACCGAATACAACCCGGGCTATTTCTTGAAAAATAAATTGCAGCCCCCGAACTGCAAGCTGTATTACGGCAGCAAACCGGGCAACCACACCGTGTGCTTTTACTCGCCAACCGATAACCAAACTTCTAGCCCATCTCTTCCTGTAGAATCGGCACCCGCACCCGCACCCGCACCCGCACCTGCACCCGCACCCGCACCCGCACCCGCACCTGCACCTGCACCCGCACCCGCACCCGCACCCGCACCTGCACCTGCATCCGCACCCGCATCCGCACCCGCACCCGCACCCGCACCTGCACCCGCACCCGCACCCGCACCTGCACCCGCACCCGCACCCGCACCTGCACCTGCATCCGCACCTGCACCTGGTCCTGACATGATATTGCAGTCATTAACCACAAGTGTTTCTAATTATCAGGCAGCACCTATTGGAAACTGGGTGCGAATCACGTCAGCTGAATGGGCAACTCTTAAAACCACTGTCTCCGGAACAGTGACTGCAGGAGCATCAAATACCATTATGTCGGCTACGGCGAATGTGGGCAGTGGACTCACGAATGCTGCCTCGTCTGCAATTGTCACAAATTCAGTTGAAGCTCCTAGATCAATTGGAATACTAGCAAATTCATACATTTATGCATTCAGTGTGCGATTCGCTAGCAGTTTGGGAACGTCGTTTGGAGTTTTTGCAAATTCAAACACAAATTCAAACACGGGATTCAATCAACTGGGGAATTTGATACCTGAAATGTTGAATGGCACCAATTACTTTGTTTTAAAGGGCGTCACGAGTACAAACGGCGCAACTGCTGGTTTGCTCGGTTTTTTTACTGGCACGAAGATGGATTATCCCAGTCAAAGTTTTCCTGGAAGTGCAGCATATGTTATGTTTGTTGCTGATAATAATGCAAGCAATCCGCTAATAAGATGGGGCTTTTTTACCGACTCCAGCATACCAAACTCAACTACCGTTTTAGGGGGGTCATTGAATGATTATGGCACATTTTGCATCCAAGCGCTCACGACCTTAACAAAACAATGGGATTGATTGAACATTGAACTGTCCATCCGTGCAAATGTGGTTTTTATTTCATTGATATCCATGTTATGATATTTTAAATATTTTTAGTATATATAAAATTTAACAATAAAAATAAATTTTATTAACAAAATGAACATGGCCGAAACGGACGCAGCAGTGAACATCTTGTATGATAATGAACTGCAACTGCGTACTGTTTTTAAAGAATCATCAGACACCACATTTCAGTTTGTGGACAACACTTTGAGAAAGCATGGCGACGTAGACCAAACATTTTGGGATTTTTATAAGTATTCGTATTTAATTTCTGCCCGAAACAGCAAAATGGACTATATGAAAGATGTAACAAATCTTCACAACCAGTTTCTAAAACTGCTTGATCATAATCAACGATGCATGCGCGGCGCCAGTGTGGCATTTACGGATGCAATGAATGATTACACTAACTACCAAAGAGTTTCCAGTGCTAGTGCCAGTGCACCAGATTTCAATTTATCGTGGTTTGCCCGAAATAACCCACTTGGATCTTATGCCCAGCATGCTAAAATGGTTAAAAATGTTACTGCTGGAGTATATTTATTTATGGTGGCGTTCACGTTTGCACTTTTGCAGTATGAGATAATGTTCAACGCAAGATGCGTTGAACTAGTTAATTTGTACGAAGCGAATATTAGGGTTGGGAATCCATCAATTGTCAGTGTTCCTGCAACAATCACCATGCAAAATAAGGAATTTTATGGTGTGTTTGTAAATGGCATTTGCGAGTGGTTGAAAGTTGACCACGCATCAACTGATGATCGTATTGCAAGTTTTATGCAGGATATTGGAACAAATGCACTGCTTGATAAGCAATTTCAAAGAACAATAGATACAGGATTGCAACAACGATTTATGGAACGCCAACCGCAAAACCAAAAGGAACGTCCAATGTCATCAGGTGGTCGTCGCGGCCGTGGACATGGCCATGGTAGCAAACGACCAAACAAAAGGGCACGCACGCGTGCAAGAAGGCTGATCAAGACACATAAACGCCGTTCCTGTTTCTAATGTCACAGATCTGAGAGAAATTCATTCAAATGCACACCAAAATAATGCACCGGATTTAATAATTTGATCCAAATAACCTAATTTCTCTCATTTCGCGGTTGGAAACAGTAGTTTATCAATGGTGGTGCGCACGCAGAACAGGCGGTGCAGGATAATACCAAGAAGGAACAGCCCGGCGGCGGTCCATGCAAACGATGCGCGCGCATAATACGCGATGATGTAAGCCCCCTATGAGGGTTAAAACAACATCCGCTATGGCAATTCCGCCGACACGAAGGGAGTGCACGCCCTTTCCGGGAACGCCCAAAGTATCTCGGCATTTGCACAATGACATTTTCTGCAAAAAGCAATTAAATATTATACACAACGTTTATATAATATTTGAATCGGTTTGAACATGGACCCAGACCCAGAACCATCGTCAGACAGAACCAAGGCGGAGCGGCAAGCGCAGGTGAAGCCCATCCTGGAAAAACTGTCCGAACTGAAATTGCACGCGTCTAAATTCGCCGCCGTGAAAGCACTCATGCTGCAAATACAGGACTACGTCAAAAACGGAGAGGCGCAACAAGTCAACATCGTGTTCCCCGAATTTGGCCGGCGCATCAAGGGCACGCTGGAAACCAACCGGCACGTGGAATCCAGCATCAAACTGCAAGGGGGCGACTAGCGCCCCCCCTTAAACCCCCTCGTGTGAGTTCTGGTTGCGATGCCAGGACCGTAGGTTTTCTGAGGGAAAGGTTCGGAAAACCGTAGGTTTTCTGATTAGGAGGGGTTCGGGGAACTACGTTCCCCGATTAGTACACGATGTGCTCGTCAATCCATTTCTTCAGCTGAATGCAGGTGGGCTCCAGCGTTTTGTTCAGCCCATCGGCATACGCTTGGTAATTGGATTCGTTGTCCTGCATCAAAAGCAGCGTGTTGTAAATGACGTTCAGCAGTTCGGGAGTGTAAATGTCCACGATGGTCACAAAAATGTCGTCCACGGTGTTGTTGGTGCTGGTCATTTCTTTCCCTCCTCCCACTGAACTGCTGTCATCATCGTCTGCGATGGGCTTCATTTTATAAGGTTTTGAATTGGTTACGTTTGGGGGCATCGTCATGAGATCCGGTGACAGCTGGTCGTCCAGGATGAACTTGTACATGGTGAGCGTCTGCAGGATGTGCGGCTTGTCGGTTTGCCCGTATGTGCGCATCAACTTGTTTATGCCCGTTTTGGACATGTCAATCAGCAGCGCGTACAGCCGATGCTGCACCGATCCGGCGGAGTCTGCCTTGTAATGCGCGTAAAACTTTTTGAAACGGTGAAACACGTTGAATAAAAAATACAGGTCCTCCTTGGTGTCGTTGTTGTACCAGCGCGCCACGGATTGCGAGTAGTTGGGCAGTTGCAGCATCAGGATATTGTGTTGTATGGTGAGTTTGGTTCCAACCGGGTGAAACGACAGCAGCGCAATTTGAAGAATGGCTTGCAGCGGTTCCAAAATGGTCTCAAACCGTTCTTTTTTCCGGCGCGAACTAACCGTTTTGTACAGCAGCTGAAATGTGGACTGCATGCGTGCGTGTATTAATATAAACAATGACATAAGGTTTATATTATTATTGATGCATTAATTGTAACAAGTGAACAAATGGGTCCAATGTTTCATTTCAATGTTTCAAAAAAATATTGTTTTGCTGAATGATTTTATTGCATGGTATGCCGTGCTTGTCGCACCAGCTGATGCATTTCATGATGTTCTGCCGCTTCATGGACTCCAGCTTTTCCGCGTGCCCCTTGTTTAGAATCAAGTAAATGGTTGCATTGATGATTTCCATCTGTTGCTGCCCAATGATGGCATTGCACTCCTCAATTTTGTTCAAAAAATGGGAATCGTGCTCCATCGGCAAAATGGATGCAATCACCGCCTCATTGTGCGGAAATTCATCCAGCTGTTTGAACATGGCGCGCAAGTGCGGTATCAGCGTGTCCGACGTTTTGAGCCGGAAGTGTTTGCACACGACGTATCGCTCCGAATTGGCGTGGCGACTGGTGCACGGTTTTGACACAAACACCTCCTTGTACAAGTTGCACAGCACGAACAGTATGTCAATGGTGGGTTTAGTGAACGTGTCAAACACCTTCAGGATGAAATGCCCGCCCGGTTTCTGCAATGCCAGCGCAAACCCCATTTCAGCAGCCAGCAGACGCGACACCATGGTTTCTTGGTTGTTGAAATCGCACGAAAAATCAAACCCACCGTCGGCCGTTATGAGATCGCACGTGTTTTTGTACTTGGACACGCAGTGATCAAAGTTTTCCAACGAGATGATGTTTCCCGTTCCGTCGGCGCCGGATTCAATGCACACCCGATTCCGATTCGCTTCCAGAAACGCCTTACTCTTCTTCCAACCGGGGCAGGAAGCGTCCTGGTTCAACAACGTCATTCCGTAATGCACATCGTGCTGCGTGTCGGTGAACTGGCGGGCAGGGCATTGACGGGACCGAATGTGCACGAGGGCTTCTATGAAGCCGCCCGGGCCTTCCGCCAAATGAAACGACGTCATGCGCGCGGGTTCGTGCGATGGATTGAAAAATGTGGCGTGCAGTTCAATCATCTTGTAAAAGGATCGCGACAACGGACGCAGTTTGCTGATCGCGCATGTTTTGCAATTGGGTATTGCGGTGTGAATGAATTCAAACGGGTTCGTGTATTTCTTAACCGAATCCCAAACTTCTTCACTGCATTCTTCAATCTGTGCTTTAATATCGCACAAATACATGTTTAACGTCTGAGACACCAACGGCGCAGGGGGGTGCGTGTGCGTGTGCGTGGACGATGAAGCAATTTCAAACAGTGATCCGGATCCGGATCCGGATGCCGGCGCAGTGGTGTCTTCGCTTTCTTCTGAAACATTAATAATATCTCCCGGAATGTGCAAATTGTGCAATTTGGGCAATTCGTAATAACATGACATTCTCAATCAAAAATAAAAACACAACAAGACCAAGATTGGATTAAAACATTGTAGTGAAAATGGTTTATGTTGTTTTCAATCATAAATATCAATTACATGCGTGTCTGAACCAAACCAAACCTAATCATCCGAGTATTCGTATGCTTCTTCGCTCAATTCAGACAAATTTTCGGCAAATGTTTCTTCTTTTGGCTGTTTTTTGTCACGCCGTTTGGACAACGGCTTAATCTTTGGATTTGACCCGATTTTTTTTTTGGTTTTGCATTCGTCTTCGTCTTCTTCCACATCATCAGCATCGCCCACATCGTCAGCATCGCCCTCCTCATCCTCATCCTCATCCTCATCCTCCTCATCCTCCTCCTCCTCATCCTCATCCGCCTCCTCCTCTTCTTCGTCCTCATCCTCATCCTCGTCCGCCTCATCGTCGCAACTGCTGGTGTCAACCACAAATCCGTCTTTTAAATACCCGTCTTTGGTTTTTCGGGTTGGGTCCAATGCGTCCAACGCATCTTCTTCATGTTCATCATCGTCGCAATTGGACAAATTGTCAAACCCGCCGAACAAAAAATTATACATTTTGTCCCATTTTTCAAGCGTGAGCGGAATCACCCGATGATGAGACGTCATGTCTTTGGCAACCAGCACGCACGTTCCAAAAAATAGAATGGTGTCCACCGGTGGGGGGAATTCATATTTGTTTTCTTGGCCTGCAATGCCGTCATCGCATGCCCACAGCTCCACAATGAATCGTTCATCCGTCGTGCCGCCGTTGTCATATGCCCATTCCGCGTGCATTTCAAATTTGGATGACGGCTTGCATTTGCATTTTTTGCGCAATTCAGATGGCGTGTATGCATTCATGTGCGATGCGCGCAAATCACCGTTGCGTTCCACAATCACAATGGGCACGGGCGAAGGCATGGCGATTTGATTTAATAATTACATTATCATGATGCATGGGTTTAAATCATTTATTTAATATATTTTATTCTGAAAGTGTTATGCAATGCATTAGCATTTAGACATCATGACATCTTAAAATGCAATTTTATAATTATAATGTGCATGTATATTACAACAACCCATGAGTGACTCTCAATCAGTTCCTAATGTGGAGGATGATAGTTTTGCAACAATAATAATTATTGCTCATGGGCAAGATTTAAGAAGTCGTCGCGCAACCCTTGAACAACAGGAGACGTTGCGAAAATTTACACTAGCCGGCAAATCTGGTCATGAAGTTTGTGTGCCCAATGCGGTTGTTGACAATATGTTTTACATGGCACATCAACTTGCCAGATTGGAGCATGTGCCATTTACCGAAAAATTAAAATATATGAGAACTGAATCAAAAAGACAACAGTTTGATAAAATATTTCAAAACCTATATCATAAATGGGAAAAAGAGAAAACGAAAACAGCAGCAGCAGCAGCAGCAGCAGCAGAAGCAGCTAAATTTAAATCATTGGTTCCAACTGTAGACGATTGGCTTTCCACAACGAACGTAAGTTATGATCATTTTTATCAGTTTGCAGTACATGACCATACCGAAATTGATAATTTTGGTATATGGCTGGTTGATGGTAGTCCACAGGTGTTGCAAGGTTTCAAAGATGTGCCCATCCCTCTTGATTCACTGCGATATTACAATATCATGGACCGCATTGGTTTTCCTCAATGGCATGCTGCAGGCACTGTAACAGCAACAACGCTGTTTGATGTAGCTGAAATGACAAAAAGAACATTTCATGTTAAATATGTTAATATCGTTGACATGAGCTGCCGGGTTGTTTATCAAAGTGAGGCGTTGGATGTTCAAGATGATCCAATTAGTGAAATTAAACCCAGCGCATCACATCAACCAGACATTCAAATTGGTGATATTCGCATAAAAAGGATGAGTAAACAACCACCCGACCTGCCAGCCGGTTGGGTGTTTGGCAAAAATCTCACTACTGGTGAATATGTGTTTGCAAACCCAGATTCAGGTGAAATATCACCTGAATCTCCAGAGGCAGATTCAGGCGCAATATCACCTGCCGACATTTGTGTGGCGACTTTGGAGGGGCACACAGGAAGTGTTAACTCTGTCGCGTTTAATTCAACGGGAATTCTTGCAACCGGCAGCTCTGACGGTACCGCGAAGTTGTGGAACACGACAGGGTGTGTGGCGACTCTGACGGGGCACCGCGAAGCTGTCGCCTCTGTCGCATTTCATCCATTACATTCAACGGGACGCCTTCTTGCAACCGGCAGCTGGGACAAGACCGCGAAGGTGTGGGGGCTGCAGCCGGTAGCCGACGGCTTGTCTGCGATTTGTGTAGCGACTCTCACGGGGCACACAGACTATGTTACTTCTGTCGCGTTTAATTCAACGAGATTTCTGGCAACCGGCAGCTGGGACACGACCGCGAAGTTGTGGCAGCTGCAGCCGGTAGCCGACGGCTTGCCTGCGATTTGTGTAGCGACTCTCACGGGGCACACAGACGCTGTTAATTCTGTCGCATTTCATCCAACCGCCGCGTTAATTCTGGCAACCGGCAGCAGCGACAACACCGCGAAGTTGTGGGACTCGTCAGGGAATTGCACAACAACTCTGAAGGGGCACACGGGCAGTGTTACTTCTGTCGCGTTTCATTCAACGGGACGCCTTATTGCAACCGGCAGCGACGACAAGACCGCGAAGTTGTGGGACTCGTCAGGGACTTGTGTGGGTACGCTGGAGGGGCACACAGGAAGTGTTAATTCTGTCGCGTTTCATTCAACGGGATTTCTTGCAACCGGCAGCGCCGACAGAACTGTGAAGTTGTGGAACACGAAAGGGTGTATGGCGACTCTGGAGGGGAACACAGACAGTGTTTTATCTGTCGCATTTAATCAAACACAATCGGGGAAACTGCTTGCAACCGGCAGCGGCGACAACGCGAAGTTGTGGAACTTATTATTATTGAATAAAATAAAACATCCTAAAATGTTTGGGATGCCCCAAACACTACCGCAAGGTTGGATCTATGTGAAGGGGAATGTTCCATTTCAGACATATTATGGAAATGAGCATGATACTAAGTATGATACGTATTACGTTGGTCCCAAAGGGGAGATTAACCCACATGGTCCATACAAATATACGGCAGGTTCTAAAAAGTCTTCCAAACAAAATAAAAAAAAGACCAAAAGGTCTTCTAAACAAAATAAAAAAAAGACCAAAAAAACAAAAGTGTTAAAATGAAATAATATGGAGTTTATGATGGGTATGATGCCATTGCGTATACGTTGTAAATCTGCAAAAACTATGTAAATATAACTTAATCTTACAATTTATACAATTTTTCATTTCATGTTTTGGGTTGTTAAAGTTGTCACGGTCTCAATTATGATCATTTTTTTATTGCACAATTTGTATATTTTCTTCAAAGAAACATTGACCGTTCCAAAAATGAAAGACATGGTGAAACGACCACAGCAAAAATATGAGTCATTGTTTAGGGAACTGGAAGAATTAAAACGCGACAATCACATCAACGCATCTGCCACAACAATCGCATCAAATGCAGCAAATGCAGCAAATGCAAATGCAGCAAATGCAAATGCGACAGAAAATGACACAATGAAAAATGAATTAAAACGATATTTGATGGAACTCAATGCGCCTCAGGCTTATCAATAATTCATTGATTGAAATCATATTAAAGCGTTGCCATGTTGTAACTAATATCACACATGCAATCCATGCAATCCATGCAATCCATGCAATCCAGACAATCCATGCAATCCATGCAATCCAGACAATCCATGCAATCCATGCAATCCAGACAATCCATGCAATCCATGCAATCCAGACAATCCAGACAATCCATGCAATCCAGACAATCCAACAAACTGAATGAATTCCAATTGATTGCACAAGAACGATTAACAAATTTAATTGAAATTTATTATGAAAAACACGTTCATAAGAAATTTTTAGCGGATGTGTATGCCGTTGTTCCAAAAGGAAGAAAATGCGTGGTGTGGTTCACATGCAACCAGTGTTGGATGTTTCAAATTGCAAAGCGGCCTTACCAGCAATCCAATCAATCCAATCAATCCAATCAAATGACGGTGTCATTTGACGATGTGCGCATGATAACCATGCCATGCACAGCAGACACTGCCTGGTATTCTGGCGAGGGCACAATTTTGTATGGAACATTGATGCTGAACAAAAGATGGTTCAGCGTGGAAAATGTGCATTATTTTTGTGGTTCAAAACAACAAAATGACGGGAGCATGGACCGGTTCATTGCGTTTTTTGATTCTTTAAAGAAATGCAAAACAATGGAAACAATGGAAACAATGCCCTCATTGCAATTCTTCATGCCAATCATGCACACGTCATTCAACGATGCATTAAAGGATGCGATGCAGATAACAACCTATGAAGTGTTTTGCATTCAACATCGTTTTTTGAAACGCCCTTGCACCGAATATAAAAATTTATTGATGATTTTGGCGTTATCAGACCCACCACCACACCAAACCACGATGCAGTCCACTCAATCATTTTTTCCAACACAAGCACATGCCATTAAGACCATCACTGCATTCAAGGTTCCGGTTCCGGTTCCGGTTCCACAAATGCAAACGCAACTGCGCACATTCATCATAAAACCGGACGTTCAAAATGACATTTATTATGTTTTGCACAATGAGAAAGATCCGATCACGGACAGCACAATGATTGCGCACATCCCAAATTACAAGACCAGCGTCATGATGAATGCAATCTTTAGGAACATCAAAGAAAATCGGAATTTGGATGCATTGGAAGAGAGCGACGAGGAGGAGGAGGACGATAACCCTAAATTTAAATTGGTTGACCTGAACAAATGTGTGCGCATGACGTGCTCATTCAATCATCGGTTCAAACGATGGCAGCCCTGCGCTTGCGCTTAATTCAATTCAATTCAGTTCAATTCAATTCATTTATAAGATATGTGCGTTTTTAGAAGAAACCAAATGTAAGCAATGATTGCGACAAATATCATCAAATAAGGAAACAGAACCAAAAACCAGGACACCCGAATGTATCCCGCGGAGCAAATGCGATTCAAAACCCACGTCCAAAACAGAGTGAATAATACGTTTGCAATGGTGATGCCATTGGTGGATTGTCGTATGTCATTATTCAAAGAATTCAACTGCGGGTGCATTTTGGATTGATTCGCTTGCATGAAGCTTAAACATTCGCTTATGCTAAAATAAGCGCACAGCATGTAGATCACTGCAAGGGTGATGTACACTTTTGCGGGGGTGCAAAGATCCTGATAAATTGACATTTGAAAAATGATGTGTGCGAATTGTTAAATTGTTATTTATATTTATATTATGTGCAAACATGATAATTTTGCGAAAAATGTGATAATTAAATTAAATCATCTACTAATTGCATTCACCGTCTTGTCTGCGGCGGCAATAAGTTTGCTCATGTCAGTTGGTTTGTACATGGAGTGGCCCATTTTGGCATTTAATGCGGGCTGATTCCAAGGTGATGCCGAAGTCAATTGGTTGTTTCCCATAAATCCGCGATACAGGTTTTGTGCTCCAATTTTTAAATTGTCCCACCCAATTTTCATGTCCTGCGGAAACCCGCCGAATACGAACCCTCCGCGCTTGGATCTGCTTCTGCTTCTGCTGTGCTTTAGATTGACGCTTCGCTTGCGCTTGTGCCCTCCGCCCTTGCTTAATGCGCATGCTCGCAGGGGAGGACTCAATGGGGTGGCTTGAACCGGCCCTATGAATTCAGAAACGGGCACAGGATGACCTGCTGGAACGCCCAACCTGCTTTGGGCGAAAAAATTGCCGTCATTTCCGCCATTCCAGGGCGGCCCCACAAAGGTCGTGTTCGTCCAACCTCCCCAACCACCTTTTTTGCCGCGACTGCGACTGTGTTTGTTGCGTCGTGTTTTCATGGTATGAAGTGTGTGCGCAAAGGTTGCAAATTATGTATGTATAATATGGATCCATATTATAAATATTTTGTGTATTTGTGAAAAACACATAAAAACAACCAAGAATTACAATTAATGGAATAATGTCTTACAAATTGCCTCACACAAACGCAGACATTCGTTCTAAATCCATAATGATTTGCAATGAATATGCCGCGCATGCATTGCAATCCATGCGCACATCTGCTAAATTGTTGGTGGCATCCATTGCCGCGTGCATAAACGGGATTATTCCGCGCGCATTCAAGTACACCGCCATGTCCGTGTGCTTGTCCATAATTGAAGACGATTTGCAGCACAACCGGGTGCCCCTCGCACCAACAAAACGACGATCGCACAGCACCCCGTTGAATGATGTCATCCTGACATTTGATGAAGAAAAAATGGAATAGCACCACCGCATGTGCTTCATTCATTCAATGTCCACATGCGTCAATAAGTGACGCCGGCAGCACATTTTGTTCAGTTTGAGCGTGTCCATAACCTCCCCTTCCGGAGTTTTGTTAATGTATTCCTTGGTCAAATAAATGACCTTCTCGGTGTCCATTCCGCGAGCCATTTTCAGTCGTCGGACTTCACTGAGATAGAATTCGTACTTGTTGGCGATGACGTTGCCGCAGGTGAAGCACTTGACTGGGATGATCATTGGGTTGTCTTGTGAATTGGGTGATTGAATTGGGTAATTGATTGTTGTATTCTGATTCTTGTATTATGCCGTTATTTTTAAATCAATTTTTAAAAATAATGGAAATTATATGACTTATTCATTCATTTTCGTTTCTTCATTGTTCGTTTCTTCTTCTTACCGCCACCTTTGCCCTTGTTTGTGTCAATGTGTGCTTGAACGATTTGTCGAACTGCCTTTTTCGTGTCAGCATCATATGGTAGTTCTGGAACTGACAACTTATACCGATCGGCATATTCTTTAAGTTCAGCCGAAGTCATCATATGAGCAGTTGTGAATGTGTGAACATATGTCGTAGGTGGAGGATTCATTATTTGTTGATATTTTTGTTTCATTTCTTCCAATCCCAGTGTTCTTTTTTCCATATTTTTGACCTGCAAAACATGATATCTCATTTCAGAGCATTGCATTTGAGTGTCAAATCCAAATGTCGGAATTCCTTTTGACTCCAAAAAATCTAGTTGACTTCGGGTTATTGGCACAGATTCTGATGTTATGAATGGCGCAGGATTGTATTTTATTTTGTAATTATGGTCAATCTGATGCATCAGCTTTCTCATATCATCTATTTCATATGGAACACCTTTTCTATATTTGGGGAATTTGGGGATTTTTATTTTACGTGTCATTCTGTATGTTCCTGAAAAAAAATTAACCATTAAATTTCTCGGTTCAACACATTTTATTTCACCGGATGCATACAATCCGTACTCCACTTTGTTTTCATCAATTCCGTTGGCTTGTGCAACACTTGCCAATTCATTTGTCAGAGCCAAGCGAAAAAATATATGATGATGCTTTGTGCCAGGTTCAAAACTATTTTGTGCTTGGCATGCGTATAATTTTAGTGGAACGAGTTCAATATCTGCACCTGTGCCTGGATCCTTTGTGATAATGGATGCAAAGATGTATGTGTATAATGCACCTTTTTGAAATTCTCTGGGCGTTGGATTCACAAGCAATGGACTCAATTCATTTATTATTTCCAAATGTGATGGATTGTATGAGTCAATTGGAATGTAATAATATTTGCCATCCTGTCCCTGCATGCATTGCATTCCAACTTGAGAGCTTGGATCCTTAATGCGTTTTGCGGTCATGCTTCTTTTTATTATGCTGACTGGCACAACACGACGACTTCGTGTGGACAACGGTTTAAATAAAAACGAAGGTTCATCGGTCCATGATCCATCGGACGAAGTGTCTGAAGCCAAAGCGCCTGAAGCAACCAGGGGTTGTAAAAACGGATTGGCAGCGCCCGATGCGCCCACAGGTGCGAGTGATTTGTCTATCAATGAAGCAAACGGATTTGCCATTGAAGCCATTTTATAAAAAAATATTATAAATTAAAGTTATATTATTTTTTATTTGACAACGTGCATCTGCGTGTTACTTTCATTCATTCATGCGTCTTTCTCTTTGACAACCAACTGAATGGGTTTTTTTCCTGGCTTTTTTTTCTCTGGTTCAGTGGCAACGGGATTTGCAGACTTGTCAGCAGCGGCAGCCTTAGGCTTGGGTTTTGCCACAGGAGCGGTGACAGGAGAAGCTTTTTCCATCTCCGCCTGTTCCTGTTCCAAGGCCGCCATCTGTTTTTCAAACGCGGTGGACGTGCCCAGCAGGCTCTTCACCACCAGTTCCGCATTGTCAATGGCCCGCACCTTCTTGAACACGAAGTAGCGGTTGTAAAAGGAGATGCGACGCTCGTAGTCGCGCATGTCGGGCGCATCCCCGCATTCAGATGCAAGCGCGGGGGTTTGCTTGATGCGCGCCATCATCTGCACATACAGCTGCTCAAACATGCCGGTGCCGTCCGGCAGCCCGAGTTTCAACGCATCTTCCCGCGGCACCACTTCAAACCCGAAATTCGCCATGAGCCGTTTCAAATATGCAAAGTTGACCAAATATTCGCGGAACGTCTTGTTGATGGATTCCTGATACACATCAATTGCATAGCCCACGCAGGTCTCATCATCCAGAAACTCAGTGGCAGCGTAAGCCCGGGTCACCTGCCACACGCGTTTGCCCTTGTGCATCACGGCAATGCCGTCGCCCACATCATACGGTTTCAGCGCGTCAAACATGGTTGCACCATCATACGTGGTGCCGATGAAGTAGCCGCCCACCTCCGTGCACTCGCACACGTTGCGCAGAAAGTTGCACACATTGGCTCGGGTTTCAAACATGTAGTGAATGGCGAACTGGCACGACGACACGTTGAACCCGTTTTCCGCTTTGCCGTATTCGCGATACACGCCTTCGCCCAGCAGCGCCTTGTCCTTGGGACCGTCTCCGAACACGGCCTTCACAATCTGCTTGTATTTTTCGCCGCTGATGCCGGCCCCGCTCTTGATGTTGAGCGCGCTGTTGCCCTGCACAAACAACGCCCCCGGCATGATGCTGAACCGCTTGCAGTAGTCCAAGTAGCGCGCGCACGCGCCGTCCAGCTGGTTCTGAATGTTGTCCTTTGAAATGTCAATGCCCAGCACGAACGACAGATTGGCGTGAATCCATTTCGGAAGATCGCCGCCTTTGCCCACCGCAAAATCAATGAGGGTGTTGCCACGCTTGCTCACTCCCCCGATCAAAGCGCGCTTGACAACCAGGTTGTGGAAATCGCGCAGCCCGCGGGTGGTGGTGTCTCCCGATGATGTGACGCGGTTGTAGTACACGTCGTCATCCGCCAGCTCGTCGGGAATGTCCGTGCCAGTCATGAGCATCTTCTTGGTGATGGGGTTGTGAATGGTGTGCCAGTTGGAATTGGCCACGTGGTAAGCATTGCCGTAGTTCTTCTGTCCGCTGCGATACTCCGCCGTTTTGTCGGTGCGCACGCGCAGCGGAACCCAGCGAAAGCGAGGATCGGCAGCGCCGGCATTGTACGCGCACTCAATGATGCAGCCGTCTTCAATCACCTCGTTTTCGGCAGTCAACAGCATGCCGCGATTCCCCGCCGAATCCGTGCGCAGCACCACATTGCACACGTGGGCCTCGGGGTCATACGGGTTTGTCGGATAAAATGGCACCGGTTTGTACGAGTCCTCGCTGCCTCGGTCGGCGCCTCGGTCGGCGCCTCGGTCGGCGCCTTTGCGGGCCGGCAGCTTGCCCTGTATCACATCCTCGCACGGATTCAAATGGCCGTGTTTTTTTTCGTCAAACCCGACCCGCAGCGTCAGCGTCTTGTACTGCACGATCTGGTCCATTTTTGCGGCGTTTATGCCGTCCGTGTAAATGCTCGTCACCTTCGGCTGACCGTTGGTGTCTTTCACCATCGTGGCCAGAAAGTCAATGGTGTTGGCTTCCGTGGGTTTCCATTTGAACGAGAGCGGCCACGTGATTTTGGATTTGGGACCCGCCGCATCGCCGCCAACCTCCCCGCCAGCGGGCGCATCCGCCGGCGTGAAAATGATGCCGTCCGTGTTGTATTCGTACGTGCTGGAGTCAATCTGTGCCATGAGCGTGCCGCAGCACTGGAAAATGCTTTGATCCTGTCCCGTGTATTTGAATTTCTTGTATTCAATGCGGATCGGGCATGTGGCGGCGCCGCGAACAACGGATCGCGCATTCAAACGAGTGACTGCATCCACCAAGAGCGGCAGGCGGAACTTGCTGATGGGTGCATCCGCGGACGGAGGCACGAAATGCAGGGCGCGCACGTCCTTGCCGGCAATGCAATACACATCAAATGCGGCAAACAGGTTGATGAACCGGCCGTTCTTGTCGTGCAGGATGTGCTCACCATCCAACAGCGTGTTGAAGAGTTTGTCTTCCGCGCTGTGCGCCCCCGTGAACTGCACGCGCATGTTGGTGTCAATCAGATAAATGCGCCCCGATGGCGACACGTAGAGCAGTTTGCGCGCACCGTCGGCCTTGTCCGTGACGGTGTAGTTGTTTCGCACATTGGGAATGGTGCAGTTTTCATTGACGGGCACAATGTTGTGCAGCTGGAGCGTGTAGGACGATGGCCCGATGAAATGCTTGGGCAGCAGTTTCACGTTCGCGGGGGTGTCCTTTTCTCTGTGATGGGGTTCTCTTTCAGGATGCAACAAGCGCATGTAATCTGCCGCCACTTCCGAGAGTTCGGCCGCACCCACCGGATAGTTGGTGCCTTGGAGACCGGACATGACCGTCTTGATGGCCGAACGCAGCGCATCGGCCAACTTGCGCGCAGAGCTGAACGCGGTTCCTTGCCCGACCGCATCGTTCAGAACCTCAATCTCAATTTCGTATTTGGGCTGGGATTCGGTCACCTGAGATTCGGCAAACGTGTGCGTTGGAATCATGTATCCACCTGAGCCATGTCCATGTCCATGTCCATGGCCATGGCCGGGTGGCCCATAGTCACGGCGCGATTCCTTCACGATGCTCATGTCCACCACGAACGGCAACGCCGGGTTGCGAAACGTGCTGCGGTTGATGTAGCGAAACGTTTTTTTGCTGCTGCGCCACGGGCCAACCACCGTTTTCGCGGTGGAAGAAGATTCCGCAAACTGTTTTTCTTTCTGCAGCGACAGGCGGAAATTGAAGTCGTCAAAATTGAGCGAGGGAATTGTTGCTCCGTCATTTCCAATCACCGCCGTTTTTTGCACAAATGTGGGCTGCACCTTGTCCAGCGAGTTGGTTTTGCAGTACAATTGGATGTTGTGAAGCCCCGCGATCTCGGTGCGAATGTCCGACTGCGCGGGTTTGCCGGTCTTCGGATCAACTGCCGCCTCGGAATGGATTTTCAAGGTGTAGTCGTCCGTTTTTTGAATGACGAACCCGGACGACAACAAGGTTTTTATGACATTGTCAAAATCAATTTTGGTTGTGGGTGCAACGTGTTTTAAATGGCGGGTTCCAAACCGCACTTCCAATTCAAGCGAGCCATCTTCGGTTCGCAATACCCCGCCTAAATACCGTTCTATCATGTGATCAAACAATTCATGAGGTGGAGCCTGCTTTTGATGCTGCATTGTGATTGCGGAATCCGATGGTGTATATTAAAAGAGCATATTATTTAAATTCAATTTTAAGTTTAATATCATGCCAATGCATTAATAATGCATGTCACAAAACAATTTGTTTTGTTATCGCGTCATGCAGTTCCTGTTTTTTCATTTTGGGCTTGAGCTGGATCTTCATCTGGTGGCACATTTCGGTGAGTTCCGCGACGGTGTAAGAGCTCGCCGATTTGATGGGCTTCTGCAGGTTTTCAATGCGGTAGTTTGTTGCACGAACCGAAGCCAGCTGCGTTTCGGTGGCCGGGGTCATGATGATTTGTTTGTTGGTGCGCTCTATGATATAAACCGGTTTGTCAGACACCGCATCGCTGATGAACTCGGCGCACACGCGATTGACCGGATTCACAAACACTGCATTGAGGGAATTTAAGCGAACGAGCACCTGGAACGCGTGCAACGAAATGCGCGGGGTCATGATGTCGCCCTCAATCGTGGATGCAGAGAACTTGATTCCGGTTGTCTGCTTCAACACCTTGCCCTTGTCTCTCAGCATCATTATTTGGTCGCGCTTGCCGTCCTGCTCGGCCGTGAACCGGTTGGCTAGTTGCTCGTATTTGAATGCGCCGTGCATCATCACATACAAGCACCAAAACAGCGGGTCCTGATTCAATGCGGGGCGAAACGTTTGTCTTTGTGATTGCATTGTTTGCATTGGTGTTGGTTGTATTGGTTGTATTGGTTGCATTGTTTGCATTGGTTGCATTGGTTGTGTTTGCATTGGTTTTGGTTGCATTGTTTGTATTGGTTGTATTGTTTGTATTGTTTGTATTGGTTGCATTGGTTGCATTTGTGTTTGCATTTGTGGTTGCATTTGTGGTTGCATTTGTGGTTGCATTTGTGGTTGCATTGGGTTTGCCAAGTCACATGTTGTGTCATACAACATCACACTTCGCAATTTATGTAGGACAGCATCAATGCCAGATGGTTTGATCCGGTGCATGGAATTGGTTAAATGACTAAATGATTTAGTCAACGCGTGTTTAAATCAATTCTGCTCATGTTTTATGTTTTTTGAGTGCGTTTTTACACACTTAATATTTTGTAAACACACCATTAAATGAAGATTATCACATCGGTGGTCAACAATCCGACATTCATTGAAATTCAATACCACACCTTTAAAAAGTATTTTAAAGGCGAATATGAGTTCATCGTGTTCAATGACGCCAAACAATTCCCCGATTTCACCAACGGTCACGATGTCAGTATGAAAAAACAAATACAAGACACATGCAATGAATTAAAAATCACATGCATAAACATACACAATGACCATCACGCGACGTTGGACATGTCCAACAGACATGCAGACACATTCAATGAACACATATTAAGGTATCAACGAGCAAATCCGGACAAATATTTACTAATTGACAGTGACATGTTTTTAGTGGATCATTTTGATGCAAATAAATATTCGGAACATGATTCTGCAATCGTTTTGCAAACTAGGAACAATGAAGGGTATTTGTGGCCCGGGTTGTGTTATTTTGACATGACAAAAATGAAACATTTTGAATTGATAAATTGGTCCCCATGTCCAGGGTTTGACACCGGGTTTGACACCGGTGGTCGCACCAAAGATTGGTTGAAACTCCAATTGAAACACACGCCTGCTGACATTTATTTTATTAAACATCTGGCGTCGGGTTCTTGGAATGTGAATGAATTGCCGCACAATTTGAAATCCAATGAAAAATTAATTGATTTTTTAAAAAATGATGTCAGAAACGCCAACAATCCCAACGGTGCATTTTTTTGCGAAATATATGATGACGTGTTTTTGCATTACAGAGCAGGTGGAAATTGGAGAAAAGAAGGCATGGAGTTGCACAATAAAATGTCTCAATTGTTAAAAAGGTGTTTATTATAATGTTTCATGAAAACATATTAGAATTATGAGCACACTCATTGTTATGTCATTGAACCCTGAAATGCCGATTGATTTAAAGCAACTGAAGGACCGCATTGAGGTGTTGAATCAGCACCATCAAATTCAAATTTTAAAAATTATAACTCATAACAATGTTGCATACACTGAAAATAAAAACGGGGCATTCATCAATTTGACGAATGTGGACGATGTCGTGGTTTCAAAAATAACTGAATATTTGAGCTACGTGGATGAACAAGAATCACAATTGAAGGACATTGAGAACCAAAAAACAGAATTAACGAAACAATTTTTCAAATCATAGCCGCCGCATTGGTGGTGGTGGTGGTGGTAGTCCATTCGCCAATTATTGACACGTATTTGTCGTTCAAATCAAACCGTTTTCCAACCACCCTAACTTGAATCACGTCCCCCGGTTTGATTGAATCCATTGACATGTGATTTGCGATTATCCGCGTGGTGGTGGTGGCAGAGGAGGCATCGTGCATTTCGCGTGAAATGTAAATGACAACGGGAGACGGTTCGCGGAGATGGTCAAATGCGTGCGCCCGAATGCCGGCTTGGGTCACCGTTTTTGCAATGCAATTCATGACAGTGCCCTCTTTGGGGCAGCACAGCATGCACTCAATCTCCAAATCAAATCGTATGTTTCCGGCCGCAAAGGTGCCGTTGGAATAAGACCGCACGAAACACGAACCCGGTTTGACAAACCCTTCGGCAATGCAGCGGCCATCCATTTCATTGGAAATGACTTGCGTCAAATGGGCCTCCACGCAGCTGAAATCGGTTATGGAAGAAAACGGAATGCACAATTTACGACGAATGCGGGTTGCATGATACAGCGAATTTATGGCACACGTGGGTGATGATTTCGTCATGGTTGGTTCGGTTCGTGTTGGGGTCTTAACTACCTAATTCATTTCACTCTAATTTTAATTCAATTTTTTGAATTAACATTTATTGGGCATTGCATGAAATAAAATATATATATATCATAATGCACAATTACTACATAATATAAATACGCCGCCAATTATGAATTATTTGTTTAACATGAATATAACCCCACAACCTATACCTGAATGCAACAATGGTTGTCCCATAAACAAATTTCCGGATGGAACCACAACCACGTTGACAAAATCCAACGTGAGAAGCAATAATTCCTTCACGAATGAAGACATTGTGTACAGCGTGTATCAGACCTATCAAAAAACATTTACACCAATGTACATTCAAAATAATTTGTTGCAATTGACAAATCCCAACAATTACAATCGTTTGAATGATCCCATGGGTCCTTCCAACATTTTCATCATTCGCCATGTTGAAAAAGCATTAAATAATTTTGTTACGCCAACAAATGAGAACACGTATTATGCTGCGGACTGCAATGGCATTTATCGTTCCATTCACCTTCCACAATTTATTAATAATTTGGGATCCAATGGCTTCCCCATAACGGCCATTGTGATACCAAGTGAGAAGATGGACATAAATGTCAACGGGAATGTGTCAATCCGAATGCAGCAAACATTAACCTTTAGTGCATGGTTGTTGAACATTCCAGTGTACATGTTTTCTTATGCAAATTGTGCACAACCATATGATGCCACGACTGCAATAAACATATTTACAAACACAAGTTTGCGAGGAAAAAACATACTAGTATCATGGCAACATGCTGACGCACAATCATTGACGAATCAGCTAGTGCAATGTTACCATTATTTCAAACAAGGTGGAACAGTCCAAAATTTGAATAACACAACTTTATACAATGTTTCAACAGAAGAATGGTGGCGACAGAATACGCCAGTCAGTCCTCAATATCAGTACCCTGGCATTAGACCTCCTCAAACAACTTCATCACTGCATCCATTCCCTTATAAAAACTATTCACAATATTTGCCATATTGGAATGTCAACTCGTATGATGGAGTGTACTGGCTGTCTCAAACCAATTCACCAAATAATTTAACATTTAATATTTTTTATCAAAACATCACCACTTGTGCAAATGGTTGTCGCCTTTTGATCGGATTACTTCAATGGGCATATGTTCTAAACGGCGAGAATGAATATGCAAATGATGGAAAATGTTTACCACCGGATTGACCTGACTTTATTTGTTGTGCTTGGAATTCTCTCATTTGTCATGCCGCGCAAGTTCCCCAATGACCGACACTGCGGGATCATTCAGCTCAAAGTGCTGCCCGATGACGCGCACCACGATTTCATCCCCCGCTTTGATTTTGGCGAACCGCGGGTTTGAATAGTTGTGGTCACGTGACACAAATATGATCAACGGACTGGGTTCGGGCACAATGTGTGCCTGAAGACCGGCCTGCGTGACATTTTGCACGACACAGGTTATGAGCATGCCCTCCACCGGGTTGCAGGCTTGATACTCGTACATGACTTCAAATGCAACCGCGGCATGGTCGGTCAAATCTCCGGACGAGTGCGCCAGCAGCTGGGTGGACCGAGGACGCACGAACCCCTCTGCATTGCACTTGCCTTCGTGCTCGTGCGCTAAATGCCGTTCCAGCACGTTCCGGATGTTGCGTCCGATTGCGGTGAACGGCAGCACCACCCTCTTGGACACCATGGTCGGAACATAAATGTCGGTGTCAAGTTGCCGTTGTTGTTGTTGCCGTTGTGGTTGATGATGCTGTGGTTGATGATGCTGTGGTTGATGATGCATGCAATTGAGAGATAATGATAATAATATGATTATTATATGTTCATATTATTATAGTTTTATTTGCTTAAACACAATTGGTTTCGGATTCGTCGGATTCGGATTCATTGTGTTTTGGATTGGCGCACTGCCTGCACCGGTGTTAAAAACCAGTGCTTACCATCTTTGCGCAATAGATCGTAGCTGCGCAACAGAATCTCCGGCAAAACGCAGAATCGCGCGGTGTTTTGGTCCTTCGTGTTTTCCATGGTGTAAATCGGCGGTTCAGCGTCAGACAATCCGTGCATGATTTGATTCACGATGGTGATGCGGCGCTGTTTGGACGATATTTGGTCGCACCTCGCGCCAACCCCTTTTTCTTGCACGTATTTTATTTTAAACACGGCATAGCTTCCCCCGCTTTTTTCTTTAAATTCCGAAATGAAACCGATGATGTGGGACAGTTTTGACTCGTGCGGCAGCATGGCAGCAATGGATTCCTTGTATGGCAGCCATAACTCCGCAGATTTGGCGGCGGCCCATTCAGATGCCGCATTTTTTCGCATAACTAGCTGCATGCCCGTTGTTTCCCGCATGTTCAACATGAGGATGCCTTCCTCACCCGCATATTTCGGATTTTTTAGTATCTGACTGTCAAAATATTCGCGCGCGAATCGGTCAAACTCGTTGTCCGGCTCAACCGCATACAGTGCGTTCAAGTACTGCATCCCACTGTCGTAGGACGAAACCAGCAGCTCTTCCACGAAATGATGCACGACGCATCGCTTCAACGCGGGGTCGGCACCAACACCAACACCAACACTCAATTCCTGAATGACTGACCGACACAATTCGTTCCAGTGTTTTGTGTTTTTGTCGGTCGGCTTCACATTCACATTCATGGATCCAAATATTTCATGGTATGATTTCTTCATGTCTTGTATTTGCGCGGGTTGCACAACGAGTCGTGCGGGCAATGGTGGTGCTTTGGGCTTTGTGAATCCGTGCTTTTCAGCCAGTCGTTCCAGCGTGCCGTCGGTCAGCGAAAACGACACGTGATCCCGCTTAAACTGCAATGGAGCGCTGCGCTCGTGAATGCTGATCCGCGGGTCCGTGATTTCCGATGGTTGAAACAGATAATATTCGCCCACGTTGATGAGACGACCGGTGCGCCCGTATTTGTCCACCAAATTCTCTCTGTCGTCAGTGATCATGCGGGTCAGGGCAACATCCACTTGCTCGCGCGAATGACCCATCAAGTGGTTGAACAGCGTTCGCCGCGTGTAAAAATGCTGAACCTTGAACAAATCGCGAATGCGCTGCAGGATTCGGTCCGCGTTCATCACAACGAAGGGCTCCGAATACGTGTCATCATTGACCTGCATTTTGCCGACGCCGCCGTCGTCATTCATGCACTTGTACTCGCAACTGGCCTGGTAGTCGCACACGAATGAAAACGGGCGGTCTCCCACCGCATATTGACTGAGCACGGTTCCGTCCGCCAGCACTTGGCGCACGGTGACATCTCTGCCGCCATTGTGCCGCCGAATGACGTCTTGGCTGAATTTGGTTTGGTCAATGTTGAGCAAGCAGTCCGCCGCATTTTCTTTGATAATGCGGCTCACTTTACCGATTTGGACGGCCTTCGCTTCCGCCAGCCGATACACATAAAGGTCGGCAGCTTCCATGTCGGGGCTGCCAGGCAACAGCGTCCCATATAAAAACAGCTGCACATTGCGATCCACAAACGGGAGGTCGGAGTGGCTGCAGTTGCGCACGGCGCGACCAATGATTTGCTCAATGCGGTTCATGTTGTACCACGGCTCCATGATGTGCACCTGGCGCACGTTCTTGAAATCAATGCCCTCGCTGCCCGCCTTGGAAATGATGACGACCTTGATGCGCTGACCGTGCTCGTTGTCGGTGGTGAGCGCTTCCAGCTCGGCGCGATTGTCCGGGGACAGCTGCTTGTCACCGGTGAACATGGCGTATTTTGCGGGCTTTTTTGTGGCTCCGACGAAGCGCTGCGACACCGGCGCGGTTTTGAACAGCGATCCCACATCCCTGTCGTGGCGCGTGAATCCCATCTCTTCCAGGGCCAGCGCAATTGGAACCGCACCGCCGCCAATGTATTCGCTGTAAATCAGGACGATGCCGTTGGCTTTTTCGGTTTGTTCGCAAATGCTGGCGATTTTGCTGCTATATTTGCCGATTTCCGCGCGCGAAAAAATGCGACCATATTGCAAGAGCACATTGGGCTTGTATTCAAAATTGGAAATGCGCGCGCCGTCTTCGGACTCTTCGTATTTCATGACCCGTCTCAGGCCCGCATCTCCCAGCAGTTCGTTGAGGTCCATGCGTGCAACCGGGGCTGCTGCTGCTGCCGCCGCCTCTCCCTCTTTGTCATCATTCTTTTTCATGCCGCCGCGTTCCACCAGCTTGTCAAATTGCACGCTGGGATACACCATGTTGAGCGCTTCTATGGGCTGCTTCAGCAGAAACGACCCGAATGACGTGGCATCCGCCGATATGTCCCGCCGTTTTTGGTCAATGATGTAGTTGTAAACCGCTTCCTGGTACGTCCCCGCGGGATTCAAGTACACGTCCAGGTTCTGCAGCGGATCCGGAATCCGGGTTCCGTTCAATTGCAGAGCGGGATGCTTGTCCCGATTCAGCAAAAAGGAATGCGCGGGAGCAAAATCCCGCGGGTGCATTCTGTACGGGAATATGTATGGGTTTTCGCCCTTAACAACTGACACGTAGCCCGTGGATTTGATGCGCAGCAGCTCGGCACCCACCTCGCGTCCGTCCACGCGCAGCAAGTTGCCGTCGCGGTCAAACACGTCGCCGACCGAAATGGTGGCCCGACGGTCGTTCACGTTCATCAAATTCAGCAGCCACACGATTTCGCGCGGGTCGTTGTACATGGGCGTGCCGGACAGCAGGAGCAGTCGCAAATTGTCGGCATACCGCACCAATTTATACAATTCTTCTGCCACGCTGGTTCGTTTCTTGGCGTCCTTAGCGGCGTCCTTAGCGGCGTCCTTAGCGGCGTCCTTAGCGGCGTCCTTGGCTTCTTCGTCGCTGCGCACGTTGTGAATTTCATCCACGATGAGCAGCCGGTTGTTGAACTCGTGCTTGATGGCACGAATCGCGTCCAGTTTTGTTGAGGTCGTGATCCGATGCACCAAATTGGCCAATTCAATGTAACCCATGAATTCATACGTCGCATTGATCAACCGGGTGATGCGTTGCACAATGCTTGCGCGCACGTTCTCCACATTCCGATCGGTCAAATCCGTCAGTTCCGCATTGGCTCCCACTTCTTTCAACAGCTTGGTTCCCGTGCAGCCGCGAATCACGAACTGGCGCGTGACTCGGTTGAATTTCAGCTTCTTGAAATCAAACAACTGTTTGCGAAAATTGTCTTGCACGTTGACTGAAGCCACCACCAGTATTTTCTTGACCGTTCCAACTTGGGTCATGTAGTCGCGCATCTCTTCGGCCACGCTGATGGCAGAGCATGTTTTGCCGGTTCCGAGACCGTGATACAGCAACATGCTGTTGTAAGGCGTCATCACAGACAAAAAATTGCGCACAAACAGCTGATGCGGAGCCAACTCAAAAGCCGCCCCGCACAGCTTGGCAGCCTCGGTTTCCATCTGCTTTTGAGACTGGGGAATGACCACGTCGTATTTGGTGTCATTGAATTCCCGTCTCTGCGCAATGTTGAGTGCAAATTCGGGATCATTCAATGTCGGGTACAAAAACTGCAGGCCGTCATCCTCCTCTGCCTGTGCCCATTCCATCAATTCGTTGGACTGCAATGCGGCATTTGGTGTCGCATGCTGTGAGTGCATGCGCAAAAGCGGATGCCGCACCACTTGTTTGGATTTTTTTTTTGGATCTGGATCTGGATTGGCATTGGCATTGACGTTGTGATCTGATGCTTCCATCGGGGTTGGCAGCGTGTTGTGTTATATAAATCCAATGTAGTTAAGTTATAATATAAAATTATTATAAATTATGTGATTTATCAAATTTGCACCACTAACATGCTATCTGATATTCAATTAGAGCATTGTTCAAATTGCGCAAAATGTTGATTTTTTCTAAATTGTAAGGACGAATGTGTTGAATGCATTGATCATACGAAAACCATAACATTTTGCTAACTTCTGTTTTTTGAAAAGTATGAGATGATTCCGAATGCAACACAGCCGAAGACGCCGCCGCCGAAGACGCCGAAGATGCTGACGAAGACGCCGAAGATGCTGACGAAGACGCCGAAGATGCTGACGAAATCAAAGGCAAATAAGCAACAAAGTACTTGTGTTTGTATGTTTTCAGATTGGACCCCATGAATATTTCTTCATATGGTATGATGTTTTGAATTACAACCAAATCATTTGAATTGTATCCCGTTTCTTCCGAAAATTCACGCAGAGCACAATCAATGTCTTTTTCTTGATAATTGCGACGCCCTTTTGGAAATCCCCATTCCGGTTCAGTCCACTGCGTGCCTGAATTTGCAATGAGCATTTCAAGCGTGTAATAGTTGTTCCCGTTGCGATTCGTTTTTATGCCGGATTTCAACAGGTTGAATCGGTCGCACGAGACCGCTTCTTCATTTTGGTATTTTGAATTCAAATAATCTCCCCACACATTTTTCCACAACTCGCTAAATGTTTGCGTTTTTAACCGGTGTTTTTCATCCACCGTCATCTCGTCAATCAATCGTTGCACGTAAGTTTGATTGTAAATGGGGTACTTGCCACGAATGAATTCCACAAATCCGAGCGTGTCTTTTCGTCGGATCATCAAATAAGATGCGCCTTCTTCTCCGTCCTTGAACACTATCATGCCGTTGCTGATGATGGGATGTTTGCAAGTGTGCATCACGTGTCCGTTTTTTCCACAATTATTGCAAAATACATTTTTTTTTGAAAACTGGTAATGCACGAATGATGATTTTATGGGTGGGGCACCGACGCCTTTGAATACCCCCCCCTCTTCGTGCATTTCTCTATTATCTGCCCTGGTTTCCATTTCTTCTTTTTTCGCATCTTGCAATGCATTCAATGACTGCATGTGCAATTCTAAACCTCTAACGACACCGGTGCTTTATGTTTATGTGTTAGATTGCACTTCTTTTTATATTGTTTAATTGTAAAAATTAAGAATTGTAAACCCGGCATGAAATCCAACATGGTTTATAAAAACGGGGATGCCACCACTGCACTGGATCCCGCGGTTTGGGGACCGCACTATTGGTTTGTGTTATTTAGCATGGCGGTGACGTATCCCGAGAGACCGAACGATGTCACCATCAAAAAATACTACGATTTCATCCAAAATTTGCCGTTGTTTTTGCCGAACCACCAAATGGGGAATGTGTTTAGCGAATTGTTGGACAAGTACCCGGTGTCTCCTTATTTGGACAAACGCGAATCCTTCATAAAATGGGTGCATTTTCTGCACAATCAAATCAACCTGCGTTTGAATCGCGATGAAGTGTCGCTGCAAGATGCAGTGAATGCCTACTATTCCAATTACAAACCAAAAGAAGTGCGCTTGCGCGAAGAATTCAAATATCGTCGCAAATTAATTTATGCCATGGTTTCAATGACGGCTGCAACAACAATGTATTATTTATATTACAAATGAATGGGGTATATTAAAATATATTGCAATGTGTAGTGTGGAATTTATATACATGCGAATGAAGCTCACCCGTCGTCGCAAACGAATCAATCGTCGTCGTCACCACATTCAACTCGGAGGGATTCCGGTGTTTGCGGGGGCGCAAGGGTGCGTGTTCAAGCCCGCGCTCAAATGCACGCACCAACCTCGCAATCCCAATGACGGCAACATCAGCAAGCTGGAACAGAAGGAAAGTGCAGAATCCGAAATGAGAGAATATGATCAAATAAAACAGCACTTGAAACAAATTCCGAATTACCAAAATTATTTCAGCATGAATGCCACGCTGTGCGAACCGGACCCATTGGAACCGCATGATCTCGTCAAATTTGATGATGTCTGCACAAACATGCATGCGTTGAACATAAATTCGGCCAATGTCAACGCCAATTTGAGCAAGCTGCGCATGATCAACATGCCCGACCTGGGAATTGATTTGAAAGTGTGGATAGAACAGGCCCCGTTCAACGCGGGTCGCCTGCGCAAACTGAATGACCACGTTTCAAATTTGTTGATTCGCGCGATAGCGCCAATGAATCGGCTCGGGGTCATTCACAACGATCTTAAATCCGAAAACGTCATGATTGACGAAAACAATCACAGTCGCATCATAGATTGGGGATTGGCTGGCGTCACCACCCCCGAACAAGTGATTCCCGCGCGCCATTTTATGAACAATCCGGTCACGTTCAACCGTCCCTTTTCCACGATGGTCATTTCACGCGAGACATGCGAACTTTACTCAAAATATTTGAGGACCATGGCCACGACCGCGACCATGACCCTGGAACGAATGAAAGAATTCACCGGCGCAATTTACAAAAAATACACAGAACTGTTTGACATCAGCGGATTTAACTATCTGCAATATACATTCAAGTCCATGTTTGGTGCAACCACTCCCGAATTGCTAATGGACACGGTTTCCACTTACAACGCTGAAATATTGCATCATTTCAGTGACCGCGCAAGAGGTGAATTTCGGTTGAATGAATATTTTAGCAATGTGTATCGTTACAACACGGACGTGTGGGGGGTGATGTCCGTGTTTTACATCATGTTCATGCTGCCGCGCAAAATGTTCATCATGTCTGATGCCGCGCATGCCGACATGCTTAGCCGTTACCGCAGCCTCTTCCGCACCGTGGTGTTCGCACGCGGACACGAGCGCATGAACGTGTCGCGCATTGTGCAGCATCTGCGACAAATCAGCGACGCGGTGAGCAAAAAGAAAAGAACGGTTCGGTTCAACTTACATTTGAACCACCCACAATTCCGATCCAAATCAATGAAACGGGTTCCAACCCCGCATCCGGGTATGGGAATGGGTGGCAATGTGTTGTACGGTACGATCGCATGATTGCGATTGCCACTGAAAAAATAATGACATTGTATTGTAATACACACTTAGTATAAGCTATAACTATAACCCCTGTCATGAAACTGGAGTTGTTTGTGTTTGGAATCACCGCATTCCTCGTGTTCAACACGTATTATGATGGCAAGTACCTGAAGGTGTTTCACTCTTGGCAAAAAGAGATCAAGATGAGCACCTTCGCATTTGTGGGGTTGTCTCTCTACATCTTCCTGAAAAAGAACCCGGGACAGTCACACACCATGCTTTCGCACGCCAACGACATCATCCGATACATGCCGATCAGTCGGTCATCGGCCGACATGCTGTCCCCCTTTCTGGATTTCGCAAACAAGAAATCGTTGTTCCAGGAGGGAATGGAAGGCCAGAATTTAGCAGATTCGGGAACACAGTCAGGTGGTGGTGGTGGTGGTGGTGGTGGTGCTAAACAGGCGCAAATGGAGGCGCGCATCACGTCGTCCGGGCGCAACAATGCCACCAAGCGCAGCGTGAGCGAAACCAAGAAGAAGTTCGTGGCGGCGCAGCAGTCGTGGAAGTGCGGGCACTGCGACCGCCAGTTGCCCGCGTGGTATGAAGTGGACCACATCGTGCGCCTGGAACACGGCGGCTCCAACAATGTGGACAATTTGGTTGCGCTGTGCCGCGACTGTCACGGTAAAAAAACCGCCATGGAAACTTTTTAGCGGCATTGCATTTGTTATGGGTAATTCACGCATTTTAAATATATGCAATGTATAATAGTATCATTTATAGTGTTATGCAATCTGTGCCGGATGAACCATCATGGAAAACATGGTGGAAAAAACCTGGATTTTATTTGTGGATGCTTGCAATCGGCGCAATGATTTATAATTTAATTTTCTACAAAGGTTTGAATCTGATTAATCCGTTCGGGTTCTTTGTCCTGCTTTTAGGATATTACATGTTTGTAAAATTGTGGTATAGCGCATCCGTTGAATTCATTTCGTCCGCAAATGGAGGATATTCGGGCATTGCATTCATTCTAAACCTGCTGTTAACTGTTTCTGTCGTTGTGTCGTTGTGCGCGTTATTCATCAAAACGGTGTATGGGATTTTTATTCCAATTTACATGTTCATTCTCATCTATTATTTTTACAAACATCGTCAATCATCGGATGCACTGCGGGTTATCATCACACAGGGATCATTGAATGCAAATTATTTCGCGTTGAGCATTTTGTTTCCAATCAACATTGTGATGGATAAAATGACATATGCCACCGCGGTTTACGACAAAGCGGTGGAAGATGCCCCCACCAAAAAAGAGAAGGAGTCGGTTCCATCCCCGCTGGGATATGAAATTGTGGTTGGATCTGCGGTGGCCATCTGTGTGATGGCATTGATCGTGTTTCGTTACAATTACGCAGACCTAATGCAAAAATCCACGGCAGAAATTGCAAAATCAAGCTTGATTAATTTTCTAACCACGTTTCCATTGCTTCAGTATTTTAAATACGTGGTGAACAACGACTACATGGATGTGGCAAAGCGCGTGATAGTGGTGGCACTGTCGGCCTATGTCGCATATCTGATGTTCAGCGTTTACATTAAAAAGAATGCACTGAGTCTGTGCCCGGATTCGTCATTCTCCTCGTGTTTTGACCATCCCGATTTTTTCGGTAAATTAAGCACCCCCTGCGTTAACACGCTCATATGGGTCCTGATATACTGTTCAATCATAAACGTTGTGAACTGGATTACCAAAACATTTGGAACCGCTCAGATCTCAAAATGGGTTTCGGATCAGGCGGCACAGGCACCGGCACAGGCACAAGAGAACCCGCCAACCGACATTGGAACCTTGATTCGGTTACTTGTTTTTCCAGTTTATTGGATATTCACGCTGTTTGCTCAGCATCCAGTGACGGCAATCATTGGAATAACCGCATTTGCTGTGCTGGGCCTGCTGCTTTACCGGTCGTCATTTGACCTGACCGATTTCATAGAAGGGCAGCGCGGGACGGTGATAACGCTGCTCACGTTGTTCATCGTGTCCCTCCTCGTGTTTGGGATGTATGCCATGAATTCATCCACCACGGGGATGGTGCAAGGCGTAATGTCGTACGGACAATTCATTGCAAAAACGGGAATGGTCATTGCAGTTGCGGTGTGCGCAGTGAGCATTCTGCTGTATTGCTTGAGCTCGCACAGCAAACTGACGAAGGTCGCGAGCATTGCGCAGTACGGCATAACCGCTATGATCGGCATTGTCGGCATTGCGATTGTGATTGGTCTGGGGCGCACCGCATTTTCAACGTCTCGTAAAATGGGCGGCTCCATGTTCCAAGTCAGTCCCGATTCCAACTGGGTTATCAACTTGATGAAACTCATTGCCAACTTGCTGTTTTATTTGCCGTGTTTGATGCTGGACGCGGTGGACATGCTGAAGGAGCAGTACGGGTTAACCACGCGTCCAATTCTGATTCTGCTGGCGATGGAAGCGGCATTCATTTTGGCGGGCCACCTGCTGCCGTCGGCGGTGGTGAAGGCGCTCAATCACACCGGGGTGCACGTGTTGTCGGCACCCATTTCCATGACCAACATCACCGACATGACCGCGCATGAAATTCGTTTTGTGGATGTGAAGACGAAGCCTGCCGCCGACTCCCCCGAAAAATCGCGTGACTCAGTTTTGCTGCACAACTACAACTATGGATTGTCCTCCTGGTTCTACATTCATCCGCAACCCCCGAACACGAATTCCAATTATGACTCATCTAAATACATGAACATATTGACGATGGGCGATTCATTCGGGCCGGTCATCCAGTACAATCCTAAACTCAATGCACTGCAGTTTAGCATTTATGGAGAACAGATTAAATCGTACAAAGGCAACGCCGCCGACCGCAGTCCATTCACTTTGACCGGCATTCCGTTGCAAACGTGGAACAATGTGGTCATTAATTCGGACAAAGGAGTGATTGACATTTTCATTAACAATTATCTGATATACACTGGAAATCATTTGCCGAAGACGCCAAGTCAGGAATGGTTCACGATCAGCACCGGACAGGCCGACGGAATACACGGTGAAATTTGCAACATCATGTTGAACACCACCCCATTCACCAAGACCGAAATTGCATGGCTGTACACGACGAACAAGGCGCTGAATCCGCCCATTGTGGGCGCGGAACAACCCGCATCCAATGCCAATGCCAACACCGATGCATCCCAATCCACCGATGATGATGATGCCAGTTCTGGAATGAAAACGTTCGGCATTGTGAGTGCCGTGTTTGGAGCGCTCTTTGGGTGGCTCTTCAACGATGAAGCGGATGCACTTAAGGGGATGGTCATGGGTGCAATCATATTCGGGTTAATCGGGGCGTTGCTGGGCAAGCTGTTTAGCACGGACGGAACGATTGCCTATATTTTAAACACAGGGGCGAATGTGTTCGTTGACACGTTTTAGCAAGTTGCAACCCATGTGAAAAATGTTAAAACGAATAAAAATATTATGTTATTAATAATAATATAATAATAATATAGACAATTGTCACATCGCATACCAAAGATGAATCTTTTAACCATTGCCGTATTTGTTCTCATCATTGTGCTCATTTATGTGATTTATAAATTAATGTCAAAAACGACCATGAACGTGTCTGGGTTTTCCGATGCGTCAAACCCGGTAATTTTGCCCTGCAAGAAATTCGGAACAAGCACGAACAGCAATTATGGGTATTCAACGTGGCTGTACATTGACACATGGGCAACGGATGGATCAACTGCTGTTACTAAAAATGTGCTGACGAGATACAACCCGTCAAACATCATTCTGTTCAAATTGTATTTAGACAACGACCAAAATGATTTGAATCTGGAAATAAATGGAACATCGGGATCGGGAGTGACACCGCCACCCGGAACAACATCACCGCCGGCCGGAACAACTCTTGCACCAGCAACAACAACAACAACAACGTTCAATCCGAAGTGTACGATTCGCAATGTGCAACTTCAAAAATGGATCAATATAACCATCAGTGTTTATGGCAACACGGTGGACATGTATTTAGACGGGAAATTGGTGCGCACTTGCATCATGATCAATTTACCCATTCCGTTGGATGTCGGCGACAGCGTGTGCATTGGCGGTGGTTACACTGTGAACGGCGGAAAGCTGACCTTGCCCAATCCTGGCACCCTGCAAGGGTACATCTCCAACGTTGTGTACAAAGCCAATTATTTCACGCCGGAAGAAGCATGGAACATTTACAGCTCCGGCTATGGCGGAGCCGGCATGTTTGATTTTCTCACCAAATACAAATTAAACTTCAGCATCACAAACGACAATCAAACCCTGGGTGCGTTTTCGGTTTGATCTGATTACTGAAATGTTACAAATTAAACCAATAAAATTAAATTATTATTATAAGTTAATAAGGCATATAATAACATTTTCATTTAGCATAAGCGCCATACATAACCCAACACATTAAAATGGATTTTGGAGGACCTGCTGGTGGCACTGGTGCCGGCGCAGGCGGGTTTGGTGACGGAATTCCCACGCCATCTTTGAATGAATTCGGGTCGCCAACCATTGTTGGCGGATCCAAATCGTTTTTGGATTCCAATAGCTATGTTGCCAAAACGGCATTTTTGATTTTAACCGTCATCATTTTTGTGTATGTGCTGCGTCTTTGCATCGCGGTGATAGGATGGTTGTTTTCTCCAAATTCCAGCCCGTATCTGGTGAACGGACTGATAGATGCAAATGTTGGAAATTTGATTATTCCACAGGATCCCGCGGACTCAAGCGCGGTGCCAATCCTGCGGTCAGTGAATGATGAAGTTGGCATTGCATTCACGTGGTCGGTTTGGCTCTACATCAAGCAGCACAACAAGGTTTCAACCACCGCATACCGTCACGTGTTCAACAAAGGCAGTTCCACGCCCAACAACGGAATAATGACGCCCAACAACGGTCCCGGACTGTATTTAAACAGTGATTACACGAAATTGAGGGTGGTCATGAGCACATTCAGTCAGTCCAATAATTCCATTGAAATTGATAACATTCCAATCAACAAATGGTTCAACGTGATCATTCGGGTTGAAAACACGGTGCTGGACGTGTTCATGAATGGAGATTTGGCGCAACGCATGCCGCTGAATTCGGTCCCGTTTCAGAACTATGGCGACGTGAATGTCGCTATCAACAGCGGCTTCAACGGCAATGTGTCGTCGCTTCGCTATTACAACACCGCTCTCGGCACACGCGACATTCAAAACATTTTGAACGCCGGACCCAATTTAAAAACGATTGGTGCATCGGGGGGAGCACCTGGAATGATGGATTACCTGTCCATGCGCTGGTTCTTTTCGCAGTGGAATAGTTGATCGGGTTGCTGCATGGGTTGCCCCAGGTTGCCCCAGGTTGAACCATGGGGCACGTCGTGTGTCAATGTTATTATTAATATATTTAATTATAACAATAATACCATAAATTAAATCCATACTTTAAAATCTGAGACAAATTCATGTCTTCGGAGCCCGATCATGAGCATGAATATGATTACATCATTGTGGGCGGAGGACCGACGGGGTTGGCGTTGGCCCAGGTGCTGTCGCGGTCGCGGTCGCGGTCGCGATCCAATCGCGTCTTGCTCATTGAAAAACGGGACTATTTAGGAGGCTGTCACGGCGTAACGCGGGTGCACGACGGCATGATGACCGAGCACGGCCCCCGCATCTACATTGACAACTATCTCATGTTCACTCAGCTGCTGAACGACATGGGCGTCCAATTTGATGAGCTGTTTGTCAAATACAACTTCAGCACGGCAACCATGATGTTGGAGGCGCTCCGAGTGCTGACTCCGAGAGAAATTGCCACCCTGTTTTGGAGTTTCGCGACGTTGAATGATTCCTTTAAAACCACGACCCTGTTGGAATATCTCTCTTCTCACCAGTTTTCAAATGAATCCATTGACATATTGGACCGCATCGGCCGGCTGACGGACGGCGGCAGCGCCGACACTTACACGCTCTTCAGCTTCCTGCAGATTCTGAACCAGAATTTTTTGTACACCATTTATCAACCCCGGGTGCCGAATGACGTGGGGCTGTTTCGCATCTGGGAAACAGCGCTGCTTGATCGCGGCGTTGTCATCCAGAAAAATGCCGAAATTGAGCGATTTATCACGGAGAAGCACCGTGTAGCGGGACTCATGTTGAATGGGCAAATGTGCCGGTGCAGAAAGAACATCATTCTGGCCTGTCCGCCGCAAGAAGTGCAGCGCATTTTGAGCGCGCACGGGGAGCTGGGTGCGGCATTTGGACCGGAGTTTGATCGTTTTCAGCAAGAAACACAGTATTTGCCCTATATTTCGGTGATTTTTCACTGGCGGTCCGTGCTTCCGGTTCCAAAAATATGGGGGTATCCGCGCACGTCCTGGGGTGTCGGCAACATTGTGCTGTCGGAATACATGGATTTCAACGACCCGCGGTCCAGGACGGTCATCTCTGCGGTCATAACCATGCCCGATGCCCCGTCGGAGCATCTGAATGCAACTGCGAACGACATTGGTGACAAAGCCGCCGTCATGGCCGAAGTGTTTAGACAGTTGAAGCAGATTTATCCGGACCTGCCAGCCCCCGATTACCAGTTTTTGACGCAGAGCGCGTATGATGCGACCCGTCGGGAGTGGATGCCGTTCAATCACGCCTTCATGACAACGACGCACGGCTACGTGCCGTGCCAGTCTGCATTGTATGACAATCTGTACAATTGCGGGGTGCAAAATGGCAACAGCAGCTACAGCTTCACGTCCCTGGAATCCAGCGTGGCAAATGCGGTGCATCTGGCGACCGAACTGGAACCCGAATTGAGGGACTTGAATGTGACAAAAACGAGAGAAGCGGTCACAGTGCGGTCATGCGTTGCTGCAATCACGGCCATTGCATTCGTTGCTGCCATGTCCGCGATTGCTTTGAAGCGATCGCGCATTCGCAACCGCAAATGACAAGAAATAAATATGGCGGTGGCAACGATGCATATTTAATATTATCCTATTTCAATAATAGCATACTATAGCCGAATTGTAATTGTGCAATTGCACCTGTAAAACGCGAAACACATGTCACAACCTTCAGGCAATCAAAGCACCAGCGCATGTGGCGGGGTGGGGTTTGTTCCTGATCCACCACGCACATGGCCGCGCGCGCAGGGGAACAACTGTCCCAATTGCGCCAGCAACTACGGTTATCACGTGTGCAGCCTGAGTCCCGGAAGGGTGTTCAGCACGTATGAACTGGACCAACGGCGCAAAGTGGAGATTCTGAAATACAAAAAAAACAGCGCGCAAATGTCCCGGGCGCAGCAGTACTCCATGGCGTCTCGCAACGCGCTCACGCGCAAGAAAGCGTGGGCCACGCAGACGCAAACGTACACGAACCCGAACGTGGACAACCTGCCGGAAGTTCAGATTCCAATAAACGGCGTGATGAGCACAGTGGGGCTGCAGTGCAATCCAAGCAATGACCGGTGCGGTCTGACGAGCGACTGCGACGTTCCAGGTCCCGTGATTCCGCTGTGCTTTGATCCCAGCGTGCCGTTGTACAATTACAAACCGCAAATCACGTATTCGGCCGGGGATAGCTATTACGTGTTTCCGCCCACACCCACACCCGCTGAACCTACTTGGCAAAACTATGGGAATAGTCAATTTGTCATGGGTGCTGTTTATCCTGATAGCAATGGTTTTATTTGGTGTGCTGACGCCAATTCAGGTGCTATAAGAGTTATGAACAATACGATGACCACTGTTTTATTTAATTTTTCGGTTTCAGGAGACGGGAATCAATTTGGCACTGGGTATTCAAGAGTTTATTGTTTTCTACAAATAGGAACTTCTATGTTCATAGGCGGAGGGTTTGATAGGATTACAGGGCAATCAGGACCAACGTCAACTAATCTAAACCCTTGTGTTTCCCGTTTTGACATTAGTGGGAATTACACAATTTCTCCTCTTTATTCTTCCACTTCAACTGCTTTTGGAGTGTATAATTATGCTGGAACGACTGTGGGAACAGGTGTTTATTGTATGGAAAATCTTAATGGTGATTTAATTTGTGGTGGGACTTTTCCTAATTTAAGTGATGGCACCAACTGTAATAATTTAGTGAAAATAGCTAACCCTACAGGTGCCACAGGAAGTCAAACATACACCGAACTCGGAGGGGGTGTTGGCGGAGGTAGCAATTATGGTGCTGTGAATTCTCTCCTTTGTTATAATTCCTCATCTACTTTGTTTGTGGGTGGGAATTTTACTTCGGTTGGGTTTAATACCACTCCTCAATCATTTCAGTATTTAGCGGTTTATAATGCGGGGAGTTGGAGTTCTGCAGCAAGTAATAGTTTGGGAGGTGGTGTTTCTTGTCTTTCAGGAACACCTTTTACTGCGGTGTCTTCTTTTCCTTATATATTTGTTAGTGGCAGTTTCACGATGGTCAGTGGAAGTAATAATACATTGTATGTGGATGGAAGTTCCCCGAATACTTTTATTGGGACAGGATTGGGTTTAACATCCCCCCTTCCGAATAAATGTGCTTTTAATGATGGGTCAAACCTCTTGGTTAATGCTGTCAGTAGCAATGTTTATAACTCAATGACCAACGGAATTTGGACTTCATTGGGAACACCCTATTCTGCAGCGGATGCTTCCCCGAGATTTATTGGTGAATGGAATGGTAACTACAAAGCTGCGAGTGCCAATCAAACCTATATTAGAACATACCAATGAATGGGGTCTACCGCAAACCATGAAAAAATGGAAAAATATGAAAAATAATAGTATTTAGAATGTATATAAACACATTCCAAACAAAACAATTAAAAAATGAATATCTCTCGCCTGATTCCCTTTTTGCCGGTGTTGTTGCTGTTGCTTCCTGCGCCATCGGGTGCCGCACCACCCATGGTTCCATCCACGAATCAAACCCGTCTTAGCCCAAGTGATTTATGCCCGCTGGTGCAAATCGTGGAGCACGAGCTCTGCGACAAGGCCGCCCACACCGATTTGTGCGTGCTGCTGCACAATTACAACACGTCGTTTTGTTCTAAAAATGTTGAAGTGATCACGCATGCGCCCTTGAGCAATGCCGCCCTGTCCGTTCGCACATTGGAGCACGAGTTCCTCAACAACAACAAGGGCAATGACATGCGCAAGTTGTGTCCCATACTCAATTTCATTGACCAGGAGCTGTGCACATCATTGCATCATCATCCTCATGTGGATTTCCAGTTTTATCCCAAGCAGCTGTGCCCCCTTCTCAACATCACGTATGAGGAACTGTGTGCATGACCTCATTTTCTCAAACGCGGGTTGATGCAAATGGCCTGGGTCGGGAAAATGTCGCCGGACATGCAGGTGTCTTCTTCGCCCACCTTGATGCAACTGCGGAATCCGCGGTCTTCGCCAATGTAGCAGTACCCTGATTTGCCGGTGTGCTGTCGCTGCGTGCGACTGGTGGCGTCATCGGGTTGCGGCGACTCTTTTTTCGCATGCGACAGCGCCCGCTGCAATCCAGCATTGGAACTCATTTCTGATTGATCCATGTTTTGGCCTTGTTGTGGTTGTTGTTGTGGTTGATCCATGGTTTGGCCTTGTTGTTGTTGGTCCGAGCCTTGGCGTTGGCCGATGGTTTGTTGCAGCACGCCAATCCCGCTGCTGGCAGCTCCGGCGGCGATGTCCACAGCAGATTTGGTCCCTTGGGCAGCAACGTCCACGGTGGTTTGCGCGGTGTCGGTCGCAGCATATCCCAGGTATCGGGCAACTGCACGAAATGGCGCGCCAAATGTGTCGCCGAACCACGCGGTGATATCATCTAAATAAGTGAACACGTTGAAGCCAATGAGTGAAAGCAATAGAACAATCAGCACGCCGCGCACCAACAATGACGTGGTATAAGACGAAGACGAAGACGAATCCAATGACGACGACGAATTGGTGCCGGCGGCGCTATAATCCGGAAATGGTGCAGATGCAGATGAAGGGGCGAGTGGTGGGGCAGGATACGACATGTTTGTGTGTCTGTGTGTGTGTAGTTGTAAATTAAATTATTAAATTTAAAACCCAATTGATAATGCGGATAATATATTTTAAATGAAGATAAAAATATATTGTAATATCACATATATCACATCGCGTATCGCGTTCCATAATAAACCATGTATGCATATGGACGGATATTCCAAACCCAACTCCCAAATCAAAATCAAATGCCTCAATGCCAATGCGCGCGTGCAACAACAGCACCAATCGCAACAACAGCAATAACTGGCTCTGGGACGCTAGACCATGCGAATGATGGTGTTCATTGAATTTAGCTTGTCCATTTTTTCAATGGTTTTATCTAAATCCGATTTTGCACCACTGGACGACGACGACAAGTAATCCATTTTCGGTGCAATTTCGTTTTTTTTGACTTGTTTGTACACCGTGTCTATTTTTTTCACCACCGTTTCAATGGTGTCCTTGTTGGAAACCATTTCTTGCGTCATCGCGACGGGTTCCGTCAGCAAACAGATGGCAAAGTAAATCAAATACCGCCGCTTCTTCTTCACCCCGTCGGTGTAGCGCAGGCAATACAGTTTGATCAAACTTTGCACCAGTTTAGGGGTGAGTGGATCCGACATTTTTTTTGCTTGATCGGCAATGATTTCCCACACGATCCAAATGGGGTCCATTTGAAACTTGGATTCAACGGGCATGGTGCTGCGACGTTCGCCCGTGCATTTCTGTTTTTTAATTTTACAGATGTGATTGAATTCCATGATCCATTCCAGCCAGTAGGATGCCAGCAAACTGTTTTTGGAATCTTTAGAGATGTGATACGCAAATTCGTTGATGGCAATGAAGAGTTCTTTGGGGTCACCGGACAAGAATGCGGCGGACGCATACGACACGTTGGGCGCCTTTAGTTTGTCGGTCATGGCGGTGCTGTCAAAATCCGTTTTCGGGACCTTAATGCCCTCCAGGCTGTATTTTTTTTTGGAATTGCAGAGCACGCACATGATTTCGGCAAACAGGGACCGAATGCGGGGATTGTTGCGCATGCGCAGCTCGTTGCCGATGTAGCCGTTGGCCACAATGCCTTTGAATGCATCGTACCGCATGTCCAAATACAGGCACAGCTTCGGGTTTGCTAAATGAATGTGTTTGCTGAAAAACGTGATGATGATGTCCCACAATTCTTGGTAGTGTCCGGCGCACACAAATTCGGCAGTCCAATAGCAGACGGGCTCTATTTTCCCATTTTTTAGGCAGTTCAGTAATTCTTTGCGCACGTCCGGCTTTTTGTATTTTGAGAATGTGATGCCTTTGAATTCGGTTTCACTGCGAATGTCGTTGATTTCATTTTCATTCATTTAGAAAAAATAAATAACAATATAGCATATATTAATATTAACACATTAACATCATTATATTAACACATTAACATCATTGGAACATTGACCCAGCAAATGCAAATAACGAAGGCATTCAACGCCTTATGCAGCTCAATTGAACACAACGTGTGGTTTCGCGTGCTTCTGATTGCAGTGACTGTGCTGTTGCTGGTGTCTGCATACAATAAAATGCAGAGATACAAGGGTCCGATGCCGTATTCGGGGAAGGGATCCGGATTGGGGTCCGACTCGTTCATGGAATCTTTCATTCAGAACGGTGGCAGTGGAAGCAGCAGCAGCAACATCATTGTGAAAAAAGATGCCGACACCAAGGACGCATTTTATGCTGCGGTGCACGACCAGATTTTCAATCAAAAAGTGAACAATGCGTATGAGGTGGGCGCCATCATCAATAAATATCCGGACATATCAAACCAAACGGTTGCGCTGGACGTGGGTGCGGGCACGGGCTCCTACATGAGCGCCTTTATTCAAAATGGCATAACCAATATAACTGGCATTGAGTCATCGGCGGACATGATTGCGCAGGCGAAAAAGGCGCATCCCAGCCTCCGCATTGTGCGTGGCAATCCCACGGTGGTGTCCTCATTTAAACCGGACAGTTTCACGCTGGTGTCCATGCTGAATTTTGAGGTGTACCACATTCCCAACACGGAGCAGCTGTTTTCTAATATATATGCGTGGCTCAAACCGGGGGGATACTTTGTGCTGCATTTGGCGGACCCGAGCAAGTTGAATGCGGCAAGCATGCTGGCGTCGGCGTCGGCGTCGCCACCACCATCGTCGGCGGCGTCTCGTGAAAAAGCGCGCAGCGTTGTCAAATTCAATGACTTTGAATACACGTCGGACGTGCAAGTGTTCCCGAACGACATGGTGCAATACCGGGAAGTGTTCACGCACGACAAAACGGGCAAGGTGCGCAAATACATGCGCAATTTTAAAATGCCGCCTCCGCATGTGTTCATTGAGCTTGCCACGGGGGTCGGATTCAACATGCTTGGACAAATTGACCTTGTCAAAGCACACAAACAGCATCAATACTTCTACCTGTTCTACAAACCGGCAAACTGAATTCATTCATTCATTCCATTCATTCTATGCTCCACTAAATGCGGTGCACGGAATTTTACTGCTGCCGGCTAAACACACGACGGGGGCGCTGGGACCAGACCCGTGGAACCAGTTTCCACCCCGATGAACCCGCACCCGACGTGCGGTTCGCTTGCATCGTTTGCTTTTGCCCCCAGAGCGACGCTTATGTCTCTTATTTTTGGTTTTCATTTGTATATTATAAAATATATAAATAAATTAATACATTTCATTGGGCACAAGACATGCATGTTCATTTGGAGACGACCGCAAATGGAATCGCTTGCAACGGGTCAATGCCTGCAGGTGCATCGGTGAGGCAACCATTCTCAACTCTTTGAAAATTAAATCCGTGCACGACCAGAAGGGTTCCGTTGTTCATCCACGGGCACACGCTCTTGGCCTTGCAAAACTCGTTTTTCACCACATAATCCAATTCAGTGTTGGCGACGCTTTGAATCATCGGCGTGGAATCAGCGGGGCCAGCCAAAGAGCACATGGGATTGTTGGATCCGCAACACGGCGCATTTTTGCCGGGCGTGTTTTGCAGCACGCCGGATTTCCATTCGCGGGTTGTGGCCAGCCATGCAATGATGGGACCTGGTTTTCCATTGTTGTTCGTGTGAATGTGTATCGCCGACACGCCGGTTAAATCCCCGAATTTGGCATGAATGCGCATGCGCATGGAATTATCCATGGTGTAGCTCACCGTGACATATTTGGATTTGGCAACGTACTGTTTGGATGCGTTCCCGCGGCGCTTAAACCGTTGAGTCCGTTTGCCTCGTTTGCCTCGTTTGACTTTTACGGTAGTTTTCATTTTATATATTATAAAATATATAAATAAATTAATACATTTCATTGGGTGGGCACAAGACATGCGTTCATTTGGAGTTGGCCGAAAATGGAATCGCCTGCAACACGTCAATGCCCGCGGGTGCATCAGTGAGGCACCCGGTTTCAACCCGTTGAAAATTCATTCCGTGTATGACTAACATGGTTCCGTTGTTAATCCACGGGCAAGCAGCAGAGGCCTTGCAAAACTCGTTTTTCACGTAAAAATTCATTTCGGTGTTGGCAACACTTTGAACCTGCGGTGTGGAAGCCGGGCCTGCCAAAGAACACATGGGATTGTTGGATCCGCAACAGGGCGCATTCTTGCCGGGCGTGTTTTGCAGCACGCCAGCTTTCCACTCGCTCGTTGTGGCCAGCCATGCAATGATGGCTCCCGGTTTTCCATTGTCATTGGTGTGAATGTGCACCGCGGACACGCCGGTTAAATCCCCGAATTTGGCATGAATGCGTATGGCATCCGACACCGATGATTCAACTTTGTAGCTGACAGTGGCATACTTGGATTTTGCTACATATTTATTGGACTGCGTTGCAAAGGGTTCAACAATCCCGCATCTGCCGCACGTGCAAGGGCATGCGGGATTGTTGCACCCATTTCCGGAGCATCCACAGCCGCATTTGGGTTTGGCGCGCAAAATGTACGCGATTGCAACAAAAATTATGGCCACTCCCACGGCGGCAACCACTGCGTTCAATGGGTTGTGAACCAATCCTCTAAATTTTAATTTCATGTAATGTTTGTACATAATGCAAATAATTAAATAAGTTGTTTAATTATTGCAATCGCAAATCACTAATCAATCACTGCTAACGCACGTACTTTCCGGCACGGGCAAACGAATCCACAATGAAAATGATGAATACGCCTAAAAAGCAATACAGCACCAATTCCTCAGTCACGTGACCTGTTTTTTCATCATGCTGGGTTTCAAGTAGAGATATGATGTGGTCCAGTTTTTCCAACAGAATGTCCTTGCTTGCTCCAGCTGCCGTCAAATCGTCGGACGCTTGAAACACGGATTGAATGTAGGGTTGATTGGATTTGGCTAAAGAACCTGAAGCGGATGCGGATCCGGAGGAGAAGGCTTCTTTGGCAGGGGCTGGGTTCCATTTCGCATTCAATTCGGATCCATTTGCGCCCGCAAATCGGCTCCGATTCGGCACTGGTTCCGTTTGAAACTGTCGCTGCATTGAATCCGAGGAGGATGGAGCAAGTGGAACATAATTGTTGTCGGAATCGTCATCCTCCGAATCGCTGCCATTGCCCTCCTCATAACTGTGAATGTTTTTAATGAGTTCCTGCACGTATGTGTGCGGTTGCGGTTGCTGCTGTTGCGGTTGCGGTTGCGGTTGCGGTTGCTGTTGGAACACTGGTTGCTGCCCTTTGGAACGTAACGTCCGATGGTTTGTCCTTAATATTCGTTTTTGTTGAGTCGGTTTTGTTGCGCCTGGTTTTGGCGTTGATTGTGTTGCACCTTTTTGATTTTCATTTTCGTCGCCATAATTTGAATATTGCAAATATCCAGACATCTCCTAATAAAACGGTATATAATATTTTGTTTTTGTTTATCTCATTGTTTGTTGGTCTGGGCTTAAATAAAAAATAATTGTACATTGTATACACACCACATCACTTCCTAAACAGAATTTGCATAGGATTGCATTTAAATAAAAAATAAAAACAAAAACAATGAATGCAATAATTTGTCCCAAACACTTGTGGTATGTGTGTCTTGCATTTGTGGTTGCGTTTGCATGCATGCATCACATGAGAAACAGTGTTTTAGGCAAACTCATCATGGTGGCAGGTGTCATTGCAATGACGATGTGTCATCGCATCGCGGGAATAGTTGCTTTAATATTCGTCATCGCCCTGCTAAATCGGAGCGCAATGGAAGGATTTGCATTGGATGACACACCTGCAACCACAACTGCGACAACTAGTCCGACAGCTCCACCAACTGCCGCTCCTGCCCTTACTCCCATTCAATTTAGGCAACAATATTGCACCAGGGGGGTCACAGACCCCATTTCCCCTCCTGAAAAATTCAGCTACATTTTGAGTCCAACTTTGTTCACTGACAACAAAGGAAAACCAGAAGCCAACAGTGACTTTTTAAATGTGGCGCAAAAAATAAACTTTGCATCTATGAACAAATGCACCCCTGAAACCCCTGGGTCAACCAATTTTGCCACAGTTCAAAACATGTGCGATCCGAATTGCAATTGGGACATGAAGCCTGCAACAACCACGGCCACGGCCACGGCCACGGCTTCTAGTGTTCCAACTGCAACCAATCCAACCCCAACCAGTGAAGGGTTTACTACCATGTCCATGTTTCGCCCACACGTTCGCCGTGGCAAAAAAATGATATCAAATAGCATAGAACAGTTTAGGTCAGCTGCGAATCGCATTCAACGAAAATTGTTCGCAAATTAATTTATTTTTTATTTTGTGACAGTTATATTAATACAATAATTGACATAACATCATCATCTTGAAATGTTTGACATCATCACTGGATGGTTTAATTATGTGGTTTATCGCCTTAACAACAGCCTGTTTTTTGCGGGCATCATCATGCTCATGCTCAACATTGGATCGCGCTACATTGAACTTAAGTTGGATCCGTCCACCGAAAATTTTTTAAAAACGGCATTGACCAAAGAGCTGTTGGTGTTTTCGGTGTGCTGGATGGGCACCCGTGATTTGATTTTGGCCCTCATTCTGACCGCCGTGTTCGTGGTTTTAGCAGACTACGGGCTGAATGCCAACAGCCGTTACTGCATCATGCCTCAAAAGTATCGTGCAATGGCGGAGTCGGTCGCCACGAGCGCCGGCGGAGCCAGTGGAACCGGAAGTAGTTCAACGGTCACGCCCACCAGCGGTGCCATCGGCGGCGCATCCAAGGCTGGGCACGGCCCGGCCAACGTCGTCACCGACAAAGAAATCAGCGATGCCATGGACGTGCTTGAACGCGCCAAAAAACAGCGCGAAACAATGAAGCACAATAATTATTTAACCGCATTCCGATCTGCCAAGTATTCATAGGCAACATTAAATTTCAATATTAAAATATAAATATACTTTAATATCATTCAAATATTGGTCGTATTGTTTGTGTTTGTGTTTGAAACAAAAAATACACAATATTCCGCATGAATTCAAATTTATTTGGAAATGGGAATGACGACGACAATGATGCAAATCAATATTCCAGATTCATAAAAAAGGAAACATACGATCCGTTAATGATAACGTTCAGTGCAGTGACGGCGGGAATTACAAAAAAACCGACGGGCAATGCAAATCATCAAGAACAAGAACAAAGCACTTCCATCAATGTTTTGACCAAAACAATGGTGGCATCTTCGCCGCGTGATTCGGATGCACAGCGACAATACGCGCAAACACAATCGCAGAATGGGTCTGGTTCTGGTTCTTGCGATTTGGTGTATGTTCCCACATCATTCGTGATTGAAAAGGACACATTGAATGCATTTTACGAATTCAAAAAAATGAAAAATGACGGGACTGGGACTGCGGCTGCCAGCGTGTTCATGCAGCGGAACATGTTTGAACAATTTGTGAAATTTGTTAACAAAAATGCACATGCGCGCGAACTCGCGCTAATAGAACAATCCTATAATGCGGCGATCAAACGGTTTCCCGGCCTGATTGTTGGCATGAGTTCTGTGCAGAATTTTACTAATTTAAATGCACCCATTCCAGTAAATATGAATGAACGGTTTACTATTTTGTACACCACTCCCACCGACCCCGAATTGATGTTTCTTCCTCTTGCATCCGACTTTGCTGACACTGGTAAATTTCATACAGAAATCGCCCAAAAGGCATTAACGTATTTCTGCAATTATTTTCAGTATTTATACATGAAAAGCGTGCCCATTGGCTCAGCAGCACCAACACTATGTTCAGTCGGACGCATTCCAACGTATCTTCCCGCATTGAATTCAAATATTGGAAATGGAACGGCCACCAATGTTCATTTTAAAGATGTGGATGCTACTGTTGATGCTAGTGCCATTTACGCAAAACCATCGTACAACGTGGAAATAATAACGGATTTTTTGAGAGGAATTATAACCGGAATTGATTTGCCAAATCGCGCCCAACTCACGAATGCAGACAAATTGAAGGTGATACGGGATAAAACACAGCTGTACACGTTCCGATCCACTGCAGATTATAGCATGAATTACGATGCGATGCTGAAACGTCTCTATTACAAATACCCGTGCCATTTGACACCGTCGGCAACCGTTTCAAAGGATGCACAGGACAAAATTGCTGCTGCTTCAAGTCAAACAGGACCATATGATTTTAATCATTTTTTGAGCCGAGCCATCAATGCACCGGAGTGCGATAAAACCAAATCGCACTTCATCATTTGCGCGGTGGCAATTGCAACAAGAGAATTCATTTTATACAATGAGTTGAATAACATTGTGTACGATGTTTCGCGTGGTTCAATTTCATTTGATTTGATGATAGCTAGTAATATTTATTTTCCATTGATTGGTGCGGCAAGCGCCGCGGGAGATGCGGTGCACGCCGCTGCCAAACTGGCAATCACGAAACTCACCATGGCGAATGCCAGGGCAGATCCCTCCGTCAAATTCGCTGCAATGAAGACGGCAATGGATTTGGAAATAGACAACTTTGCGGCGTTCATGTATGATAATGACACCTTATTGTCTTTGTTGAAATACAGCGATCAGGCGCAGACGGTCAATGATGTGAAACCCGAAAATTTGCTCCCGAAGGCCGACTATTTGAAAACGCTTTATGAAACGCAACCAACGCAATCAACGCAACCAACGCAATCGCACGATGAAGCGCTCTATGCCATTTGCGGACCCGTGTATTTTGATTACACGTGGATTTTCAAGCAGAATCCGGCACTAATACAACACATTTTGGGAGTGGAACCCGTGCCCGATTCTGCATCAAAATCCAATCAATGGACCACGAGAGATCAATGGACCACGAGAGAGGATCCATTGACCGAAAACAAGCATTACGTTAATTATGGCCCGCAAAAAGATCCGAATTATCCCAAAATGCGGTTTGACACGAATCCGGATAGGAACCCTCTTCCTGGGAATGTCACTGAATTTTACGTGTCTCCGGCTCAAGCGATGGCCGAAATTGCTGCTTTTCCTGCAAATGCTACTGCTGCAGCTCAGGTTACTGCTGCTGCTGCCAATGCCAATCCTATTGAGTTTGGAGAGTGGAACACACTCACTCAGGCGTCTGCTACCTTTGCTTCTGCTCCTTTTTCTGCTGCCGCTGCTGCTGTTATTGCTGCACCGTGGACCACTCCAGGGTATTACCGATATGAATTGAATCGTGCGGTAAAAACTCTCACAAAACCACCACAAAGCATAACCAACCGATTTACGCAACTTATGCGTCCGGTGGACAACGGGGGTCAGGATTACACTGAACCGAATCTACCTACGGCATATCCCCCGCCGTTGTCATTTGTAACTCCTGAAATGCGCGGACCATCCAACTCGTTCATGATTCATGCCTGTACACCAGACCTGAGTTCTGAAAGCAGTCCGTCGTATGCAAAATTTATGTCCACTGGATCCAATGGAAAACCCTCTATAAACAAAAGCGCATACATGGATCACATGTACAAAATGATGCAGCTCATATTTAAAACTGCCATATTGAATGCAAAGAACAACACTGCGTCCAGTTCCAGTTCATCCAGGTATGATCCTTATGGTTCCGGTGCCTACGGTGCTTACGGTTCCGGTGCCTACGGTGCTTACGGTTCCGGTGCTTACGGTTCCAAGAAAATTTGCATCAAAATAATGGCAATTGGTTACAATGGTGCAGGCAGAAACATGAAAGCAGTCACAGACCCTGCGGATAAAATATTTGCGGGAGACGCATTTTTTAATGCGGTAAGAGACTACAGCATGCTGTTTGAATCGCAAAATGTGCACGTGACCGTGTATTACAACCCCGACAGTCAGTCGGAAATCAAACAGAGGTATGATGAATACACGAGCCAACGCGAGTCGGTTTTGCTGCGCAGCAAAGCGATTGCAACCACAACTGCATCCACATCCATGGATGCGACAATTAAACTGAAACTTAATCCCATGGATGATTTCTTCACGCTAAAATATCCTGGATCTGGATCTAGCCAATTAAAGGGGGGCGACCTGTTGTATTTTGTAGATTATTGCAGCACTCCGCGCGCATTCATTGGAAATTGCGGCGAATGGCCAGAAAACATTGAAGACATTATGGATCAAGCAATCAAGGTTCCACCTTCAACCCAGCCGTTGCTGACATCTCTTAATGCAGCATTTGCCCACATTCAAAAATTGTATGAACAGCGCAACATAAATAACAAACTTAGAGTTATTTCAACCAGTTTAAATAATTGGAATGGCGTTGAGCCCAAACAATTGGTGGATGGATACACCGCATTGAGAAACCAATTTTTAGAATACAATGCGAATGATGAAATATCAAAAGCATACAATGCGGCCAGTAAACCAAGAAATATCAACGTTAGTTGGTGGAACCACAACCCCAAAATCGTAGTTCCATGCAATGCATATATGAGTTCATTTGATGAACATGTGATGATTTTGCACAATTTATTGACAGGTTGGATTCCAGCAGCACAGTTCGCAGAACCTAGTTCAAAGACCGGTACACCTGCAAATGCAACTAAAAATTATGGGCCCTACATCACTGTGCAACTTGCAAAAACATCCAACACATTTGAAAATGCGGTGTATGTTTGCACACAGGCCAAAAAAATCCTCACACTGTTGTCAAAAATGGGGTCGGATGGCATCCAGATAAAAAGTGAAGATCAACAGTTGGTCGCTAATGCGCTTAATGAGTTCGCCACAGTGGACATGTCTTGGTCCATGGACGCCAAATTCACGTCAGCCGTGGGGGAGGGTGCGTTCATCCCGAATTCAAGCGCGCTGCACAATCCGTTCATATGCACCAAACTGCTGGATCCAAAAGAATGGAAATTCGTGGATTTTGAAGAAATCGCGGTGCTCGCGGTAACTGGCGCCACAAACCCGTTGCCTCCTAAACTGAAACCAATTGTGGACAACAAGATCAAGGGATTGTTGGGTTATGGGTCTGGATACAATTCCACTAGGCAAGATGGGTCTGATCATAGTTCAAGCGTCGTCATGATTTCAAAACAACCAAATGTGGACTGGTTGAAGCAAAATGTGGAGGTTATTTTGGAAAATTTGTTGCGCAAAAATGCCCCGATTCAATATGACGGAAAAAAAATGTTGTTAAATAATTACTCATGGCCTGCCAAGCAGCTGTATTACAAAATGCGAAATGACAGGATGCAAACACCACAACACTCATCATCATACAATAGATTCGGATCAAACGGATCCCCGAATTTTGCGGAATTAATGGGTCTCACACAAACTAGTGGAAAATGCGTTGCGTTCCCGCTGTTTGTGATTAAACTCATGTTTTACCTATTTGAAGGCAATGTGTCGGATCTCACGGGAATGAACTCGGCGCGTCTCTCGTGCGCGCTGGATGGAAACATGTTTAAAACCAATGTGCAACTATTATGGGAACAAATGATGAAAAACATGCAAGCGCATCAACAAAATTTCACAATGACGAATCTTTTAAACCGATTGGGTGTGACTGCTGACAAACAAATGTACAACTACACTGCGTATTTTGACGACGATAGTGGTCCTCCTCCTCCTCCTCCTCCTTCTCCTACTTCTCCTACTTCTCCTTCTCCTACTTCTCCTACTTCTCCTTCTCCTTCTCCTTCTCCTCCTTCTAAACCACTTCACTCTGCAACCATTTTAATAACTTACACAAATGCAGCCACCAACCCCACGCTCAACACCACCAATTCTTCCAAATTAAAACAGATAAATGACCAAATTTCGGACAATGTGTTGGCCACAACTCCCACTTTGTACAATTCACCAAAATATGATTCTGCAAGCCCGTTGCCCCCAATTCCAGTAAATGGGGTTTACAATTCAATTCGCTCTTTGGCAAAAATTTCAGAAATATTCAATGAGGTTGAAATGCATGGTGTTGCTGGCGTCCCGGTTGATGATGCACACATGCAACCGGCGCTTGAAAAAATTGCACCTGGCTACATTCCACAATCAATCACAGCGGGAAATGCGTGCGTCGGATGGAATGCGGCCAATCAACGTGAAAGCACCATGTTATACTTAAGCACGAATGCGGTCATGTCCAATGGACTTGTGCAAGATGCAACCAGCGAATTGTTGTCGTTGAAGCCCGGTGATAAAATACTGATTTCAACGAACACAGGTGCATTGACTGCGACCAATGCTTGGGCTAGGGCCAGGCTTGCCGGAGCTCGTGATACTATGAAAGATGGGTTTGCTACTACGACAGCTGGGCTTGCTAAAGCTCGTGATGCCACGTTTGCTACTACGACAGCTGGGCTTGCTAAAGCTCGTGATGCTACGAAAGCTGGGTTTGCTACTACGAAAGCTGGGCTTGCTAAAGCTCGTAATGCTACGAGAGCTAAATTAGGGGTGATTTCTGATAAATTGTCTAATGTCGGAGATGCTCTTAAAAAAAAAGTGAGAAGAGGTCGTCCCGTTGATGATTCAAACACTGAAATGACGGATCTATTATTGGGTGATGACTCACGCAGTTTAGATGGTGCATCAAATCGTCTAAGTGATGACGCATCATTGAGGCCACCAGTATTCCGTGCTGCATCAGAATTAAGTGATGCATCAGCTGGTCTGCGCGCACGTGCAAGCGAACTTTTGCGTGGGTTAAATAGAAGATCCGCCCCTGCTACCAATAGAACTGTCAGAGCTAGACGATTATTGGATAATGATACGGATGATGATGATCTGGGTGGTGGCGGTGGACAACGCGGCGGTGGACAACGCGGCGGTGCCAAGGGTGCAGATCCAGTAGAAGCTCCTGTTCCCCGATTCCGCTTTGAACAAACTCAAATGTGGACAGTGACTGACGCGCCTTCCATCAATCCAAAATTTCCCAATGTTGTGAATGTGTCGGTGTCGTTTTCCAAACATGGATTGTACAATGCAATAAATACAAATTATGACAATATTGACAATGGCACGCAATTGACAGTGGAATTGCAACGGTTTAGACAGGACGATGACACAGTTGTGCCTTTTTCGGTTGCTGCTCCTCCCACTGCTGCTCTTGCCATTTTTGCCAAGGCAGAAGAAGCGAAAAAAGCGGCTGCGGCAAAAGCGGCAGCTGAAGCGGCAGCTGAAGCGGCAGCTGAAGCATTAAAAAAGGCGGCTGAAGAAGCAGACCGAGTAAGTTTAGAAGCAGAACGAGTGAGATTAGAAGCAGAACGAGTGAGATTAGAAGCAGAAGCAGCAGAAGCAGCGGCAGCAGAAGCAAGACAACGCCAAAAAGCAGTGAGACTTGCAGCAGAACGAGAAGCAAAAGCAGCAGCAGAACGACTAAGATTAGAAGCAAAACAATTAGAAAACGACGAGATTAATAGACTAGGAGAAGAAAGAAGAAAAAATGCAGAAGCAGCAATACAAGCCAACTTGGCTGCCAGATTAAAAGAAGCAGAACGATTAGAAGCAGAACGATTAAAAGAAGTAGAACGATTAAAAGCAGTTGCTGATGCTGCTGCTGCTGCAAAGAAATTAGCTGCTGCTGCTGCTGCTGTTAATCAATTTGACCCAAATGCGACTGAAATATTGAACATTGATTTCAATGTAATTACCGCGACTAATGGGATTTCAATTCCGTTCAAAAATAATGTGAAGAATGATTCAATATATTTCGGCTATGCACGTAGCAGTGTTCCAATTGTTTGTCCCCCAAACAAGCAATGGTGCATAACATGTGCTAGTAGTAATTCTAATGTTACATTCCAGGTGGGAATTGTCACTGGCACATTTGATCTCAATAATAATTTACTCACGAATCAAACTAATATGTGGTTTTTTACTAACACCTCGGATTTTGAGTTTTCCGGTAAAGACATTCTAAAACTCACATTTTACTTAACACCATCCAAACAACAATTTTTATTTTGTAGCATAGTCAATGACCCTAGCGACCGAATTCGTTGTATTCGTTTGCCTGCACATGACCAATCAGTTATGTATTACCCTTTCGTGGGTGTTCGGACTGGTCAGAATTATGGCGTGCCAACGACATCATGCAATGCAACTCCAATCACATCACAAATGCTGCAACTTGCTTCTATTGGTCATGTTCCTGCTCCTGCTCCTCCTCCTGCTCCTCCTCCTGCTCCTCCTCCTGCTCCTCCTCCTGCTCCTCCTCCTGTTCCTCCTCCTGTTCCAACGCCTACGCCAACACCTACGCCAACGCCTGCTCCTGTTCCTCCTCATGTTCCTCTTGGTACTCCTGCCGGGCCTGCTGTTCCTCCTCCTGCTCCTAATCTTCATCCTGCTCCTAGTCCTGCTCCTGGTCCTGCTCCTGTCACTTCATCTCACCAGTTGATATTTACGTTCACACGATCAAATGGAGCAACATTCAATTCCAACAACACACTCGTGTCAGGTTCTAGTGGTTCAAACTTTGCGTGCACCGATGTTCATGTTAAGCCACAATATTATTGGTGTGTAAAATTCACAGACAATCAATCTGGTTTTCCATCAAGGATTGGGGTTATTAGCAATAGTTTTAATATTTCAAATATTGCTGCTCAATCCAACGACACAAATATCTGGAGGTTTCAGAATAAAGTGACCGCAAATATTCCATCATTTGTGTATCCACCTGACGTTGGAAAGGGATTTGCTTTTAACAGTGGAGACACTCTAACGCTAATGCTTTTACAAAATGGAAGCAAACAAAAACAAGTGTTATTTTGCAAAAACATGAATTCATCAAAAGCATATGATGGTTACATTGTTTTGCCAGCAAATGTCACATTTTATCCGTATGTGGGTGTTGAGTTAAATCAGTCATATGAAATAATACAACAATGTCAACCGCCATCACCGCAAATCACTCCAGGTATGGTTGATACCGTGATTGCCGAACTTGAACTGGATAAGGCACAAGCCAAAACAGAACAACTAAGATTAAAAGCGGCAGCGGACCAAGAAAGATTAAAAGCAGAAGCGGACCAAGCAGCAGAAGCAGCAGCAGCAGCGGCTGCACAATTAAAATTAGTTTCAAAAAACATAGTTCATGTCGCGCCCATAAATGTTGTGTTCCATGAATTGGATTATATATTCATTAAACACACTCCTGGAATTTCTATTGCTGGCGGAAATAAAGTCACATATGGCAATGTTGATACTGATACATATGGACTTGCATTCGGCAATACCACACTCAATCGCAGCCTAAATAATTATTGGTGCATAAATTGCAGCAGCAATAATACCAATACCAGGATAAAAATAAAGATTGGGGTTATTAGCAGTAATTTTAATTTTGCTGACCCAAACAACCAAGACAACCTCAATTGCATGTGGTTGTTTAAAGAAGGATTAAATTTTGCGAGTGGAGACACTCTAATGCTAATGTTTTTGTGCAATGGAGCCGACCAAGTGTTATTTTGCAAAAAAATTGGTTCATCTAAATCATATGATGGTTACATTGTTTTGCCAAAAAATTCAGTTCTTGAATTTTTCCCTTCAGTTGGTGTTGGTCTGGGTCAGACATGCAAAATAACAAAATGTACCCCCCCGAACATCCTGCTAAGCGATATAACCGGCATGATTAATACTGCGATTGCCGATGATGATCAAAAGAAAAAAACGGCAGCAGAAAAATTAAAAGCAGCGCAAGCAGGATTAAAAGCAGCGCAAGCAGGATTAAAAGCAGTAGCACTACCAGCAGCAGCGGCAGAACAAGTCAAAGCAGCGACAGTTTCACGCTTTGAATTTACGTTTAAGGCATTAACTCCTGACACACAAATTTCTTATACTGGAATTATTGCATTTACTGGTCTGCCCATTGATTATGGAATTGCACAGAGTGAGCGTGTCATTCCATCAAATGAAAATGTTTATTGGTGCATGTATTACACCGACAATGGCCAATCTGGTCAACCACAAGCAAGAATCGGGGTTACCAGCAATTTATATGTTGCCAATGCTTCAAACGAAATCAAATGGGGCAACATGTGGTTTTTTAAGAATGCAACCACCGCAAATCCCGCCGACTTGGTGTATTTCCCACCCCGTGGTGTTGGAGGAAAGGGAGTTGCTTTTAATAGTGGAGACACCCTAATGCTAATGCTTTTGCACGATGGCGATAAACGAGTGTTATTTTGCAAAAATATAAGATCACACCAGAAATATGACGGTTACATTGTGTTGCCGCCCATTGTTGAAGGGCCCACTAATAAAACATTCTTCCCTTCAGTTGGTGTTTCTGTAGGTCAGACATGCCAAATAATGCTGTGCACCTCCCCGCCCATCCTGTCAGGTGATATACCCGATATGGTGAATGCTGCGATTGCCGATGCAGCAGCAGCAGCAGAAGCAGCAGAAGCTGCCAAGGCAGCAAAAGCCAAAGCGGCTGCGGAAGCAAAGGCGGCAGCAGAAGCAAAGGCGGCTGCAGAAGCCAAAGCAGCAGCGGAAGCCAAAGCAGCAGCGGAAGCCAAAGCAGCAGCGGAAGCCAAAGCGGCTGCAGAAGCCAAAGCGGCAGCGGAAGCCAAAGCAGCAGCGGAAGCCAAAGCGGCAGCTGAAGCAAAAACGGCAGCAGAAGCAAAGGCGGCAGCTGAAGCCAAAGCAGCAGCGGAAGCCAAAGCGGCTGCGGAAGCAAAGG